TTACCACTATCAGCATACAACATCATTGCGCTTCTTCCTGAAGCAATATCTCCAACTTTACCTATTGCTGTGCCGCCTTGTTGAAATTGAACATAAGCAGTAGCAGCATTTGCGTCACCATCAGTATCATTAAGAGTTATTGTTGGTGTTGCCCCGTTTACAACAACATCTGCAGCGTATATAGCACTCGAAGAATTAATTGTTCCTGCAACATCTAATTTATATTGTGGACTTGCAGTACCTATACCTATACTAACTCCAGACTGCGCTATAACACTATCGCCTAATGTATCAGGATCATCCCATTTAGGAATATAATTTGTGGTGCCTCCACCTCCTACACCAGACAATACATCTTCAATTTGTTGCCATTGAGGTCCATTTTCCTTACTTGTTAAAACATAACCATCAACTCCTGTTGAGTTTGTTGAGTCGTAGAGATACCCGCTAATTATAGCATCACCTACTACATGAAAATTATGTGCAGGACTGTCTGTACCGATACCGACCTTTTCATTTTCAGAGTCTACAAAGAATTTTGTAGTACCCGCTAAATTAGACATTCTAAAAGTTGGATCTCCCGAAGGTCCTCCCGCTGTTAAAGCCGCCGTTACATTATCATTATCAGCTTCTCTAAATATAGCTTGAGGACCATATGCAGGATGATCATACATTTGTATGCCATTATAAAACCCACCTCTACCAGTAGCTTTTAAATACAATTGGGGAAGTGTAGCTTCAATATATAATGCGCCATCGTAAAATAGTTCACTTTCAACAGTAGCATTAGAGCCACTACCATCATAAGTGATAACTCCATTTGTCGTAGAACCGGTTAAAGAAAGAAGACCACTAGTTCCTGAAGAACCGCTAGAACCAGAAGAACCGCTAGAACCAGAAGAACCGCTAGAACCACTGCTTCCACTAGTACCGCTAATTCCAGAAGAACCGCTAGTACCAGAAGAACCGCTAGAACCAGAAGAACCGCTAGAACCAGAAGAACCGCTAGAACCAGAAGAACCGCTAGAACCACTGCTTCCACTAGTACCGCTAATTCCAGAAGAACCACTAGTGCCACTACTGCCTCCTCCTCCATCAGTACCAGAAGAGCCGCTACTACCAGAAGAACCACTTGAACCACTACTTCCAGAAGATCCACTACTTCCAGAGGATCCACTAGTGCCAGAAGATCCGCTTGTTCCACTAGATCCTGAAGATCCACTAGATCCACTACTGCCAGAAGAACCACTTGATCCACTAGAACCAGAAGAACCGCTTGTGCCTGAAGAACCACTACTTCCTGAAGATCCACTAGATCCACTAGAACCAGAAGAGCCACTTGTGCCTGAAGAGCCACTACTACCAGAGGATCCACTTGATCCACTAGATCCTGAAGACCCACTTGTACCAGAAGAACCATCTGTTCCAGAAGAACCACTAGATCCACTAGAACCAGAAGATCCACTACTTCCAGAAGATCCGCTGCTTCCAGAGGATCCACTAGTTCCAGAAGACCCGCTTGTTCCCGAAGAACCATCTGTTCCAGAAGAACCGTCTGTTCCAGAACTTCCACTTGAACCACTAGAACCACTGCTTCCTGAAGACCCACTTGTACCACTGGATCCAGAATCACCTTTGTCACCTGTACGAGCAAAAGTTAGCAAACAATCATCACCATTTGTAAATGGATTCACGCTCGATTCATCAACAGGAGAAATAACAACAGACCAATAACCAGTCTGTTCAGTACTAGCGCCACTTATAGTAAATAAAAGAAAAGAACTAGTATCAAATTGTTTTGTTATTTTTACATGACCTTTTATGGTAGAAGTTGAGTCATCAATTGTTTGTAAATAGGATTGAATATCAGTCCCGTCCAAGTCTTCGTCATCAATATAAATTCTAGTGGCAGTATTTTGGGTTGATTGATTTAATCTGAAATTGCCAGAACCGGGATCTGAATCTGTTGTAGTACTATCAAAATTATATTTAAATGCCGCGCCGCCGAAGTTACCATCTTGACCGCTTGATCCAGAAGAGCCACTGCTTCCACTGCTACCAGAACTTCCGCTAGTACCAGAACTTCCACTAGAACCTGAAGATCCGCTACTACCAGAAGAGCCACTTGAACCGCTAGAGCCAGAAGAACCACTAGTTCCTGAAGATCCACTGCTACCAGAAGATCCACTAGATCCACTAGATCCAGAAGTTCCAGAACTACCACTTGAACCAGCGCTGCCACTTGAACCAGAAGTACCACTTGAACCACTTGAACCAGAACTTCCACTTGAACCAGAACTTCCACTTGAACCAGAAGTACCACTCGAACCAGAACTTCCGCTAGATCCTGAGGATCCACTGGATCCAGAAGACCCACTTGTACCAGAAGATCCATCTGTACCAGAAGAGCCATTAGTGCCTGAAGTACCACTTGATCCACTGGAACCACTAGAACCACTAGAACCGCTACTTCCACTAGTACCACTACTACCTCCTCCTCCATCAGTACCAGAAGAGCCGCTACTACCAGAAGAACCACTTGAACCAGAACTACCACTAGTTCCTGAAGATCCACTACTACCAGAGGATCCACTGGATCCAGAAGAGCCACTTGTTCCAGAAGAGCCACTTGTTCCAGAAGAACCATCTGTTCCACTAGATCCACTTGAACCGCTAGAACCAGAAGTTCCACTAGATCCAGAAGTTCCAGAAGATCCATCTGCTCCAGAAGTTCTTTTGTGTATTTCTCCGTTACTATCAACAACTAAGAAATCTGTTAAAGCAGCGTCTTCATCTATTGTAGTAACTATAACTTTACCTGCTACATGTAATTTAGCACTTGGATTTGCCCCGATACCCATACCCACGTTTCCCGAACCTGCAGCTAAAAGCACATCCCCATCTGCTGTTATTTGAACTGGTGTATTAACAGGGAAATTATCACTTGTTTGTTGGTAAATTTTAAATCCGCCTAAAGTATCACCATCAGCTCCTCTTGACACTATTCTAGCGTCAGTGCCATCATAATCGAAATAAGCTACGTTAGCTGCCGTTTCTGAAGTATAAGATGCAGTAGTTTTTATAGCACCAGCAACTTCTAAAGTTTGAGAAGGACTTAAGGTGCCTATGCCCACGTTGCCACCCGTATCAATAGAAAACCTGTAACCTGTTGCCGTTGCATCATAAACAAACAAATTATTTGATAATGACGCAGCAGTACCTATATCCCACTGTTGTGTAGTGGTCTGCAAAATGTATTTAGCAGCATAACCAGCTGCTGTGGATTCAGTTTTGACACTAGCGGTTGTAGAGCTTGCCACATTTAATTGGACATCGGGACTTTCAGTCCCTATACCAACTGAACCCCCAACAAGAGTCATGACTCTTGACCCATCCACCTCTAAACCTAATATAGTGTCTGCGCTAACGTTACCCGAATCTGCTTTTATTTTTAAATCACCATTGTTATCTTCAATGATACTAAAAGCTCCATCAGTATTATCTGTATCCTCTAACCTAATTGCTGGAGCACTATTTTTTAAATGTAGTTTATCGCTAGGAGACGCGGTTCCTATTCCAAGTGAACCCAAAGCAGTTAAATTTTGACTTACATCAAAACTTGTAGGTGTTGTTGTGTATATAGGTTGTGTTACATTAGCCATGTTTTTATGAAATTGATGTTATTGACCCCATTGCGTGATAAACTAAATTTGCTGAAATCGAACCCACACTATCATCACTATCAAGTCTAAATTGTATTATATATGTATCAGGTGAAGGTTCGTCTAATATTGTCGCTACAACTGTACCGTTGTAAGTGTTATTACTATCAGTATAAACGCCCGGATCAGTTAAATTTGCATTATTACTAATAATAAAATCTGCTACATAATTAACTGGACCATGTGAAGCATCCCAAAGCCCATTAATAAAAACTTTTACATAACAAGATGTATCATCCGGCATCACTATTGTTAAAGCATTAGTGTCTGAACTAGAAAGAGTAAATGTTTTGCTGCCAAAATAATTTCCTTTATTATTATCATTTACTTGTAGATTAGATATGGGATCATCGCCTATACCCAAATTACCGGCAGAATCTATTTTAACTACTTCACTATCATCTATATTAAAACTAATGTAACTATTTGCGTGTTGACTGCCTACATCAGAATTTAAAATAAGACTTCCACTTATAGACTGTAAAGATCCAGTAGCAGAAGGATTTGTATCTTCAAAAGTTATCGCTGGATCATCGCTTTTTAAATGAAGTAAACTAGAAGGATCAGAAGTATTAATACCTACAGAAGTACCATTATCATAGACTAAACTATTTTCTATAGTATCCTCATCTATCCATTTAGGTATATAATTTGCAGTACCTGTTCCCCCCACACCTGATAAAACATCCTCAATCATTTTCCATTGAGGACCATTTTCTTCTGAAGTATAAACCCAACCAGCATGACCAGTGGTATTTAAAGAATCATATAAATATCCACTAATTATTGCATTTCCACTAAGATGTAAATTATATAATGGGCTGCTAGTACCTATTCCAATGCTACCACCATTAGTGATGCGCATTCTTTCAAACCCTGATGTATAAAAATATAATGTATCATCATTAGGAGTTTTTTCTGTGGAAATATAAGTGTCTTGATTTGCATCAATAACTCCCCCTAAACCCCTCCAACTAGAATCATGATAGCCTTCAAATTGACTCGTTTCTGTATTTAAACGAATCATTCCATCTTGTGGAGTAGGTCTTTGAGCTGTCGTGCCTGTTGGAATTTTTAAAGCGTCCGTAGAAAATAAATCTAAAATAACACTCGGACTTTCAGTACCTATACCTATGTTAGCTCCATCTTGATAAATAACACTATCAGTTAATGTATCTTCATCTTCCCATATAGGAACATAATTAGCAGTACCCTCTCCACCAACACCAGATAACACATCTTCTATTTGTCTCCAATGAGGTCCGTTTTCTTCCGAAGTTAAAACCCAACCAGCTTGTCCAGTTGTATTTAGATAATCATATAAATAACCACTTATTTGCGCATCTCCGCTTACATGCAAACGATGCAAAGGATTTTCTGTTCCTAAACCAATATTACCGCTATCAAAATAAAAACCACTTGCTGCTGCCGAACTTTGAGATGTTTTATATAAAAAGTAATTATCTTCCCCCTCAAAGGTCGCACTTGCTCCACTAGTACCATCTACGCCAGAAGATCCAGATGACCCAGAGCTACCGCTACTACCAGATGAACCGCTGCTACCAGAAGTTCCAGAGCTTCCACTAGTTCCAGATGAACCGCTGCTACCAGAAGAACCACTGGTACCAGATGAGCCACTGCTGCCAGATGAACCAGAACTTCCACTAGTTCCAGATGAACCGGAAATACCTGAAGAGCCTGAAGAGCCTGAAGTTCCAGAACTTCCACTAGTTCCAGATGAACCTGAAATACCTGAAGAACCTGAAGTGCCTGAAGAACCATTAGTTCCTGATGTTCCAGATGAACCACTTGTACCAGATGAACCACTAATTCCAGATGTACCTGAAGATCCTGATGTACCAGAACTACCGCTTGTGCCAGAGGATCCATTTGTACCAGAAGTGCCACTAGTACCAGAGCTACCGCTAGTACCAGAGCTACCAGCAGGACCTTTTTCAACTGAAGAAGTAGTAACTGTAGATCTCGGTGTTAAGTTAACATCGATTTGATTACTACTTGATGATACATTTACATCAATCTCTCCCATATAATTATAAGTGCGTTACATCAGGTAAAACGTTTAATCTAAACTCAAAAAGAGTTACATCTTTTATACCGGGAGCATAAAAATGAATATCTCCATATAAATTTATAGGAGGAAAAGCTTTTGTAGTGCTAGCCGGTATATCAAAATATACAGACGCACTTAAATCTCCCGCAGAAGTTACGGTGGGAACGAATTGATAAAGCAAGTTGCCATCAGGATGACTTCTGATTTGACCAGTACAGGCTAAATCAGTAAAATCATCTGTAGCAGATGTCAAATTAATTGTTTGAGTACCAAGTGTATCTCCGCGAATTACAGTAAGTTGCGTTGCCACATCTTACTTTACACTTAATACAATAAAAAAAGAAGAATAACTAGATTTCTCCTAATATTTTTATAACTTTTTGATGTTCAGGATTATTAGGATCTAACTTTAAAGATGGATTCTCAACTGACATAGCTATTGTAGCTTTGTGAGTTGATTTGAATTCTCTTAATAATTTACTTTTAATATCCATTCTTGAACCACTAGCAAAAATGCCAATCTTTTCACACATATGCTGCATGTCAACCAAAGTCATTTCACTTAATTTTTCTTTAAAAATTTGTAAATTTGATGTGCCAAAAGGATTTGACTTTTCTATCCCCAAAGATGCTTCCAGCTCTCTTACCCTAGCTATATCAGGATCTTCATGAACTTTGCCATCAGCAAAATTTAAATCGTCTAATTCAGACTTCTTCTTGGACTTAGTATTTTTTTTAGCCATATATATATTATAAAATTAAAATTGAAAATTCAATAAAAAAGGGTACTGCCCTTTCGAGCAGTACCCATGTAGTGGATCTGGTTGATATTAAACGATAAGACCAATAAGAGCGCGAGTATCGAGAACCATGCGTCCCTCTTCGAGGGCTCCAAAGTAACCAATTTTACCTTGGCGGATGGTGTACTGATCGTCAGCCTGTAAGTTGAATTCAGAACCTGTGTCAGAATCAACTGCTACTGCACGAATAAGAGAATCGCGAGATCTGTCAAGACCAACAACAATCTGCTCACTTGCTTGAGCGAAAGTAGTTCCACCACCAGATACTGTGTGAGCAGCATATGTTGTGGAAGCACCACCGACAGAAGAGAAGATAGTGTTGAATTTCTTGCCGTCACCTAATTCCAAGATTTCCATGATAGAAACACCATAAAATTCAGGTAAACCACCAGAATTAAATAATTCATTTCTAACTGAATCAGGAGCAACGATACCAGCCCCATCACCAGCTGCAGGAGCAGTGGTTAAATCAGGACCTTTTGTGCTAATAGGATTGTAAGCCATGCCTCTAATTTGCTCAACGATTTCAGGAGAAACGATAAGATCTGTTAAACCTCTTCGAGCTCCAGAAGGTGTTCCCCCGACAAAAGAAGAGTTAATTCTTTTAATCTTAGTGAACATCTTGTTTAAATCGTCAAGAACGAAACGGTTAGCTGCAGCAGAACGGAAAACGTGTAAGTTATCTGTTGCTGTGCTGCTATTACCTGTAGAAGCCGTTGCTAATGCAGTCATGAGAAGATTAGCAGATGTTCTTTCTTGCTTCAACATAACTTCTTGAGCTACGCGAGTGAAAGATTTGCTAACAACGTCAAGACGACTCTTAGCAGCATACTTCTTATCAAAAGCAACAGCGCTATCTAAACGATAAGTTGCGATTTTGAGTTCAGAAGCAGTTGGCTGAACGATATTTTGAGGAAGACCACCTGCAACAGACTGACTATAAACTTTGATATAATCTTCGTCGAAAATATCATAGTATAAGTCGAGAGGAATTGAAGGATTGTCTTCAGCGTTGAATTGTAAACTTGTGAATAAGTTAGAAACAGTTGGAGCGTTATTAATGACTTCAGCTAAGACCGGACCAATGAATTCAGCCAAAGCTACTTGAGCGTCATAGGCTACCTCACGATTCTTGGATGCTAAAGCTTTAATTAACTCAACCTGTTCGTCTGTTCTCTTTAAAACTATTTTCATATTATTAATAAAGCCTTTCTAATTACAAGGAGGTTGGGTTGACACAATCAATCTGAACCAAAGCGTATTTACCAGTAGTAGTTCCAGCGAACTGATCGCTTTCACCGTTAGAGGAAACACGTTGTCCAGTACCTAAAATTCTACCGACGATTGTATAATCACCAGTGAACGGACCAGCATTGCTAGCTAATAAACCACTTACTTTACCAGCGTTGCTTGAAACAATGAGATGAGAATTGGGAGTCATGCTGCTGTCAGCCCAATCAATCGCATCATCGCTTAATGTAAACACACCTCTTGTGGCGACAGGACAAGCCTGACCACTTAAAACTGCTTGTAATTCTGCAGCTTTAACAGGATTGTATAAAAGTTTCTCTCCATTTTCATCATTCTGAAGAGTTTGATTTAACGTAATACCGAGGACAGGTTCTCCTGCAGTAGCCGTTGTAAATTTAAGAGGAACTTCTGGGTATTGTGCTGCGCCAACAAAAGGATAATCAGTTTTACCTAAATACCCGTTTGTAGCATAAGTAATTGGATCTGAATCCAAATTACCAGCTGATACCTTAACGAACACACCTGCGGAACCTGCTCCATTTGTAGATGGACTGGCATCAGCAGTGTTGCTGGCAAACAAGTTAATTACATCTTGTTCGCTATATTGTCTGAATGGTAATAATCTTAGTGCCATAACCTTTAAAAGTTAATTGTTATATTTTCTTTTGAAAAAGCCTTACTTAATTTATCTTTCCAAGAAACCTTCTCTTCAGTAGGCTCGATATTCTGAGCAGGTAAAGAAGCTTCTTCAGTTTGAGCGTTTGCTAATGCAGTTTCAACTTCAACTTCAGCTTCAGGAGTTTCAGTTTTTTCTGCGGCTGCTTCTGCGACCTCAACTTCTTCGGTCTTTTGAATACGCTTGGCTAATTCAGCTTCTAATCTTTCTTGGAAAATCTTTTCTTGCTCATCTTTAAAAGCTTTACTCTTGTGACGGTAAATCACAGCTAACTTTTCTTGATAAGAAGCAAAAGCTTCTTCTGAGCTATCTAAAGTGTTTAATTCTTCAGCTAACAACTTACGGTCAGCGTCGTCAAAATCATATTCTGTGTCAAGAACGCTCATTCTGGAGCTAAATAACTCTTGAGCAGCTTGTGCAGAAAGAATAGATTCTAACTCGTTAATTTTAGAAAGAGCGTTATCTAATTTTTCATCGTTTTCAGCTAAACTTTTTTTCAACTCTTCGGCTTCAGCAACCGCAGCTGCTTTAGCTTCTTCCGCTGAAACGATTTGAGATTGAATTTCTTCACTCTTTTCTTTAATGCTTTCAGCGATTTTTGCAGAGATGTTAGCAACTGCCTCTTCGCTGAATGATTCTTTCGTCTGCTTTTCAGCAAGGACGGTCTTTAAATCTGATAATATCTGTTCTAAATCCATAATATTAGTTTTGGTTATATTTACAGGTTTTTTTTCTTTTTGTGAAAAATTTTCACGAATTTTTAATACTTCAGGTGTATTGACCTCACCGTCTTTATCATTCGCGTTATTTTTATCCATTGTGTCTTGAGTTCCATCATCAATAATCACGCCATTTACATTTGCCGCAGGATTAGTTGTGAAACCGATACCTAACGGATAAATTCTTCCAGTTACAAGGCGATATACTGGTGTTCCATCATCTGTGAACCCAGTTCCATCAAAGCCTCGTAGATATTTTTTAAATTCATTTATTTGTTCTTTTTTAGTAATGATCTCAGCTTCACTAAGCTTATCACTACCCAAAGCGATATTATAATCATTGAATCCTATCTCCCAACTTGCGCTTATTTTTTGATACAAGTTTGAATCAGGATCATTAGACTCTAAAAGTGCTTCAGCAAAATCTTTATCTACAGTTTTGTAAACAACAGCAGCTAAAGCAATATTAAAAGCATCTAACGATCCCTTGACATCTTCGTCTGTTAAAATCTTGTTTTCCCCGAAAGAAGAAAAAGCAGAATTAACAATATGACCTACTACTTTTTGTTTTTTATGTTCTATATTAGTAGGTTTATGAGTAAAATAATTTTTAAACTCAATAGCGGTATCAGTATCAATCCCATCACCGTTTTTATTAAAAGCATTAACTACTGCTCCATTAAAAGCAGCACCAATTAAATCTACATTTTTTTCTAAGTTAACCGACTTAGGAATTAAACTTTTAATAGGCTCTAACGATGCCTGAGACAACAGTAAATTATTATCAAAATTTACTGAAGCAGTTACAACATTATCGAACCGCGTTATGTATTTATACATAGTAATTATTACACTTATTTTTTATTACTGTGATATAATAAAGCAGCTGCGTAAGTGTTTAAGTCATGTTCTGCTGCCAAATCTTGCACAGCTTTCATCACACCTAACTTATCTAAAGTAGATGGATCTTTTAAAACTGTTTCTGCTGTACCTTTCCAGTCATCGCTTTCTGAACCTATAATGATAGCTTCACTAACACTTTCAGCTAAGCTTTTTTGATCCTTTGTTAAGCGTTTTTTATTATACTTTTCTTTCAATAAATTTTGAACATCAGAATATAATTGTTTAGTTAAATCAAAAACTTCTGCAATAGCCTCTCTCGAATAAACGTTAGCTTTAATTGCGCCAACTGGACGACCCCTTTCATTTGGTACTTTATTTTTTACTGGAGCTGCTTTTTCAGAATTGTTTTCTTCGGGAGCATCTTCAACACCACCCCCCATCGGAGGAGCTATAGAAGGAACGCCTCCTATTATAGGATTGTAAAATCCTTTCTTTCTTTGTTCGACAAATTTTTCTTGAGCGGCAGCAAGCTCTTCTCCAGAAGGATAAATACCAGTTTCGATAACTTTAATACCTTCTTCAGGCGGCAAAATGCCTAACTCCATCATTCTGGTTACTACTCTATTAAATTGTGTTTCATCTTTAATAGACACTTCTTCAAACTTAGCTATAGGACATTTACCCTTAAAGCCTAAGTTTTTAAATATCAATTCCATCTCTGGCTGCAAGAAATCATTCAAGAAAGCGTTTCTAGCTTCTCGCAATCTTTCGAAAAAGACCTGCGCTTTAACTGTTGTATTTGCAAACTTTTCAGAACCAATTAAAATATTCTGTAAACCTTCTTTAATATCTTCATTGACAATTTTATATTTCTCATAGCCTAATACTTTATTCATATCAGGAATGATAAAATCAGCTTTCGTTGTGTAATCTGCGACTAAAACACGCCCAACAGACTGATTGCTTAATAAAGATTGCATGGCAGAAATATTTTTGTGATTGATGCCACCTTTATCAGGAGTGTTGCCTAAAGTAATTAAAAGAATAACATTTTCAATTGTACGACAGATCGCTTGATCTATCTTTTTCATTTCTAACTTAAAGTTGATATCGTCCAACACAGCAAAACCAAACGGCACAGCAAACGGCTCATAATCTTGTTTCTTGTAAAAAGAATAAATAACATCAGTGGGATTGAGCTGTATTTTTAAACCATCTTGAGACCACTGACCATTTTTAATTTTATCCCTAGATTCTTCATCTAAACTATCAAAAATTATTTTATCCTGCTCATTTTTGGGGTTCTGCAATCTTTCTAATTCATATTCAGAAAGAATCTTTTCATATATAACTTGTTTCCAAGATGTGGACCTATTAGCTACAACATAAAATGGATTCAGAAGAGTATATTGTACCGGAATAGAATTTTTAACATCATAGGGAGTAGGATAGTTATAAATTTTTTCTACACTATCGTAAGATAAACCATCAGCATTAGCGTAAGATTTTAAAATAGACTGAAAATCATCTAAAGAAAATTTAGCATTTAGTTTGTAAAAAAAGATATTTCCGCTACGATAATATTCTCTAAAATATTGATCTTTTACTTTCCAAATTTTTATGTATCTCATCCATTTGCTGAAAAAATCTCTAGCTTTTGCGCTGCCGCCTTCTAAGTTGATTTCAGCATTAGAAAATTCAGACATGATATCTACGGCATTTCTAAATATAGCAACGTTAGCGTATGCTTTCTGACATAACTCGATAGCATCTCTTACATTGTAGCCATTAATGGACATCTCAAATGGCAGCAAACCTTCCCTGATATTGGCATATTTATTAAATTTTGGTTGAGTAGATATTCTATTTCTCCTCGTCGAAGTTGACGATGCGCCTCCATTCCTAGAATAATTAGCTTTACTGTCAAAATTATAAAAAGGATCTCCAACTAACTGAGGCTCAGAAGGATTTTGTTGAACTAAACTTTCTAAAGAAACATTCTCACTTTCATTTCCAGACGAAAATTTATTCCAATAACTTGATTTTTTTGTATATTTTCTAGGCATGTCTATATTATAATTACACTAAGTAACTTTCAAAGTGACTTTTAAACTTTTATTTAAGTTAGAAACATAGGTGTGAACGTCGATTGTATTTCTTCTACCTTAGTATTGTTCATGTCTGAATAAATTTTTACCAACCAATTTCCTAACACCAAAGCGGAATAACTATCTTTTCTGGGTTTATCCGGCCCAGTCTTTCTTTTTAAATTTGGAGGAAGATCAAAACTTTGTGTACCTTGGGCTGTAGTAGTTATTTGAATAAGTGCGCATTCAGTTTTTGTTAACAAAATCATATCTGTTAAATGTTCCACAAAATCAATCATTTTAGCTTCTTCATTTTGTTTGTCTGAATCAGCCATATTAGAAAACTTCATATTTAATATGCCTATTTTCTTTTTTGTTTGAGATCTAAAATTATTATCAATAGCTCTGCTTCCAAAAAATATTCTTCTATGATCGAAATTTGCTTGAAGTAATTCATTGGCGGTTCTAATCCAGCTAGAGGTTGGTTTTCTCAAAAATACATACTTATAATCTGATTTATTATATTCATTTTTTAATGAAATTAAGTTCTGCGGATAATCTTCAGGTTTTTCAAATTCAGTAACAATTTGTTTCAAGTTTATTCCTTCACTTTTAAATAACTCACTTTCATTGCATGAATTCATAAACTGAACGCCACCATTATAATCCATACACACAGCTACAACATTAAAATTCTTTAAAATATATAAAAAGTATTTAATATGATCTTTTAACGAACTGCCTGATAAAGCGTAAGAATGTACTAATGTACTGATTTGTTTTTCACTGTTTAATTTTAAAACCTGAATTGCAAAATCATCAGAAGACTCTGTTTCAGACCACGAAGGATCGACCGCTACAATATATTCACTTTCCGGTTTGCCAACCACCTCAACAGACGGTGACTCTCCATCAGGTACAGTACATAAAGCCATTTTAGATATTTTAAAATAACCAGAACTATCATCAGTAAATTGAGCTCCAAATTCTCGCATAAACTGAGATTCACTCATGGTAGCTTTCGCTTGATTAATTAGATTTTGATCATACAACTGCACAGGCGCACAATCATAACTGAACTGCATCACACAACGGCGTGTTCTTTCTTTATTTTTTGGATTAAAAATTAAATTTTCATACTGCTCATATAGTTTATACAAATATTCAAATTTAAAAGAAGCGGATGAAAGGGCTATCAATTTATTATTAGGCCACTGATATCGATCTTCTTCTTTCATTTTTCCTTGATCGATTAATTTATTTTCAACCTTATATAACTCTTCTCGTTGTGTTGGATTTTGAACGACAGATAAGAATGGCACTATAACCTCATTGTATATACGTTCAGGCATTAACAGAAACTCATCAATAATTATACGATGAAAACGAAATCCACGTAACTTTTCACCGTCACCCAAAGGTAAAGCCCGAATCCTGCTTTTGCCTATTTCCATCACCCACTCATCATTACTTTTAGAAACATGCGTTATACATTGTTTTAATAAATAAGCTTCAGGTTTTGCAGCGATATCTTCGATCTTTTTAAAAATCATTTTTGATTGACGAAATGACCTAGAAAGAATGCCTGTCTCAACCCCTTGATTTAAAATAGCATCTAACACAGCATAGATACCTGTAGTATAACTTTTGCTCATCCCACGGGACCAAACACCTAAAAAATAATCCGTCTCTAACATGCTTTTAATAGCCATGTGTTGAAATGGAAACAATTGAACGCCGGTAATTAAATCCGTAGCAAATGTTACGTTGTTCCGTAAAAATTGATAAAATAAAAGCTTAGCTTCTTTCTCTTCTAAGAAACCTTTCTTTTTTAAAAGATCTTCATTACTAATGAATTCTTTTTTTCTTGGTACTTGGTTACCTGTCTCCCAGCTCATGATCTAAATAATATTGAATATCAACCCCCCACAATCTGTCGCCTAAATAAAGGAGTCTCGGTATTATATTTATGGATTTTTCTCTATCTCCAGTGAAAACAAATTGAACATTTCTCGCATATTTATGACTTAAATATCTCATATTATGAAATACATATTCTAAACTTGTTCTTCTCCTAAATTTTTTGTGATTAAATTTTATTTTATCAATAGTAGTTTCTATAACAACAAATAAATAACTGTTTAACTGAACAGCCTTCTGTATCTCTCTTTCAAAACGAGAAACGCCAGAAGCTAACGTACCTAAAAAGTCCGTTTCGCTTTTTCTGTCAATGTATGTGTAAGTATAGTCACCATCGTTATTTATATAATCTCCGATATATAATTTTTCTTTTTTTGTTTTTTTAAAAGGCAATGGATCCTGCTCTCTTGTGTCAACTAAAATTTCAAACTCTGGAATTTGTTTTTCGTAAAAATCAAACGGCATAGGTTTATTAAAAAGAGGTTCTTTATTTATGGCTTTGCAAGCTTTACTGTAAGATTTAAAATGTTTTTTAAAAATATCAACCGGAGGTAATCCTAAAGTTTTTAATTCATTATGAAATGGAGCATATTCATATTGTTTATCTTCTATTCTTTTTGATAATAGCTCTAAACATTTTGCTTTTACTAAAGTAGATTCAGCATTTTTTTCCCATATCATAAATTCATTTAAATCAATAAATTCTCTTTCAAAATAATCCTTTTTGTTTATGAATGGAATTTGTTTTTTATAATATAGCGAATACCGTGGGTGATATTTACAATAATACTCAGCCTGATAAAGACCATGTTTTTTTAGATGAGCATGAAATGATTTATCAGATTCAAATTTTTGTTCACATATTTGACACTGATTCATATAGCATCTTCTTTAGATACGCCTAAAATTCTAGCTTTCCAAGAAGACATGTTTTCAAATTTTTCAGCTTCATCTTCAACAGCTTGTTTTTGCATTTCAGCGATTTGAATCATCATACTTCTTTCTTTTTCATCTTGAAAAAGCTCCACTAAATTTAAGATGGAGGCGTTCTTTTGATTGTGGCGTTCCACTCTTTTTGCCCTTTCGCCATTTAATTTTTGAATGCTCTGATCGATACGTCTAGCGCACTGATTATACTCCTCGCTAATTGTTTTTAAAATTTCAGTTAAACGAATTGTTAAATCATTTTGCTCTTGAGTTTCGTTAAACATTTCATTAACCTTGTTTTTCTTTATGTCAATTTGTCTTAAATTAATATAATCCATGCAAACATTTATATATAAGTTTATTTCATCTATTGTTAAATCTGGTTTGTCCCAAACAGACCGTACAAACTCCGCCTCAAAAAGATCTTTATCACTAGAACTTCCGTAAGAATCATAATTTCCAACAAAACGAGGGCTACCTAAGTAAACTAATAATTTTTCTAAACATTTTCTATGTTGCAATGAAAGCTTTTCTTCATTTAGATTCTGCCCACACCATTTATTCACTTTGTTTAAAACAGTTTTCAAAGATCGAGGCACAGAATATTTTTGATTAACTCCTGATTCTGACTCAACTAAAAATTGAGGATATTTTTCTTTTATATATTTATGCACTGCTCTGTATTCTGCGGTAACATGAATATTTAAATTTTCAACACCTTGAAACTTTTGATTAAAAATTAATTCAGTTATCTGCTTAGGACTCATGCCTGATTCGACATTTTGATCTATAAATTCAGATTGAGCCTCTGTTAAAATCTCTTTAACGTGAGAAAATCTAGCTTTCTTTTTCTTTTTTATGAATCCAACTTCTACAAGGTAATCTCTAACAAGTCTAGATTCTTTTGATCTGCCTGTAAGATTCTCTTTATCATGCAAAAGATTAGCTATCACTACATAATCATTCAGACCTTCCTCAATTTTTTTATTTATAAAAATTTTATCTTTTTCACTTAACATATCACGATGAAAACAAATCGTTTTCTTTTATTATTTTTTTTGCTTTTTCATAAAGCATTTTTTTTAAATTTTTTATTTGTTTATATCCAGCTTTTCTCCCGCTCTCATTTGTTTTAAATCTTAATATTTTAGCAACATCCTCATCATTTAAATTATCAATAAAAAACATTTTATATATAAAGAATTGCTTATCATTTAATGCGCCCCTCATTAAAGAATGTAATTTTTTCTCAGCAGAAGTGTAGTCTTGAATATTGGAGCTCTCAAAATTCATGTAATAATTTTGATGATTCTCCAAGCTGACAGTCATTTTTATATCATATGCAGGTTTTTTTAGTTTTTCCCATTTAGCATATAAAGGACATTCATTGCATTGAGTTTTACTCGGTGTGAAGCCGCACGAATCTTCATAAACTATCTCAATACCTTTACTAGTATTAAACGGACATGATAAACAAGGTTTTGCAAAAGAAGTATAATTATTTCGAATAATATTTCTTATTTGATTTGTGGCTATTCTGTTAACCCAAGGCTCTATAGGTCTAGACTGATCCCATAGATGCCATTTTTTATAAATGTGTAATTTTATTATTTGTTCAATATCTTCAAAGTCAAACCAAGTTATCGCTTTAAGTCTCCACTTGGATCTTCTTTTTTTTATTACTTCATCAATCTTTTCATACATGTCTTCAAATTTTTTCTTTTTAGCTTTCATCTATGTCTCTCATCCCCCTAGGAGCACATTCTTTTAATGATTGAGCTAAATATTCTTCGCGAGTTAAATCTTGAGTTTGATCCACAGGCCTATTTAACCTATCAGAATCGCTTACGGGAGATGCATTAAAAAGTTCTTTTGCACTAAATTTATTATTACCTCCGTCTTGTATTTCATAAGCTAATCTAGAGGGCCTCCTAAAAGAATCACCTTCTGATTCTATTTGCGGATTTATTTCTTGAATGACTTTTTTTTGTGGAGCAAAACTAGATAAAGCGTTACCACACGAAGAACAAAATTTAGAACCTGCACCGCTTTTTGCGCCACATTGAGAACAATAAATAATACTCATTGATATATTATATCAAATTTAATTTATTTATCTAATTTCTTAAATACATTAACTATATATTTTAAAATCTCACTTCTAACAATATCTGCTTCTTCGAATTCAAAGCAGTGAATTCCTTTTTCTTCACTTTCTTTACTTTTGAATAAATCATATATTTTTGTAAACCCAGATTTCATGCCAATGTCTGACTGCATTGAGTCGCCACAAATAAACATCTTGGTTCCCTCCCCTATACGCGTCAGAAGCGTCACAAGCTCCTTTGTAGAGTAATTTTGAGCCTCGTCTGCTATAATTACCTTATCGTTCCATGTGGCACCTCTCAGGAAGTTTACGGGAAAAGCTTCTATATAGCCTTGATCTTCTAAATACTTAGATTGAGTAACAGGAAGTAATTCGTCTAGTTTATCGTACAATGGCATCATGAATGGATTGAATTTTTCATCTACAGTTCCGGGTAAAGAGCCCAAACCTCTTTCTCCTGCTTCTGCGATTGTTCTGATATATTTTATTTCGTACTTTGGATTTGCGTTTAATAAATGCAACGCGCAATAAACTGATAAAAACGTTTTTGATGAACCTGCTACCCCGTTAATAAAAATTATTTTTGTATCATGCTGGAAAGCTAACTCCACTAAACTTTTTTGTTTTTCTGTTAAATCAAATTTTTTAATTTGTAATTTAACTTGTCTAAATACATTTTCGTCTAAAACTTCTTTTATTGTTCCTTTTGGTTGCCTACGTTTTTTTGTTGACATATAGTAATTATTATTACACTATATATATATGATTTTCCACTGTTTGAGTATTCCTTATGCTCCCACCAGAAAAGAGATGTCCTTATGTGCTTTTACTCAAAAAGTTTATAAGTTCTGTGAAGAAATGACTAAACGCGGTCACACAGTTTATCATTATGGACATGAAAATTCTAAAGTCACATGCACAGAACATATCACTGTAACAAACGACGAAATATTAGAAAGAAGCTATCAAGATTTAAACCTTTGGAAAACAGAAGGATTTAATCAAAGCGTTCACACTGAAGCTGTAAAAATTTTTAACGACAACTGCATTAAAGAATTAAACAATAGAATAAAATCTCCAAATGAATTTATATTGTGTTGGTTTGGGTTTGCACATGAGCCTTGCGTAGAAAATTTTAAAGACAAAGCAATAATTGTAGAACCTAGCATCGGATATGATTCAATGTTTGCTCAAATTAAAATGTTTGAAACTTATTCACAAATGCACAAACTTCACGGAGCATCAAAAACAAATGTTCATTTCAACAAAGAGTTTGTAGTTTATCCCGGTTTTAAAAAAGAAGATTTTTTATTCAAAAAACAAAAATCTAATATAGCTCTTTTTCTAGGTAGAGTCACAGAACAGAAAGGGGCTAAGGCTGCGTATGACATGTGCAACGCAATTGGTCAAGAAATATATTTTGCAGGACCAAATATATTGAAACTTAAAGACACGAAATATTGCAAAATGCTTGGTTTCGTAGAGCCAGAAGAAAGAAAAAAATTATTATCTGATGCTCAATTTTTACTAGCTCCAAGTTTTTTTGTTGAACCATGCAACTGGACAGTAATAGAAGCCCAATTTTCAGGCACACCGACCATAACAACGGATTTTGGAGGGTTTACTGAAACAGTTAAACAAAGTTACACTGGGTTTAGATGCTCAACCTACCAGCAATTTAACTTTGCCGTAAGAAAAGGATATAAAGAAATCAATCCTGAAAATTGTTTAAAAAATGCCGTTCATAATTTTACCATAGAAATACAGTGCAATCATTATGAAATGATTTTCAAATCATTAAGCATGTAAATTATTTTCTTTTCTTAATAAATCAATTTTACTTTTTACCATCTCAAAAGAGATTTTTCTTGTGCATTCAAAATTTTTCTTTTCAGGGCACCAAAGCCAATTTGAAGAATCGAAGTCAAAAGAATTATTGTTCCAGCATCCGTTACAAACTTTTTCATTTATGACTCTATAATTAGTGGTAAACTCGGCATAAGGTTTAGAAAATCCTGATATCATTACTACCGGCTTTTGGCAAGCCCAAGCTAACCAAGACAAACCTGAACCTAAGCCAATAAAAAATTCACAGTTATATAAATCATTAATTCTATCTTCTAAACTTATATCTCCAGTTTTATCTATACAATTACTTGGTATTTTGTTGTAATGGCCTTCTACCCCAAAAGTTTTGTGCCTATCTATACAAACAACATCATAACCTAAAAACTTTAAATAGTTTACAGTTTTTTTCCAACCATTTTTATTATTCCAATATTTAGCTTGTGCGGTAGATTGAGTGGCTATGCACACATACTTCCTAGGGAAAGACGAAGAGCGACTCTTTTTTATTAAAACAGTTTTTTCTTCTTCGTAAGGAATATCTAAAATTTTACATGCAACTTCCTGCAAAGAATTATCATGTGAAGTTGATACATTATAGTATAATTTTATAACGGAATCTTTAGATTCTGGTTTTTGGTTATAATCAAAAAAGTTTACTAAATCATACTTATCTTTATCAAAAATTTGTTTGTGAGGACTATAAAAATTAACTTTAGTTTTTTTGAGCTCAGCGTATCTTTGAACCATAGGTACCCAAGCTATACAATCTCCTAAACTCCCCGATTCGTTTACTATATCTATAGCGTTTTCTTGCGAGGGTAAAATTTCATTTTCAATAGCTTCACAAAACTCATTTTTGATTTTAGTTACTAAATTTTCTACAACAATCTTAATCCTCTCGCCACCTTTATCGCAACCCGCCCACATATTATTATTTATAGTAGTTTGGTAAACTATAAAATCGTCTTTTTCTCTTATAAACGAAACTTCATAACTAAACTTATCATCGCCATCTATTTGTATTTTTGGTTTCGGATCAAAGGTAGTAGTAAAAATATTTTTATCAGACAAAGCGAAAGTATCTATTTGAACGTTACTAACTTTATCTTTGTTATCTAAAATATAATTTTTTAAATTATCACCATTTATAAAATTAATTAATCCATCATTTTGATATTGACTTCTTAAAGTCTCTATATCTGAAATAAAGCAGGGCATGTTCCATGATAAAGCTTCTTTAATTGATAACGGATTAAGCTCTCTATGAGACGGAAGAACAAAAAGATCCATTGCCGCCATATAATCATCTACATTATCTCTTTCACCGTGAACTATACAATTAGGGAGAGTTTTCATTTCTTCCGTTAATCCACAATGATCATAAAAACACGTATTGCCGACGAAATGAAATTGAACGTTTTGGTCTCGTAACTGGGCAGCTATTTGATATAAGAACTTTTGATTTTTATTGTCATGAAAAAGAGCTACGTTTAAAACATGGTAATAATTAGGATTCAAACCTAATTTAATCAAACTAGAATTTCTATCCGGTTTAGATTTCTTTTCTATTTGCATATCAACTAATTTTGATGGAACATTCAAGTTGCACAAATTTTTATGATAAACGCAGCAAAAATGAAACTCATCAGGCATTAATTTTTTATCAACAAAATCAAACTCAGAAGTATGACAAGTTTCTATGATTTTGAAATTTCTGTTGTCATCATACAAAAAGTTTTTTATGTCATCGGTTAATTTTTTTAAACTAAATATTTCTGCTATTTCATTTAATTGTATTTCATCAGGATTATAACTCTTTATAAGATTTATGAGATCTTTAGATTTTTCATCATATTGTTCATCGCTTTCATTTAAAGCGCCAAAAGATAAAAAGTTCTCTTTGCCGACCAAATTTATTATATGGTTTCTGTGAACAACATAATCTCCGTAATAACAATACTCAACAACTTTTACGTCATAACCTTGTGATTTTCTTTGCTTTATCAACCAAAGCAAATAAGCTGGCGAACCTCCAGTAGATAAGTGTGGAGCCAAGAATAAAACTTTTTTTCTTTTAGAAGGTGTGATAATTTTTTCTATACAATCTACAACATCTTCAACTGAAGGATGACAATCGAAAGAACTTCTATTTTCTAAACAATTTATAAGTGGAGGCACTCCTTGAATTGTTCCCCACTCTTTTATTCCGTGTTTAATATCGGAAGCACAAAATGCGTTACATGAACCTGAAATATAATTATATTTATATGATTGAGAATTTTTTCTGAATGGAGCTCTCAGTTTATTGTTTATAGAAGATCCTAATTGAATAATATTTGCATCTGTTGTTCCCGCCAAATGTAGCAACCCCGAGTCCATCGTGACAAACGCTTTTGCTTTATTTATAACATTCCAGCATTGAGAGAGCGTTAACTTGTTTGTTAAGTCAATACCCAAATTAACATTTATGTCAATTGTTTTTTTATCTATTTCAAAAAAACCTTTTTCATGACTATTTTTTCCAACTAAAACTACAGGTATATTTTTAGATGTTAACGTTTTAGTTAATTCTTCCCAGTTCTTTTTCTCGTAGGTTCTAGAAGGCCAAGTTGATCCTACATGTAAAGCTATGTAATCTTCAGGAAGATCATCTACGGCCTGATTTTCTTCAGGAATAAAATCGTATTCCATTTCTGATTCACTTAAACAAAAACCTAAATCTAAAGCATGAAATTGTCTTATGTCAATTGTGCTGTGTTTTTTCTCTACTCCTCTTTTATTTTTACCACCTATATCAACAAAAGTCTCAAATACTTCTTTAGCGTTCTTTTTCAAGTTTAATGTACTTAAATCATCAAAAGAAAATACTTTGTTAACATATGGATTATTTTTAAATAATTCTGGCACATGGGTAACAACATTAATTTTACTCCCGTAAACAGAGCTTAACTTTCTTAATGTAGGCGTTGCAGCTAATGTGTCACCCAAAGAGGAAGAATGAATCAAAAGATAAAACTGTTTCATATTTTCTTTCATTTTATTATAAATAGAATCTTTACATTTCCCATGAAAAAAATGTAAATTTTTCATAGATTCTTTTGACGGAATGGTGCAAAAGGAAGTCATCCTTTCTAAAGAGTCTTTAGGGTCATCTAATTTTTTAAACATCAAATCAACATTATCCACTTCTTCTGGTATGTTTATCAAAACCCTATCTAAGTTTTGAGTATTTTTTATTTTCCACAATAAACAATTAATTACAGTTTCTTCATGAAAAGGTGTCAGGTATTGCCAGCCCTCTAAAATTAAATCGGAATAACATAAATTTTTCCATTCTTCTAAAAAATGAGAACATTTTGAATTAAAAAGAAAAACTCCTGTTTGTAAATAACTAGTGGTGCGAATATTTACATCTAAACCAAGCTTACTCAATAAAGGTGCTTCTAAACACAAAGATAAATCCATTCCATTAATTGTAAATGGATTACCTCTCCCACCATGCAACATAAACTCTTGGCAACCTAAATTCAACAACGGATAATAACTTATACGTTCAGATTCAACAAAAACTAAGTCACAGCTACTTCTTGCTATGCAATCAGCATCTACGTAACAAAAACAATTTTCATTTCCGAAATTCTTTAAAGCCTCTAAAACAATTATAGGTTTCAAAAAAACAAAAAAAGCTTTATCAACAAAGTGCGAACTTTTTTCACTTAAAGAAGAAGTAAAATCTCTTGAGTTTAATCTCTGCGGTATTACATTATCAAATTTATTTTTATAATCAAAATCAATAGTATAAAATATAATCTTACAATCTGAAAATAATTTTAAACTTTCAAAAAGCCTTTCAGCGTGTTTTAAAAAATTTTTATCACAATGAGTAATGAAATAGTTCATAAACTAATAATAAAATCTTCTGTTGCTATGCAATCTATTTTTCCATCTAAAAGATGTTTAACAACTTGATGAGGATAATTATTAATTGGCTCTCCATGAGCATTAAAAGAAGTATTTAACACTAATGGTATTCCTGAAATTTTTCTGTAAGCGTCAACTATATTGTAGAAATGAGAATTAGTGCTTTTATTAATTGACTGAGGTCTGGAGCTTCCATCTTTTTCATGAATAACGGCTGGAATTTTATCGACCCAAGACTGCTTTGTATCAAAACATAAAGTCATAAATTCAGAAGCATACTTAGATTTGACCCCAGAAAACACTTCTTCCATATGATCTTCTAGAATAGATGGAGCAAACGGCATTATTTCGGTCCTCTGCAGCCTAGAATTAAGTTTTGCGTGAGTTTCTTTATCTGTAGGTCTAACTAGTATACTTCTGTTGCCAAGAGCCCTAGGGCCGTATTCTGTGGCTCCTGCGAATACTCCGACAATATTTCCTTGATCAATTAATTTAGCTACTTTGTCAAATGAAAAGAAATCTATCTTTAAATTTTTATGTTTGTAAATTTCTTCTCTCCATTCTGCTTTTGAAAAACTTTGGCCGTAAAAAGCGTTCTTCAATTTGAAAGGATTTTTGATTTCTCCCAGCTCATTGGCTTTACATATAGCTGCGCCTAAAGCTAAACCTGAATCACTCATTGCTGGGTGAACAAAAATTTCATCAAAGAAATCCAGTTCATTTATAAACTTGTTTAATTTAACGTTCGCAAATAAACCCCCAGATAAACACAGTTTTCTAAAATCTGGAAAATCATTATGAATATCCCTTAAATATTCATACATAATATCTTCAGTAAATTTTTGCAAAGTTGCTGCATAGTTAGCTCTATATGAATCATCATTTAATTTATGACCATTTATTTCATTAAAACAATAATGCCAAAGATTCTCCCATTCTGCTGGATAAAAATTATAGTTTTTGTAAAAGAAACAACTTTTCATTAAGCTATACATTTCTTCATCTACTACTCCATGAGCAGCTAAACCTACGACCTTGCCTTCGTCTTTCAACATTCTCCATCCGAGATGAGCTGTCACACAGGCCCAAAGTCCAGCTAAAGAAGCTGTGACAGAAATTTTTTGAGAATGAACTTGTTGAAATCCTCCATCTTGACACAGAAAAACTTTTCCTCTGCTATGATAACCTTTTCCATCATGACTTATTGAAATTACCTTGCCGCTAAATCCTGAAGTAAAATAAGAACCTATAGCATGACATTTATGATGAGAATATAAATCAATACTAGGGTAATGTACGTCATGAGAAATCTTTCCGTAAAAATTTCTTTTGTATCCATTAACAAAACAAAAATGATCAATATCTTTATTTGATAAAGAAAATTTATTTTTTAGCAAACTTAACCCTAAGTCTGGATCTGCAAAAACATTATCAACGGATTTTATACCCGTCATTTTCTCTTCTTCAAAAATACATTTAATCTCTCCATCTTGTATATACGCAATAGAAGTGTCGTGTGAGCCACAATGAATTCCTACTATTTTACTCATAACACATTATATCCTTGAAAACTTGTTTATGATTCATACCAACCCAGTCTTGCCTGTGATGCCAAGTCTTTAAAAAAACAGAATTATTTATAAAAACTCCTCCCGCCTCCCACGAATCCGCTGTGGCAGATTGTATATCATTTCTTTTAATAACATATGAAGAATAACTCATGTCTTTAACCTTTTCATATTCATCTAAACCATAAAATATATCATACTGCTTAAAACTTTCTTTAAATACTTTATAAAACTTAGAAACAACAATTGGTTTGAACTTATATTTATTAGCTAATTCAAAAGTTTGATAAAGCCAATCTCTTTGGTTACCATAAGAATCATTATCAAATTTCACACTGACAACTTTGTTTTCTTCATTATATATTTCATCGTATAATAATGATAAATTATTTCCTACCATTCCATGAACTTTAAATCTCCACTTCTGCCTAGAAAAAATACCGGGACCGAAAAAAGATCCTTGTCGCATGTTGCACTTTTCGAACATATTTCGCCATTCTCCATCATGATAAACAAATAAATTCATCGCATATTTAGAGCATTTATCATCTAATATGCGAATTAATGGACCACCCACCCATTCAGTTTTTACATTTATTAAAGATTTCAGTATCATAACTTAAAAATTTAAATGAAATTCTTTATCAAAAATAATATCTTGATTTTTCTTGGACACAACCCTATAAAACATTTCATCAGTAACAGGTCTTTGTGCTTTTACATAATAATCAACACCGGGGGCGATTGTTAAAGTCGTCATAAATAGTAATTCTCCTTTGTCATCATAAACATTAAAATCAAAAGTGTCATTTGTTTGTGTATTAACTACATAAAAACAATGCTCTTGTCTTTTATATATAATATCAAAAATAAAATTATTTTCTTTATTAGTTTTGTGAACAATAGGAACAGGTAGATTTCTGTTATCGTAAAAATCTTTATTAAAAATTAATTTATTTTCTGAATCATACTTAAAAACACACCTACAACCTTCTGGTCCGTCATATTTTCTATTTTGGTTAATAATTTTATCTGAAGTTCTTGGATCGGCCTCTAACCAAGAATAATGATCAACAAAAGCTATATTTTTGGAAATTAAAGTTTTATTTTCATTATTATCGTTCGTCAATCCATCTTTATACCTAATATCGCAATCAAAATAAAAATCTTTAACGCCTTCATGCCTGTCAGCCCAAAACACAACAGATTTACTAAAACCATCTACCCAATAAGGATATTTAAAAGCGTAATTTTTGAATTGAACGTCATAACTGTCAAAATGTTGATTTTCATTGATGAAATTAATAATTTTTAAAATTTGTTCTTTCGTATAATATTCATCAGCATCTATAACCCATATTAAATCCACATTCCGGTCTAATGCGAAATTTAACATATAATTTCTACCTTGCTCTTCAGTCCATAATTCTCCAGTACCTGATGAATGTAAAAGAAAGTCCAATTTTTTGCCTACCAACTTTAAAAGTGAATGAGAGCCTTTGGCATCGTTTTTGTCTTCCGGTGAAAGACTATATCTGCCATTTGTCGCAGCCAAAACCAAGCCCAACTCGTCTTTCAACTCTAACCAAGGCTCAAAAACTTTATCTATATGCGCGGCACAATTATATGCAGAAAATAATACGGCTATTTTCTGTTTTTTTGTTTCTTTAAATTCCATTTTTTTTGTTTTTTCTAAGAAATAGTTAAATGCGTTATCATTGTTTAATTTTCCATGCAAACATTTTACTGTTTGTAAATTTATTTTGGAAGGTTTTTCACTAAAAGGCTCACGAAGCGGATCTTCATCTACTGGATCAGTTAAAAAATCTAAATATTCATAAATATCTCCCTGCAAAGGTGTATTTAAATAAACTTTTCCAATATTATTGTCTGAATTATCTCTCCAAAGTAGAGCATTCAGTATAGTTTCATCATGACCCGGTGCAAATTTCTCTGATTCGTTAATTAATTTTTCACTTTGGCATAAAAAACTCCAATATTTTATAAAATTATCACATAACTTGTTATACAGAATAATACCTGCACCACGATGATGCGAAAACTTATTTAAATAATTAATATTTAATATATCACATAAATTTGTTTCATGTTTTAATGAATCGTTGCATTTAACTGCTTTAAAATGAGAAAGACAAGGTAATGGATAATTAGTTATTTTATCTATAGATGTAAATATTTCATCTATATTAGGAAAAGGAAGACAATCCGCATCAATGTAACAGAAATCATAATCAGGAAAGTCTTCTAAAGATTTTTCACATATCGCACCTTTTAGAAATAATCTATAATCTATATCTCCAATGAAAGGTATTTCATATTTAACAACAATTACGTTATCAAGATCACATTCATAATCAAAGTTTACCGTATAACAAATTATTTTGTATTGGGAAAACCTGTTTAAACACTCTAATAGATATTTTGCATGGCCAACATAACCAGCATCAAAATAAGTAACATAACACTTCATTCTTCTTGTCTTATATGCTCATTAATAACAGTAGTAAAAAATGTAGTAAATCCTATACTCTCAATACTCTCACATACTTTCATATTAGACACATACCTACCAGCGAACTTACATGTGAAAAACTTGCCGTCCGCATCAGGATCTCTAACTTTTTTATAAAAATCTTTAGATTCCAATACTACCACTTCCATTGTAGACATATCCTCAGTGTACTCGTCAAAATCAACCGAATCGTAGTACACTCCCTCGTCATCAGGAATCGCAGCTCGTTTTTCCCGGTTCTCATCTAGGTACACCATTAAATAGTCCATACTGTATATAATAATCAATAGGTGGGCGGCTGTCAAATAATATTTATCTTTTTCCCCCTATTTCAGGACGCTCGCTTATTTTTTTTGTTTTTTATTTATACTGATTTTTTATTAATCTTGTTAATTTTTATTAAATGGGGGAGGGTATATGGGTTTTTATTATTTTAGTTGGGTTTGGTTTGTCTGAAAACGAATTACATATTGAAGAAAATGTCCCCCCACCGTATGTAGAAATGTCAATAGAAAAATTATTTTAAAAAAAGGGTGGGGTTTAGCACAGACAATGGGGGGAGGGGGGTCGAGATAGGTAAAAATAATTGAATTTTTTTCTTGTGTTTTATTGAGATCTATGGTTTAATTTCAGTATGAAAGATAAGGAAATCAAAGAAACAAAACAGATCAAGATCCCTGCTCGCGCTGTGCGCAGACACAAGACAATGATCCGCGTTGCCCGTGGTTGGATGGCACTAGCTAAAAATAATTAAAACTTTTTCTTGCAATCATCGACTGATTCGACTACCTTATAAGTATGAAAGTTAACGGAACACTGACTGAGATCCGCAAGGAGTTCGCCGCTCACAACGCGCACATGAACGCGCTGCTTCGCAAGGAAGAGGAAGAAAAGAATGCAGCTCGCAAAGCTCACCTCGCCAAACCTTGGAAGCGCAGCACCAAAGCTCAACCTTTTAGCTGGGACGCATAAGATGAGCGCAGCACTTACCAAGATCACCAAAGACGAACTCAACAAAGTCCTTGAAGGCTGGCTGTGCGACTGCGCCACCACAGAGGAAGAGTGGGATGTGATCGCAGAGTATAGCTTCGAGCGAAAAATAAAGATAGTCCAAAGAGACTATGTTGGAGGTGTCGCGCAGTTTTTGATTGACGCCTTCCCTGAAATCTGATTGAATTGAATTATGAAAATTGAGTTTGCCAAACCAACCAAGTTTGAAGTTCCAGTGCAAAAGGTCTGGACCATTTCACCAAAGATGAAACAATGGATGAAGCGCAGAGCGCAACAGATTAAAGATGATATCCGCAATGATGACCTCTGGGTTAAAGGCGGCGAAAGAGCTTACTAAAAACATTTGACAACCCGACAAATTCTGTTATCTTATACGTATGAAAACAATCGCACTATATGTCTTACTTATATCACAATCAATCACGGCACTGGTCGCATCAAGTGAACTTACTAAAGAACAAAAAGTGGTCGCCATTACGATCCTTGCAGAGGCACGGGGTGAAGGTGACAAAGGAATGGGAGCCGTTGCAGCTGTCATCGCTCAACGTGCAATCGACCGCAAGCAGACATGGCAAAAGGTCTGCCTAGCCAAGTGGCAGTTCTCATGTTGGAATGGCAAGAAGATCTCAGACCTTGATCACCTGTTGAATGTGCCACAGGCAAAGATGGCAATCTATCTGGCCAAGAACATGCACCGCATTGATCGCGCCAAGATTGGTAACGCCAACCATTACTATGCAGACTATATCAAGGCACCGTATTGGGCTAAAGGCGAAAAGCCTGTCGCCAAGATCGGACGCCACATTTTTTATAAATTGTAATTGACTTTTTGTGGTTGGGTTAGTGCAGGTGAGTAAAAGAGATAATCGTATGCGTGTCTAGGGAGATCCTAGAACAACTGTAAGGGGAAGGTCCGTCATTACCATAGCCCCTCTTGAACCCAGTTCTTGAAACAAAGATTATCTCACTTAAGAGAGGGGGTTGGTCTCCCCCCTCTCTTTTTTTATGCTTTAGAATATAATTTATATTCTGTAAGTTGTTGTATATCAACGACTTACGCAAAGTGCCCCCCGGCGTCGTCGTAAGTCCTTAATAATCAATAAGTTATGTAAACCTGAATACAGGAACCGTGCCAACCTCACCCCAAAAAAAAGTTTCACTTTTTTGGGGGTTGGACAGTATTTGTCCTAGGGTATTTGCTATGCTATACGCATGGAAAATAAAAAATATTTAGTTCCCACTGGATTCGGCAACCCTTTCTCACTGTGCGAAACTCATGAGTTCTCTGTATCCCGTGAAGGAGACGGTCTGGCGAAAGCGATTCTTTTCGCGGCAAAGAATAATTCAAATGTTTATGTGCAAAACATAAGCGGAGCAGTTGAGCTCATTTGGAAAAACCCAACATTAAATATTTTTTAAATATTATGAAAAACGAAGAAATCACCAAGCTGGCTAAGAGCACCATCGACGAAACCCCTGAGTCTATCGACTCGCGCCACTGGGCTGCGATGGTCATCGATGCAGCCTCAGGAGACCTCGACGAGGATTGGCTCTGAGCTAAGTTGTTGGCAACCAACGACTTGCGCAAAGCGTTCCCCGCCGCAGCTGTAAGTCCTTGATAATCAACGATTTACAGAAAATGCAATACAGGAACCGTGCCAACCTCACCCCAAAAAAAAGTTTCACTTTTTTTGGGGTTGGACAGTCTTTGTCCTAGGGTATATGCTATGCTTCTAGCATGAAAACAATGATGATAGTTCCAGAGTATATGAACAACAAAAACCTCATGACCTTCAACGGTACGAAGGTCCGCATCTTCCCTAGCACACAAAAAGGTGATTTCGTCACTGGCGAATATCTCGAAGGCCCAAGTCAGGGCAAGTGGGGAACAATCGACCTGCGGGTTGCTAAAACATTGCAAAAATAGTTCTTGCAATTCTTTTCACTTTTTACCATAATTCCAATATGAAAACGAACATCGAAAAAGTCACTGAATACATGGAGCAATCTCCCCTCAATCAAGTCTTTGTCATTCAAGCAATCGACATGTATGCGAAACAGGTCAGCGACGACAAGGAAGAGATAATCAAGCAAATGGAAAAGTCAATCATAGACGGCCAAGCTTGGGTCAACTGCGCCAACGACTGGGAAAAATAAAATTTGACAAACAATAAAAATTGAATTAGATTACTTGTATGAATAAAGACGTTAAAGATTACTACTTCGAAGAGCTTGACTCTTACTGCATCACCGCTTACCTAGCTGGACTGACTGGCAGACTAGAGGCTCATGTCAACGGTCTGCGCAAATACCCAGATCTTGGCAATGAATACTACGCTAAGCAATTGCTTGAAATGATCGAATCACTTAACGGAGTCCGTGGGTTCCTTCACGATAACGACGCCTCCAACATCAAACTCTAACAACAAACAGAAAGCGAAAAATAATATGCAATCATTCCCAACTGAAAAATACACGTTCGTTTACAAACGCCAAGATGGAACTGTCAACACTTATGTGACCTCTGGTCCTATCGTTGACAAACCTCATTACTTCACTGCTTACAAATACAGCAGAGAGCACCAACAATACGGAATCCGCTCGTTTATCAAGGGTGGCATCATTGGCAAAATCCAACGGGTTGATTAACCCCCTTTGGGCTGGTAGCTCAATGGTAGAGCAGCGGCCTTTTAAGCCGTTGGTTGCGAGTTCGAGCCTCGCTCAGCCCACCAATTAATTATATAATTATATAATTATATAATTTGTAAACCCTTGGTATTCAACGACTTACGCAAAGCGCCCCCCGGCGCAGCCGTAAGTCCTTCATAATCAACGATTTACGAAAGATGCAATACAGGAACTGTGCCAACCTTACCCCAAAAAAAAGTTTCACTTTTTTGGGGTTGGACAGCTTTTGTCCTAGGGCATATGCTATGCTAGACGCATGGAAAATATGAAATACTACTACATCCCCGGATTCACCATGCGCTACAGCGCAACGCGCAGGGGCTTGAACGCCGCCATCCGCCGCGCCGCTTTGATCGGCACCAGCGTAATGTGCCACAACGCCGACGGCACAGAGGAATTGGTTTGGCGAGCGCCACGCACCTGCCTGTCATGTGGCGCGACCCACTAAACTTTTTGTTGACAAAACCCTTTTTTTATAGTAGATTATTCTTATGAACGATGAATTCAACCACTGGCAACCCTCCTGCGAGGAACTGTACCCTAACGACTTCGACTTCGACGCTTACGACCACTGGTTGGAGCGCAACGAACTCCGCGAGGATGACGTTGACTCTTACCATGAGAGTCGCTTTGACACGGGCGACTAAGCCCCTTTTCTTGGCATACCTCCTGCTAACAACCAAAGGCGTAAGCCTTTGGTTATCAACGACTTATAGCAGCGGCGGGGCGGCGTCGTCGTAAGTCCTTGATTATGAAGCACTTACAAATATAAACTATATTGCATTTTTTATACTGAATTTTTATTACTATTTGATTATTTATTATTTGACATTCATTATTTATTGAACTATTTTTATTGCATGAACATTCACGATATGAACGAAGCGATTCGCATCGCTAAATCAGACGCCGATCTAGATCATCTGTCAATATCTGCTTTTGACGGATACGCAATGAAACAATTCCAACCAATCGAATGCACGATTGAACAAGTCGCAAAGTTGATTCGTTATCAAGCTCGATACTTCAATGGTGATTGGGACCATCGTGCTATTGATGAAGTTGTGATGTTTCGTTATAAATTCAAAAAACCCACCGAATTAAAATTCGAAAAAGCTCTTGACCTTTTGGCAAGGGCATATAAAGATGTATATAACGATGATCTTGCTGATGAGATAAATAAGTTTGTCAGAATGTATGACAAAAATAAAATCAAAGCCAAATGGTTAGCTGAATAAAAATTATGACAAAAGAAAAATACGCAGCCCTTGTTAAGCGATGCATTAAAAAAGGCATCGTGTCAGAAATCACATCGACTCATTTACCAGTTCAAGAATTAAAAATCAAGAAGAAAGTCGCCATCGAAACTAAAAAACAGACAGACGAAATATCCCCAGAAGAAATGAAAAAAATCTTTCGAGAACTCTGCCCACAATAATATGAGACACGCCGTCACCATTAAAAACATTGATTCAAAATTACTATTCGAGCAGAAATGTGATTTGTTGGATCTTATTGGGTTCCTCGAAGAACTCTACGAGAACTACGATAATTACGCTTTTCCCAAAAAAAAGATTGAAAGTCTGCACGGTGTCCTTCACATACTTGATGCTATCAGTGACCAAATAGAAAAAGAATAATATGAAAAAAGAAAACATCACAACTTTTACATACGCTGATTTAAACAAGCAAGATTTGGTTGATGAAATTGCGTGGCGAGCATTGATGGCGCAACCAAAAGATGTCTACATGGAATGGCTAGATGGTGAAGTTTGCAATGTCGAAGAGCTAATTGATTTGTTTGATTACTTAAATGATAAATTAAATCGCAGCACTAGTAAAGACATAGCAGACATGTATAGGGATGACTTCATGGAAAAACTTAAAATAGATAAATTAATATGAAAAAAGTTGATTACAGATCCACAGGTAAAAAGCACGAAGACAAAATCCCTTGGACTAGTCTCGTAGCTGCCGAAGTTGCAAACATTAAAAAAGGGCGCATTAGTCGAACATCAAAATATTGGAGAAAAGACAGGGTTCATGACTATGCCACAAGTAAATATGGCTTTAAATGGAACGGATTGGATAACATCATTGGTGACGTTGAAGAGTGGAGGGCTGCATTCAAAACCTTCTGCAAGAAAAAGGAAAATGTATTAGGAAAAAAAGTTGACAGGAGTCAATTATTGAAGTATAGTTATCGCAACTTCCAATGCTAAAAGATTATGAAATTAATTGCTAAAACAGATCCGGGTCATGGGTGGCTGCAAGTCCCCATGGCATTGCTTGAAAGATTAAATATCGTTGACAAGATCAGTGAATTCTCATATAAAGCCGCAGGATATGCGTTTTTAGAAGAGGATTGCGATTGGACTGTCTTCCACCGTGCTATGCAAAAACACGGCATCCAATATACGGTCGATCACATTCACACCGATAAAGATTCTATCATTCGTCAATATCAACCTTTTAAATAAAAAATACTATGCCAAACTGGGTTAATGTTAAATTATCTGCACATACTGATGTCATTAATGCTATTACTAATGACACATTCGGTAAAATAGATGGTGATTTCGGGACGAGGGATGTGGATTTCGAGCTTATCATGCCTATCCCACCTGATCTAAAAGATTACTGGACAGGTTCAACAGTATCACTGCAAGAACAAGCAAAAGAGATTATAAAAGGCAAATTGGAATATGGTAATGGGCAGCATCTAATTCCAATGACTGAAAAAGACAAAGAACGATTTCGTGAATTGTATGGTGCAGGAGACTGGTATGATTGGTGTGTTCAAAATTGGGGGTGCAAATGGAATGCTCAAACAGATTACTGTAATTCTGATGAAGTTGGATTTCAGACTCCGTGGGAAGAGCCTTATAACTGGATTCATCATCTTAGTCTCAAATTTCCCAAACACGTCATAACTGTGGAGTGGGAAGAGGAGCAAGGTTATGGCGAGGTCTACACTATAACTGCCGGCAAAAAAGAAATCATCGAAGACTGGGAAATAACTGAATGGGGTGATGAAATACAAGTTGGCGATTTCACTGTAGCTCAGTGCATTAAATCTGGTGGACGAGGTTATGAAGCTGGAATGCATAAATACGTCGAAGGTCAATTTTATGTTGACTACGAAGAAGAAGCGTGTTATAGTAGTCTTGAAGAATTAAAACAAGATTTGGTTCAACAAGTCTAGTTGTCTTAGGCAATGCAGCGGTCCTGTGGTGACTGGTTATTTTCATCGCCTGTGTGGTAACTGCATAAAAGCCACACCATTTTTTAAAAAAAGGTAATGCGGCGGTGGGTTTTTTACTTCTAAAAGGTTCAGCCCCCCTTTAGAAGGTTTGTGTCCCTCTGGTGATCATAAACGCCTGAATAGTAATCGCATAAAAGCTATTCTTTCCTGACCCTCCTCTTTAGGTTTTCTTAATTTTTCCTAGAGAGGAGGGTATCTCTTTGATAATCAACGACTTACAAAAATCGCTCCCCGCCGCTGTTGTAAGTCTTTTACAATCAACAACTTACAAAAATAACTAAAGCAGTCTATGTGCCAAAAAAAATATTTTTTTTGGCTTGATCCGATGAATTTTTATTGCTAACTTAAATTTATGAAATCAATTGCTAAGACTCAAAAAATCCTAGGCATCGACACAAACGCCAAAACCGTAAAGGGCACAGCCCAAGGTTTTATGACTGGGATTGTGTATCTTGCGCCAAGTGACGAATCAGGCGTTGCCAACACATGCCCACACGCTTCTAAAGGTTGCCGCGCTGCTTGCTTGTTTACTGCCGGACGCGGATCAATGAATAATGTCCGCAATCCTAGAATTAAAAAAACTATATCTTTTTTTGCAGATAAAGCGTCTTGGATCAATCAACTCAAGGGTGAGATTTCCAACGCTAAGAAGAAAGCTTCAAGAAACAAAGCTCAATTTGTTGTGCGTTTAAATGGAACAAGTGACATTGCATGGGAGAACGAGAACATCTTCCAAACTGAGGAAGAAACTCAATTTTATGATTACACAAAAAATCCTAAAAGAATGTTTGACTTTCTTGATGGCAAGATGCCCACCAATTACCATTTAACTTTCTCCAAGTCAGAGAATAATGATGCCGTTTGTGATGTTGTCTTGCGTAAGGGCGGCAATGTGGCGATGGTGTTTAAAGATTACAAGAAAGTTGTGGCAGATGGTTTTTACAACTTCAAAGGTCGTCGTTATCAAGTTGTTGACGGCGACAAAAACGATTTACGTTTCAAGGATCCTAAAAATTGCATTGTCGCTTTAAAAGCAAAAGGCAAGGCTCTGAAGGATACGAGCGGGTTTGTTGTTCTAAATTAACGCTTGACTCTGTGCGTCGATGAGCGTAAAACCACTTCAACCAATCATGAATATGATTGAGTATAGGATTTGCCCTCAAGGTGGGGGCAAAATTAAAACAATGCTAACCGTTGCTAGTTGGGTGGTTCTCATGGTGGTTTTAGCCATGTGCAACCAAGACTAAAACAAATAGAAAGAAAAGTTGACATGTTTGCTGAATGGTGGTAGACTTATAAAGTATTTTTATACATTATCTATATTGTTGGTTATCACCCCCCTCTGAAAAGAGGGGGTCTTTTTTTGTATTGAGAGTGATTTTTTTCTTGCCTGTTTTCAAAAAGAGGTTAATCTTGAAGGCATATGAGACACCAAGACGACTACTCAATCCGCGACAACTACATCGACAACGCTGAGCATTTCGGGCATGATCCATTGTGCGACTATCGAGATCAACTTGACGAAGGGCATGTTTCACAAGGAGATACTTCAGGACCCGACTTTGAATATGCACGGCGTGTGACTGGCAGGGATTCAGCTTTTGGCGATGATGTCAAAAATGGCGAGCATGAATTTTGGGAAGAGCGTCACCTTGGCGATGAGCGCAAAAAGTGGGCGGAAGACAATCGAAATCCACAAGCTCAAACTGGAACATGGCGCATGGTTAAAGGTAGAACGATCCGCACCAAGCGCCTCAATCAAGCTAGGTCAAGGAAAAAATCCTAACAATCTCACTCCTAAGTCCTTGATAATCAGAGACTTAGGAAAATCGCTCCCCCCCGCCGCCGTAAGTCCTTGATAATAAGCAACTTACAACGATACATGTAAGCACACATCATGCCAACCTACGGTTGGCATGATTCTTGTATAGGGGTATGGATGCGAAAATAAATGAAGAAAAAATTTGCAATGGCTAAAAATGTATGGTAAATTTTTTGAGTAAGTTAAATAACAAGTTCAACACTAAATTAGAAAAATAAATATGCCTAAAAATACAAGCAAAAACACCGATCACTACATCTCCACCCGTGCTGGCTGGGTCAGTAAGAACACTGTCGAAGAAATCACTTTCGACAATGCGTTTCCATACGAACTTGAACGTGTGCCCCTGTTTGATGATTCAGAAAATCACGCCAACTTCAATGGAACCAAATACTGGGCGCTTCGATGCTCTGATACTGGCGACTTCACTGGCAAACCTGTGCCAGATAGTTATCAGCACTTGAGCAATCAGCGTTTCTGGGAGATCGTCCAGAATTCCGTTGGCGGCACGGATGCCAAGGTTGAGAATGTTGGCACATTCAAGAATCGTGCGCGACGCTACATCACCGTGGCTCTGGGCACTGACATGGATCAGTTCTATGTCGGACAGCGTGAATTCAAGAATCGCTTCTGCCTGTTGGACAGCATCGACATGAGTTCTTCGCTTTACGGCGTGAACACCTCGGTTTGCATTGTCTGCCAAAACAGCTTCAACGCTGCTATGCAGGATAAGTCTGGGCTTTTCCGATTCAAAGTCCGCCACTCCAAAAACATGATCGAGGGCATCGAGAACATGGAAAAGGGCATCGAATCCTTCATCGGCGTTGCCAAACAATTCAAACACGCAATGGAAGTTGCCGCCACTGTTCCTGTCAACCGCGAAGAAGCTTCTGAAGCTTTCACTGGTTGGATCATGAAGGACAGCAAAGATAAGGTAATGTCCACGCGGACCCGTAACACGGTCGAACGTCTTGGCAGCTTGTTTGTAACTGGCGCAGGTAACAAGGGCGAAACCTTACTGGACGCCTTCTCAGCCGTGACTGATTACTACAGCCACGAATCCTCTGGAGGTCAAGAGAAGGACGGGTTCCGCATGAAACAGAACGAGTCTAGCAACTTTGGCGCTGGTAACCGCGCCAAGCAGGACTTCTTCAAGCACCTGTTCACGACCCCTAAAACTCTGGAAGAGAAGCCAGCGTTCAATCCAACTGGGTTCAAAAACCTAAGGGAGATCGGTCGCAAGGTCGAGCAGGAGACCCAGAACCAGATTGCTCTGGCTAACTAGTCAAGCATAAACGCACCACAAGGCCCCCGAAAGGGGGCCTTTTTTGTGCATAGCTTGGCACGGCACATGCTCTAAGAATATCTCTAAGTCGTTGCGCAGCAAGGACTTAGGGCGGCGGCGGGGGCGAATTTTTGTAAGTCCTTCATTATCAACAACTTACGCAAGCAATTTTTAATTCTGTAAGTCTTTCATTATCAACACTTTATATTTTTTAATTTTTATCTATATATGTATATATATTATATATGTTTATTTGGCTATATATATTTGACGTTCTATATTTAGTGTTTTATATTTGAGTATTGTTATTAAGCGTTTATTTGTTCATTATTTGGCTTTATTTGATTTGTAATCAAACAGTATTTGAATATTATTTATTAGATATTAGATAGATATTTGTTATTTATTTGGCCGCGCTTTATTTATAATCAAAACAAAAAACCCACAGGTTGCCCTGTGGGTTACGTGAGTAATTGTTATTATTTATTATTACTTGGTACGAGGCTTACGATATTGAGCCTTGCCAGAACGCGCAAACACGATACGGTCTGTGTCAACGCGGCGATTCATCTTGCTATTGACATCAAAGAATGATACCATCTTCTCAGTCGCTGACTTGATGCGAGCGCAATAGGTATGCTGTCCCTTGGCGCGATTTACTACTAGGGTGGTAAAACGACCACCTGTCTTATTCAATGTATTAACTAATTTATTTGTCATACAAGAATGAATCTATCATATTACTGTATATTTGTCAAGTGTTATTAAGCATTTTTTTGCACATTATTTGACTTTATTCAAATCCTATTTTAGTTGCTTTCCATATACTATTTAATGCATTATTACCATTTATTGTAGCGTTAATACATGTTAATATTAATGTGGCTTCGCCTGATACTTGATCTCTTTCTTGTTCATATCCTTCTACAAGTGTTAGTTCTTTGCCATCAGGGGTGACGCCAGTCCAAGGGCCGCTGCAATTACCTAATACCCATGTCTTATATTTAACGATTTCGCCATCAACATTTTTACCTTCTTTTTCTTGCTGGTAGTACGTGGCGATGGCCATCCAGCTCCAGTCCTCACTGATCCACTGCGCGGTGATGCCGTGCTCATGTTTTAATAATACTTGCTGCTTAAATCTCATATATTATATATTACAGAAAAAACAACAAATATAAACAAAAACAATCAAAAATCAACAAAAACAAACAAATATTTATTAAGTGTATTTAATATTAGATGTGTTTATTTACTTATTATTTATTCGCGGCCATTTAATATGAATGATAATGAACTAGATAATTTATTTATTATTTTATTTTGGTTATTTGTATATGTATATTACGCTATTGCTAATTTAGTTTAGCTTATTTTTCTCTTCTTCCTCTTCTTGCTCAATTTCGCGCATTGTATCTTTAGCTATTTTTTCAATTATTTCTGCTTTCATGAGAGTAATATCACTTTGCTTCATCATTGCAAACAACATCCCTCTATGGAATATAAAATACATATTTAAACAAGAACAAAACACAAACAAATAAAAATTCAAATTATTTGGCTTTATTTCGTTATGTAGTAACAACATTACAAACAAACACATAGAATAACACAAACCATATTTATGTATTATTGTCATTATTTTATAATTCATATTATTAATTATCTTCTACTTCTTTATTTGAATAAATAATAGAAGAAGTCATACCTTTAAAATTTCTATCTTTTTTTATTTATTACTATCTTATTACTATCTTGTTATTATCTTATATGTTATATGTATATATTCTTCTTATTTGTCTGTATATGTACATGTATATAAAACAGTATATTTATTGGGAAAAATGGGATATTTTGGGCTAACGCAACACAATTAGACACACTAGATAAATAAGACCTATTAAGCTTGAAAGCAACAGAAAACTGCATAAAATGGCTAAGAAATCACGATACATAGTAAAAAACAATATTTAACAGAACAACACTAATAATTAATACACTAACAACATTATGTATTATTTGTACATGTAAAATTCTTATTACTTTATTACTTAGCGGCCATTCAATGTGAATTTTACAATTCTAATACATTATTTACTATGGTTTCTATTTGCTTTGACATAGTTGGCTTTATTATGTAATAGATATACGAGTAATCACCTAAGCTTACTATATCTGATATTTGACTTGTATATAAACAAATGCAATATACGATGTCATCAAAGACTCTAGCATCGTAATCAAACGCTTCGAAAATTTTTAAAAACTTTTCTTTGTTAGCGGCGCTCTCTTTCTCGAATTCGTCCGCCCAATTTAGAAATATTTTTTTAGCGTTGGGCTCATAAAACTTGTCATATAAGATGACCTTAAGATCTTCATAAGGCATCTTTAAATCTTTACTTGTTTGAAAAGCGAATATATGACTAGTCTTTGCCATCCTTTTTGAAAGTGGCAAATGGTATTATCGCATAATTATGATGTGGTTTATAATATTCAACATATTTATTTGCTTCTTCATATGTTCTAAACTTAGCATCTATGTGCTGATCAACACAAGCATAGTTTATTTCTATATTATTTAATACAATGGATAATATTAGTGTCATATCGTGTTGTAAATCTTCACAAATCGAGGTGTGTGCTCGCCTACGTAAGCGCTAAGGGTATTTGTCTCAAAATACTCCTCCGCTTCCTTAAAAGTCATGCTAGAGGTCTCTACGAGGATTTCTATGCATTTAAAGGTGTCGTATACGGCGACAAAATCAACCATATCAATGCCAATAAGTGCATCATCAAAACCATCAGCAAGCAAAGCTTGCTCATTTATGCAAGATAACTCTTCTTTTATTATTTCAGGCCATGCGCTCATAGAATATTTATTTGATGACTCCATGCTGCAATAGTTAATCCAGTTCTTGGTTTCAAATCTGAAATCCCCTGCATAGGCAAAACGAGATGTGGATGTCCTGATCCAAAAAGAACTAGTCTGTTATATTTATATTCAATTTTTAACCAATTTTTATTATCTTTTGCAATATCATCTAGATGAATAGATGAGAAATCTGTTAACTCTTCTATATATTCGATGCATTTTTCTAAATTAATAGCTAGCTGACCGCCAGAAATGCTATTTTGAGGGCCTGTGTACAATACGGATGTAAAATTAGGGTGCCTAAGCTTTCCATTTGTCTGTTCAAAATGTTCTTCATCGCAATCCACATGAAGGCCTAAATTTGTAGATTCACTTAAAGTATTATACCAAACTTCGTAACCAAATATTTTTTCATTTAGATCTTTTAGTTTTTCAAACCAAATTTTATGTATTGCTTTATGCCAAATGTTAACATTAGGGTCTACATCATCTTTTTTTACAAAAAACGAGTCAAACCTATCATGTAATATGCCAGCATTAAGCTCTTCTACAAAGCTTTTGTCTAGACAGTCATCTAAGATGGAGCAGCAGTTATTCATTTCTTATTACATGGTAATCGAACGGGAATTCAGGTCTATCGGGCCTGTAAAATAACTCTTCGGCTAGAAAATATCGAACCAACTTGGTAAAAAGCTGGCGTTCTTTATGAGGAGAATCAAGTTTATTTAATTTATCGTAGATTATCAGTTCGTATTCCATACATACCACATCAAATCCAAACATCTTTATTTTTCCAAGTGTTTCCATTTTTCTATGAACTTTTCTGTTAACTTTAAAGATCTCTCTCTGGTTGACTCAACGTCTGAAGACGCTAAATTAGATCCAAGCATTACCAACATAGTCCCTAATTCTCGGATGTCAAGCTGTAAAACAAATCTTTCATTTGTTTCTTTAACCTCTGTCCAAGGTTTTTCGTCGCCTTCCTTACGCCAAGCTTCGCTTTCTTCCATGTTAATCTTTTTTAATAGCTTTAGTTTATATATTTTACATTAAAAGCTAAAGAGATTCTAATGTTTTCTTCTGGGTTAGGATCAACATAATGCATTAAATAAGATGGAAATACAACAACTTTACCTTCAACTGGTTGATAAGTATAAATACTGCTGTCATACTTATTATTGTTTGAAAAAGCATTTCCGGTAGTTATATTTATATCAGGTAAAGAATATATATGAGCAGGTCTAGGATCTAAAAAATGGATTGCAGGGCAATTTTCTGGAACTTTAACATAATATACTCCAGAATAATGAGACTCTGGATGTAAATGTGGCGGATTGAAAACGTTTTTCCTATTTATATTCAACCAATATCGCAAATCGCCCCAATGTCCTTCGCACCAATCGTGTTCTTTTTCTACATTTTTTAAAAGATTTAAAATTCTTTCTACTAAAAAATTTTTAAGTGGTGCTGTTTCTACTTCATATACTTTATCATTAATTGTTTGAAAGAAAAAATCTCCGATTAAATATTCTTGTCCACCATATGTTTCTTGAGAAATGTTTGTTTGTGTTGATTCTTCTAGTTTTTGTCTTGTTCCTTCGTCGGAAACTATATAGTCTAATAAATGTTTTTGTATTTTTGGGTGATCAGGCAAATCAAATTCCCAAAAATCTACAGAAAAAATATCTTTTTTCATGTTAGTAATTATTAAAGTTGACCTGTCTATTTTCATAGAATTCAGGTCCATACAAACGATCAATTAAAAGATCTTCAATATAAAAAATCCTTTGCTCAAGCTCGTACATTTTTTGCTGTTGATCTCGAACAGTTAAAAGTGCGACGCCTAAAATAATAGCTGCGCCTACGCAAGTAATAGAGCTTAACAAGTCCATATATTTTATGATAGATTTTCTACTAGCTGTTTCAAATCTTCTTTAGTAAAAACGAAAACGGGATCCTCATCTGGATCCGTACAAAAGCAATATTCAATAAATTTATCTTCTTCCGTAGTTTTGACGTAAAATTCATTGCCCTCTTTATCTACTAATTTAAAATTTACTTGTTTTACTAGTTTCATATTTTTTATTAAGTTTGTATCGTCTATGTATGGATTAAAACACATTGGTCAAACTGGCTTATGCTTTCGAAGATACTCTATAGCTCTCTCCAGCAATTCTGGGTCATCTTTGAATGAGCCTATGTTCCTGTTGCAAGAATGGCAAAGCCAATCTCTGAATTGGTTTGTCTTGTGGTCGTGATCAACGACCCAAGCTCCGTTCCTCCTGTTGCCTTCACCTTGACACTCTTCTGCGCTTCTTTTGCAAATCGGGCACTTGTGATCTTCTGGAGCATTTCCATACTCAAGCTTGATCTCATGCCTTTCTTTGCTGAGACGATTGTTGCATCTTTTGCACTCTGTCCTACGGTATTTGCCTCCCCCACTAAAGCTGTAGGCTGAGATTGGCAAAGTCTCGTCGCACTTCTTGCAGACTTTGGTGTCACAGTTAGGCTCCAAAGATACATGTTCTGGAAACAAGTCTAGCTGTGTCATACTCGTTAATCAACATAACACAAACTTCACCGGTCGCAATACTCTTTTTTGTCCGTCCACCAGAAATCTTTCTTCGCTATTTTGAAGCATACATTTCGTGGTTCACCATCAGGGTAAAACTGAAGCTGCCACTTGCCGTCCCAAAGAGCGTATCCAGTTTGACCGTAACTCAGATATTTATGCTTTTTGCCGATATAAACCCCATCAGGTTTAGGATCGGCTTTTGGTTTATCAAATTGAATTTTGCCGTCAGAAAATATATCTACATTAGACATTGCTAGAAACAGAGGCTTTATAAATATAATCAAGCGTTTCTTTTACTTGATTTCTGCCCCAACGTGTTGTAATCACTGTAGAATCTTTTACACGCTCTATTGAGACAACGGTATCTAAATTATAAAGAACTTCTTCTCCAGTTTGGTAATCAGTTAATTTAATTAGGTGAGCCATATTATAAATCGTCTACTTCGAAAGTTTGAATCGGAACTATTTTTTTATTGCGAACTGTTTGAATGTTAGCATAAATACCATGAACATTAGTGCTCCAATCTTTTTGTTTTAATTTTTGCACTTGTTCATCTATTTGGTTTAGTTTATCCTGTAATTGTTTATTAACATCGTTGTAGTTTTTTTCATTGTATTTCACTTGCCAATAAGTTGGCAGCGGATCATGAATATTAAACTTTTGGGAACACGCTGTTGATAAACTTAAGAATAAAAAGGCTAAGTAAATATTCTTTTTCATGTTAAATATGTATCAATTACATGCTATTAAGAGTCTAGTTCTACAATTTCAGTTTCTGCTAGAGAAGCATACTCTCCTACTCGACTAGGAACGAAGGAAGTACTGGTCGGGACATCACTATCTTGTGAATGCCCTAGAAGAAGCCCTTTGCCAACAAATGACCTATCCTGACCCAACCAAGACCAAACTTCTGCACTCCGCTCAATAAGTTTGTCTGGATCAGAAAGTAATGCTGAATCTAAATAGATTGCATTCTGATCATCAACGATGACTTTTGCGATCTTCTTTGATTCTATAATATTGCCAATTGTTACTTTCCAACTTCTTTCCCAATCACCTGCCAGAATCTCTTCGATATTGACTTGCGTGATCGTTTTAATTTTTGAATCAACTATAATACCTTTAATCATAATATTGTCATACAAATTAATCGTCATCAAATCCACCCGCTTCAATTATGCCTAAAGCGACGATTCCCATCATGACGACGCCAAACATAAACAATGAAAACAACATGTTATTTCTTTCTGTTATAAACGATTTGCTTGATGCCAACCCAAAGGGTCAAAATACTAGGAACCCATAAACCAACATACATTCCTGCTGATTTATCTTTGAGGAACCAAAGGGCGACGCTCATCATGAATGATAGATAAGCTGCAATAATAAAGAAATAATCTATTCTTTTAAACATAATATTTTATTTTAGTGAATTATTAGTAAATATGCCACAATTCTACGTACGGCGCAACAAAAATAGTAAAATTGTATATCTTTCAAGTTAAATTGGTGGGCCTTGCAGGGCTCGAACCTGCGACCTGCCGATTATGAGTCGGATGCTCTAACCAACTGAGCTAAAGGCCCTAAAAAAGACTAAACTATAATAAACTGGTGAAACACATCGAGTGTGTTGAGTTAGTGAATTATATATTTAGTCTTTTAAATTAGTGGCTGTAATTGCCATATACTTCAATATAGCACTTTTCGCAGAGTTGTCCAGTACCATCAACATAATAATTTCGATAATCTACATGTTGATCTTCTGGTTCTTGCGATTCTGTGCCACAACAGACGCAAATATCATACTTTACATCTGAATTATTCATGTTATGATTCTACAATTTTCTTAACTGACCATCTATAAACAATAAAATTGATATAGAATAAAACTGGGAATAAAATTACCATCATTGGGAGTTCAGGTAATGATAACATTCCAGCTACAAGTCCGAAAACGAATCCGCCGCCCATTGCCGCTAAAGTTCCTACTACCATATAGAGGAACCACCATAATAATACTGTACTATTTTTCATTATCTTTACTTTCTTTATAACTTGCTTCAACAGCTTTATTAATATACTCTGTTAAAGACTTTTTTGTCAAGCGCTTTTTGTATTTACGCTCAAATTCTTTTTTAAATTCTCTATCATAATCTACTTCAAATGATAAAGTACCATCTTTATTTTCTATAACTTCTAAAACATCTAGCCTCATAATTTTTATTCTGTAGCGAATCTTTCAATGAGGGGTACGCCGGGGCCAACCAATCTAGGATTAAGCCAAACATAACCTAATTCAAAGGTATTAGCCATTTCTGGGGCTACATCGTCCACGATACGTCTATAAGACATATATTCTTCTGGATTAGCATTCATAACCTCATGACCAACTACAACGCCAAATTGTTTAGCGTTTTCTAAAGTCCATCTAAAAATGAGTTTAGTTAAATGTGGGTTTTTTCTTGTTGTTTCAAGTAAACAGTTTAATTTTAAAAAACCTCCATGAGAATCAGGAACAGATTCAATTAATCTTTTAAAAACTGTATGCTGCATGTCAGATTTAGAATGTTTAACATGTATAGAAACAAAACGAGGAATATCGTTTACTTTGAAGCCGTCCCACTGATATTCAGGAGAGTACAAGACTAATCGATGAGTACTTGGCTCATCAAGATTTTCTGGGTTGATCATCCTGTGTACCCTGAAGCCATTCACAAAAACAATTACATTCGGGTCATCGAACATAATATTTCTAGGATAATTTAAATGATCAGCATTCAAAGAGCTAATCGACAATAAAAGTGATAAAATTAACTTTTTCATTTATTTTTTAAAATTTGGAGCCAGTTGTCGGACTTGAACCGACGACCAGCAGTTTACAAAACTGCTGCTCTACCACTGAGCTAAACTGGCTTTTCATATTATATTACATTAATTTTTGTTCTCTGTCTAGAAAAATGTTAAAATACGTGTAATATAAACAAAGTACTTTTAAATATTATGTCACATATTTCTGGAGAATACACATACCAATTTTCAAGAATTGAACCTTTTTGGTGCGATTCTGCTGAAACGGGCGTAGAAAAATTAGTTGTTGGTTTAACATGCACTTTTAGTGGTGTGGATAGCCACGAAAACGAAGTTAATGTTGCTAATTATGTTGATGGAACAACTGGTTTTATGCCTTATATAGATAAAACGACATTAGATTCAAATATTAGTAATTACTGTAATGATTACGCAACTGCAAATGATTGGTGGGCAAATTTAAAAAACCAAGTTTCAGGTCGCATTGATCACCCAGTAACTATGACGGGATTTAATCCGACAGTTAACCCAAATCCGCCAGCTTAAAAAATTATTTCTACTTGACCTTCACACTGGGATCGAATTTTTTGTTCGATCTCAGTATTTTTTTCTCTAATGTTACCTTGATCTCTATTTACATTGATGGCATAAGCAGTGTCTAAATTTTCTTCGTTTCCAGCGGTTCCAGCAGGTTTGATGTCATTGACAACAATACGAGGGCCAGCACCAAGTTCATCTACAATTTTATTGTATCTGATATTAAAATAATGTAAAGCTCTAATTGTATGAGCTAGATGACGGTTTTCTCTAGCAGTAGTTAAGATAACTCTATCTTTTTTAGGAAGATTGTTAATGAAACTAATTGCATCAATAATAGGAGTTTCGTGCAAATGACTTTCCATATTATTATTTTGTATAATTTCATCTAACTCTTCGTTAGTTTTATGGTTTAATAACGTGCCGTCGATATCCACGAACCATGTTTTATTTAAATTTTCTAGTCCTGCCATTTTTTACTAAATTTATTTGTTGCGAATTTATCGTTTAATAATCTTGTTCTGTCAACCTTTTTTCCATAGATGTTTACTTTTTTATTGCAAAATCTTTTATAAGCTTTTATCCATTCATCCATAGTTCCTGTTATTTCTGGACTTAGCCAATAATTATCTTCGTATCCAGAGGTTTCTTCTCTTACTCTACTATTATATTCTTCGTATCTAAATAAAGATTTATCTTTTGCTTGTTCAATCTTTTTTAATCTAGCTATTTCAAAATCCGCTCTACCTAATATACCTTCAATATCATAAAGTATAGGTCTGCCCATTGCGGATTGTTCTTTACTATCGAGACTTTTTTCCATATTTAAAATTTTTAATTTCTTGTTTATCTGCGAAAACCTTGCTACGATCTACTTTTTTACCATATATGTTTACTTTCTTTTTTTCGAATCTTTCGAAAGCTTGATGCCATTCTTCGTGAGAGCCAAGGAAATCTGGATCGAGTGAAAAGCGGTGAACAAATCCACAAGTAGGAGGGTGATAATCGATATCGTGTTTTTTTCTATAACGCGAAGTAATAGGAAGAGGTTTGTATCTTTTTATCCTTTGTATTTCAGTGTCACATTTAGCAACAATATCTTTCATTGTACGCTCTGCTTTTTCTAATTTGCGTATATAATGATATTTTTCTAATTTATTTTTAAACTCTTCGCTCATATAAATTATATTTATAAATTGGTACCCCTAGTAGGACTCGAACCTACAACATACTCACATCTAGAGTTCAACCGTGTATAAGACGGACGCTTTACCATTAAGCTATAGGGGCGAAAAGAAGTGGTACCAGTGGTCGGACTCGAACCGACAAGCCCGAACGGGCGACAGATTTTAAGTCTGTTGTGTTTGCCAATTTCACCACACTGGCATAAATTAATTATCTACCTTGTCTGTTATAAGGTTTTTTATAATTTTTACTCTGCTTATTTCGAGAAGAATTGTTTTTAGAATGTCTTCCCTTCATGTTGCTGATTTTTTTATTTAATCCGCGTTTTTCTTGGTGTTTGCTAGATCCTTTTGATTTTGCCATAACTCTATTCTTTCTGCTATTTGTTCTGATAATATAACCCTTGCAGCTTCGCTGTCAAGATTTATTTGCCTATGATTCTCACTGTATTCATCTAAAACTTGTTTTATTATATCTTTCATACTATATTACCTACAGCGATCAAGGGTCTAGCTATTTTTCCAGAAAAAACTTTATTTACTTCTTTCGGCTCCACCACCAAACACATACCGATGCCACCGTTAAAAACCCTAGCCATTTCTTCATCACTTATGTTACCATCTTTTTGAAACATATCAAGTATAAATGGTTTATTAATTTCGCCTTTCCAATTGACTGATAAGCCTTCCGGTAAAATTCTATTTAAATTAGATAAACCTCCTCCGGTTATGTGAGCAATACCTTTGATATTGACTCCACTATCAATTAAATTAATTATTTCTTTAACGTAAATTTCTGTAGGCTTTAGTATTTTATCAATATATTTTTCATGTTTGTCTTTATTGAAGATTTTTCTTACTAAAGAATAACCATTACTATGAAAACCATTACTTGGAAAAGCTAAAACAACATCACCTTTTTTTATTTTACTGCCATCGATTAAATCTTTCTTCTTAACGATTCCAATACAAAACCCTGCAATATCAAAATGCTTATCTGGAAGCAAGGAGGGCAACTCAGCTGTTTCTCCGCCTATTAGTGGAATACCAGCTTCGTCGCATCCTCTTTTGATTGAATTAATAATTGTGAGATATTGTTTTTCGTCCACATTAGATGAAGCGAAATAATCTAAAAAGAATAATGGTCTAGCGCCGGTACATATAATATCATTAACACACATAGCAACGCAATCAATTCCTATACCTTCGAGCATATTATACTCTTGAGCTAAAAGAATCTTAGTTCCTACACCATCTGTAGCACCAACAAGGTAGCTATCTCCTAGATCAAATAGACCTCCGAATCCCCCTATGTTGTCAACTAGCCCAGAGATTTCTTTGACTAAATTATCTGTTTTGGCGACATCAACGCCAGCTTCTTTATACTTGCTCATCAAGTTTTAAATTAGTGATTCTGTTATAGTCTGAATGTTTTAACAAATATGCTGGATTTGTCAATCTATATTTTTTTCTTTCTTTTGTCGGTAGACTAAAATAGTAGTCTCCTCCAATATGATCTGGATAATCTAAATCAGGACGTTTTAATTCAAAATTTAAATGTGAAACACATACTGATAGTTCTGCTGAAAAATTTATCTTTGCTTTTTTCATATTTTATTTTGCGACACTAAACCCATATATATATGCGACTCAAACTTTCTGATGAACACGCTCCACTCTCTTAATACAGGCACCCAAACTAAATTTAATCTATCCCCAAGTTCGTCTCGGATTTTTCGAGTTTTTACAAAACTACGAATAGATTTATCTATCAAATTATTATACTCATTGTAATTGTTTTTGACAACCATCATTTCATCATTTATAACAAAAAAGTATTGTGCGTTATTTTCTAAGCATTGTAAAGAATCTTCTCTGCAAAATGTAATATTGACATCTGCTTTATTAAAAGGAAAAGATTTAGCGATAACAACTTCGTGACCTCTATTGCGTAGTTGACGATGGACTCCTTTGATAATATCAAATAAAACATGGTTTTCGCTTTGAGTCCAAATTAAATTTATCTTTAATGTATTTTTAAATTTTGATAGTGCGATAATAGATTCATGATCTATCATATTTTTATTGACTGTGTGTTTGTACCAATCAGAACCGGTGCATTCACTATCTTTTATTTCGTTTATTCCAAATTGTTGTTGACTTTTATGCTTTTCTAGTAAACTGTATTTATTAATATTTATTGTTTTGTCTTTAAAATTGTAGTAAACAAAAATTTTATCATTGTTAAATACGGTTTTAACTAGTTCGTGAGTTTGTATGTGTTGTAAGTGACCGTACTCTCCATATATGTTATGAGTGATAATTTCCGTCCAATCAGTTTCGCTTTTTATCCGGGTTAAATTTTCTAAAATATAATCTTTATTTTCAAAAAAATCTTGGGTGGCTTCTTGGTTTAAACATTCAAAATAATTTACTCCAGCACATTTTAAACTATCTTGCAATTCTTTAAACCTCACTGGATCTTTAGAACAAGTTAAGCACACAACTTTAGTATGCGCTGCATTATTTAATAACCATCCACCAAAAAAGATGGCTTCGTCATCTGGATGAGCCACAATTAGTAGTTTGCTTGGTTTAGAAGGCAACTCAATACCTTTCCAATTAAAAGTTTGATCTGATACTATTTTTAAATCTGACAATACTTTATCAGTTCCATTTTTTATCTCTTTAGGTATAAACCTCCATTTATAACCAAAGTCGCCTTTATCGCTAATTTTAGCTTTATTTTGAATTACTTGTCCGTAAGTAATAAAATTTTCAGGCCCCATTAAATCAATATAATGTACGTCGCTATTTTCTATGTAGTTTTTTATTAAGTTAGACCACATATATTTTGCGATTTGATTTTGCAAATACAAATTTTTGTTATATAGTGGAGCGTTACAATAAACATAATTACCCCAATTTAAAACAAAATGATAAGCTATATCCTCACATACAAAACATTTTAAAACTCCTTTGCTGTGTAAAGTATCTAATTCTTTTTGTGAGTACCAGTCGCCCCAGCTAGATTGATTAGATTGCGACCAAATATCCATGAATTTTTTGCAATCTTCATATGAATAAAAAGATTCTTCATATTTTAAATAAGAATTATCCGATAGAGATTTTTTAATATCATACCTGTCGGATTTGCTTAAAGAATCTAAATACTGATCAAAACAATTAAACCTATATGTGGGAATTAATAATGGAGAACTCCGCTCTAACACATTCATTAAACAAAAAAGTCTTCTGTAAACTCGTTAGACGCGTTCTCTTCTTCTGTGTTTTGTTCTATCCATCCAGTTATGATGTATTTTCTTTGATTTCCAGAAGGAGGATTTCCTCTGTGGGTGTGAGTCCAGAACGCTGGAAATAAAACGCTTTTACCAGCTTCTGGTTTAACTTTTGTTTTTTGAAATTTGAATTCAGTTTCGCCACCGCTTTCAAGATCGTTTAAATACCACATGAAAGCCATTTGTCTTTTTCTCATACGTTCATGTTCTAAGTAGTTTTCAAAGTGCCAAGCGTAATAACCTTCATCACCGATGTATCTTTGCATTTGCATGTGGTAATTGCCATTACTGGAAGCAGTGAATCTATTTTGAACAGACCTAACTAAACTAAGTTTACTAGAAAAACCTCCTTGCCTTCTCCAAATCCAAGGTGCATTTTCATTATATTCAACTAAGCTTTGCAGAAGTTCTTCTGATAAATAATTATAAATATATGACCAGTCTGCATCATCTAAAAAATTGGTCAACATTAAATCTGTAGACTTTTTTATTTGAGTTTGAACAGCATCTCCAGACAATCCTTCCATTTGGTTATCTGTTGATGTTTCAAATTTATTTATAACAAAATCACAAAAATCTTTAGGCAAACTATTTCGGCGAGTATATATTAAATCTTTCATTTAAAAACTTTTTTCTAAGCCATAATGCATTTCTTTAATTTCTTCGTTCAATCTTAAAGGTTTAAAATTAAGATTAGAGAAATCAACTCTAGAAGACCCTTCGAAATAAACTTTTAAATTACAATTATATTGTAAAACTTTTTCGTTGCAATAATTTTTTAATAAATCAAAATCTAAAGATTTACCAGCTTTAGAAAAAGGAACGTCAGCTATTAAAATCACATCTTTATCTTTCAAATCATTATCATATTCTGCAACAAAGTTATTCTCATCATAAAATTCTACTTTCCAGTGCTCAATATCTTCAAAGTCATAACAAGCCCATGTGCCTGTTGCGACATCCATTTGGCCTACTATTTCAAAATCTTCTGATGTTTTTTTATACCATATAACTTTATAGCTGCGATCAGAATCTCCTCGAACACTAACTTGCACTCTGTTGGAAAAACTAATATTAGCTGTATCGCCGTCTAAAAGAGTAATAATCATAATTTATTTTTTCTTTTTAGAAAAGAATTCTATAGATAAGGGTATCAGTGCGGCTAGTATAAACCCTATTAAATAACCTTCATCGCTCATTTGCTGCCTTAAATAATATTAATATAACGCCGATAATTCCACCGATAACGAATAATGATTCTGCTGTCATTTAAATTTAGTTGCACACAGTAACAATAAAACCGCTAAAAGCGGAACTCCGTATTTAATAATAGTCAAAACTTGTAAAGTGTCCATTCAATAGTATAATACACTACAAGTACGATTTCCCATGTAAGAATTATCTCACCAGTCCAGCGCCAAAACCCAAACCTTTGTCTTTCATCCATCATTTTAAAATGAATTTTTTAGGACGCATTTCACCTTCTATGCTGACATCATAATCAAAAGTTATTTTTTTATTTTCTTTTTCGATTATCTTATTAATGATGCTAAGTAGTCCAAATTCAATATACCCTTTATGAATTTTAATATCATAAGAGCTAGCAATATTAGAATTAGTTGGAACTGTTGTAGAAATCAGCGCCATCATCGCAACAGGATCTTTTTCTAACGCATCATTTAAAATATTTAAAACATTATCACTTGTCATTTACATGCTCCACTTGTATGTTAGCTTTTTCTAAAAGTTCTAAACCTCTACCATCTCGATAATTGTCGCCGTAAACAACTCTTTTTATTCCTGACTGAATAATTAATTTAGCGCAATCAAAACAAGGAGAACAGGTTAAATAAACTGTAGCTCCGTCACTACTATTTGTAGACCTAGCTAATTTGCTGATTGCATTGCTTTCGGCATGAAGAACTTCTGGTTTAGTGGTTAAACCTTGTTGGGTGAAACCAAATTCACAATTATTATCAAAACCTGATGGTGTGCCATTGTAACCATCTGAAATAATAGCACCATCTTTTACAATTAAGCAACCCACTTTTTTTCTTCTAGCGTGAGACATCTCAGCCCACGCTTCGGCCATTTTAAGATAAGTTGTGTCTAATTTTTCTTGGTCGGGCATAAACTTTTTTTCCTTTTATGATTTCTAAACTGTCTTGAGCTGAAGCCAATTCATCTGTGATTTTAATACATTCATCTATAATGTCTGGATGCTCTCCAATTCCAACGGGGTTGTTGAGGTAATTTTGAAGTAGTGCTTGATTTTTCAACACTTTTGCTTCAAAATGAGCTTCTAATGCATTTAATATATGTTCTTTCATATTATAATTCGTAAGTTATATCGTAATCTTCAATGATATCGTTGTGAAGTAGTCGAAGCGCAGCCTCTTCAGTGCTTGCTTTTACGTCCTCATCAGGAGTGTCTTCTTCAAACAATAACAGAAAATGTCTACCAGCTTTAACATCTTTTATGTGCTTGATTCCTAATTGTTTAGCAGCAGAATTAATAACTGTGCCTTGAGGGTCGTAAGTCTGACCTTTGACAACTGTAAATACTCTAGCTTTTTTCATTTTAAATAAGTTCTACTTCTTTTTTTAGAATTTTTAGGCATCTATTTTCAACTTCTTCTTTATTTTTTGAAATCATAGGTCCGAATACATGATTTACTCTTCGGTAAAAACATCCGCCACAACCAGCTGATAAATTTTTTAAAAAATGATCTAACTCATCGCTTATTCCCATGAATTCAGATCTATGAGCTGAAACTATTTTAAATAACTCTTTATAAGTCATTCTTATTTTCATAAGAAATTATAAAATATTAAACTTAAATAAGCTAAAACAAATAGATTTAGCTCCAACGGAATAAAACATAACACAGACATCCAAAAAGTCAAACAAATATGGCAAGTTATTAATTTAGAAAAAAAACTTTGTTTTTGTTTTAAAAACATCGGAAACTCCATTTGGTATTCAGATTTTTCGTATTCTTTTATGATTGGAATCTTTCTAAATATTTTAGAAAAAGAAAAATAATCATAAAAAGCATTTGTGTCTGTCCATATATATGTTACATATGCTATACAAACTGCCGGTATTAGATAATTAATTATTTCTTCCATTTGTTATAATTAAATTTGTTAGTATTTGTTTTGTGTCTTGCCAATTTTTTACGTTGAATTTAACTTCGCATAAACTAGCTAAAGCGTAATCATTGCCTCCGGGTTCGCATTTATCGCCAAAAAAGATTTTTCTATCATGATCACTTAAGTAATGATATATTTGACTTTTATCTTCGCCTTGTTTTTGTATGTCTATAGATATTTTGCCTCCAACACATGCATAAAAATTATGTTTATTAAATAATCTATTAAAGTTGTCGCAAATTTCTTTTCTTTCACCTTGAATTTTATCCCATTCGTAGTATTCTTCTCTTTGTTCTTGCGTGATATCTCTACCTACAGTGCTGAAATTTAACATACCAGCTCTGTATTCAAAGTTTTTAGAGCCTGATTTATGAGCGGGATATTTTGTGTCGTCTAAAACGTCATATAAATAAGCGATAGCATCAGACGGTAATGTAAACTCTCTGGAATAAATCATGTGATCATCCATCCATAATTCGTTACCCATGCAAGTAAATACGCCCATACAAGCTTTTAAAATATCTTTGGGTACTTGTTCTTCTACTTTAAATTTATCGCTTCCTGTAGCTAAATAAACAACATTATTATCGCAAAACTTCTTGAAGAAAATAGAAAACTCCTCGTCCATAGGAAGACGAGGAGCTGTTAAAGTGCCGTCTACATCAAATATATAAGCGTCATTAAGTAACATCAATTATTATGTTACTTTTTAAGTAAAAATCTAATTATTTTACTATGACGCGATAATATTTTTTAGAATTAGATGACTCTGTAATTAGTTTTATCTTGCCATTAACAAAAATACCTCCAACTGGGTCCTCAACGTCGATCCAATTAACAAAATCACTTGAAGTTTGAAGCTGGTAAGCGACTCCTTCGATTGCATCAAATTCAATTTCAAAATTAATTGAATGGATTTTAATTGTAGGAATAGGATTTGGAATTATAATTGTTTGTTGACCTTCATCTAATACTAAATATCCACTAACAGAAATGCCAGTCCATCCATGCATCCAATTCCATTTATCAAATGCTCCAGAGTATTTGTTATTCTCAAAGAATGGGTCAGCTAAAGCAATAGCTCCATCATACAAAGGACTATCAGCTTGAGGGCGTGGATCTAATACTGCATCATAATCTCTGCTGATTGGACCTAACTTAGGATCAATAATGCGATTGTTAAGAGATAGATCAGTAAACAATGGTGTAGCATTCTCATTAGCGATTGTCTCAGGAGTGTCTCCAGCTCCGAACAGCCACCAGATATTATTCTGAAAATCAATATCACCATTATTCATACGTGTCAAACTATCATCCTGCACGTCAATAGCTCTCCCGTTAAAATCAGTAAAGATACTATTGTAATAAACCGCTCCTGCATTGTCTCTAATATTAAAAGCTCTTTTGCCATTACCAGAATCAACACCACCGCCAATAAATGTAGCATTAGAGATAATTGGTTTAGCAATAGGAAGCCTTGTATTATCGTCAATATCACCATCATGCTCACCACCATCACCAGAGTCACCATCTTGAATAGTAAACCAATATTGACCTTTACCACGCCATCCTTGATCGTAATCAAAACTATCATCGCCACAATAAGCTACTGATAAATATTTTACTTCAGCTGTACCACCAAAAAATTCAATACCGTCATCAAGATTTGCAAAGATATCAATAAACTCAATGGTGGTGCCACGACCAACAGCTCCAAGAGTTAATCCGTTAATCTCGTTATCAGCTCCGATCAACGTACCCCCATGTCGAATAGAAATGTATTTGAGAACTCCGCTATTATCATTATCGTCATCACCTCCAAAGCGACCTCTAGTCTCATTAATATCAATACCTTCAATATTATCTGTAATAGGTGTACCGCTATCAGCAGGGCTATTAAGGACTGCATTGCCTAATACAATAACACCACCCCACAACCCTCTATCGTTAGAACCCAAGTCCTCTGTGTTATACACATCATCTATTTCAGCAGTAAAAATAATCGGAGCTTCTTTTGTTCCTTCTGCATATATTTTTGCGCCTCTTGCAACAACCAAAGCTGATGCTTGAGCTCCTTGCCCCGGTTTACCTTTGATTACAGTTCCCGGTTCAATTGTTAATGTTTCTCCAGATTCAACGAATACCAATCCATCAAGAATATATTCATTGTTTGATGTCCACGTAGTATTTGTGGTGATATCATTATCAGTTACAATAATTTGAGCATTTAATGCTATTCCGGTTAGTAGTGTTAATATAATATGCTTTAACATAATAAAAAATTAAAAATAAGAAATAAAAGAAGGGCGTTCTTGCTTGCATTCAGGCTGAACTTTAGTCCAAACGTTTTTATAAGCTTTATTGAAAGACTTTTTAAGTCTCAAGTATTTTTTAATCCATTTTGATTTAATAGTTATTTGTGGTATATTGCTAACTATTTTTTGCAGAACTGTTTGTTGGGAAACTATTTCTTCTAATTGTTCGACAGTTAAATCATCAAGGGATTCATAGTCGTCTAACTTTTCAGGTTTTTTAAGAGGAAGGAATATTGTGCCAAAAATAGCAACACAGAGCCCAGAAGAAGTAGTGATCATAGCTTTTGATATACCTCCAGCTAATGATTGAACGTCTGTTCCTGTGTTTTGAAGAGCATTAAAGGTTTGAATCATGCCGACAACTGTGCCAAGAAGCCCCAAAAGAGGGACGACACCGATCATAATATTAACAAAACCTTTACTAAATTTATTACTTAGATAAAAAAGACCAACAAAAAAGGAGCTGCCTAGTATAACAAAGTTAACTAAGCCTCCTTTTGCCCACCAATCAAAGCAGAATTGTAAATAATCCACACTGTAATCTTACAGCGATTAGGTATATTGTCACGTTACAATTAAGTGACTTTTAATTCCTTTGTGGATAATTACCATCTATGCAAATAATGTAATGTAAATTAGGAGCAGGAGGGTCTATTTTAGGTAAAGCATAACTAAACTCACCATCTCCTCCATACTGGCATCCTAAAATCGAAAACAATGCTGGATTCTTAGGAACCCTCATTAATTGTCCATCACAAAAATGCCAATTTTTTGGCGCGTAATTACCTGCGAATAATATAATTTCTCCTAATGTTCCTTCCATAAATTATTGCATCCAATCTTTTAATTGTTTTACTGTCTGAAAGCCTACTCTTGTTTCTTCGGCTGATCCATTTTCGAATTTTAATAATGTTGGGATAGATCTAACTCCATACTTTTCTGGTACATCTGTTACATTATCTATATCAACTTTAGCTATTATTACGTTATCTAATTCTTTATTTAATTGATCTAATGCTGGCGCAACCATTTTACATGGTCCACACCATTGCGCCCAAAAATCTACTAAAACTTTTTCGTTATCTTCAATTACTTGATTAAACTCTTCTTGTGATTTAATATCTATTATCATAATTGTGACTTTAAATATCATCTAATATAGAATCTATATCTACTTTAATATCATTAATGCATTTTTTGCATATAAAAAGTGTTTTATTTGTTTTTTCGTATTTTCGTTGATATAATATTAGATCAACTTCCTCGAAAGATTGCTTGCATATATCGCATTCTGTCATAAGATTGGTTCGTTATATTTATGCCAACCTCCTTTTTCTGGGGCTCTGCTATGTTTTTTAAGGTACCATTGTTTAAAGTTGCCAGCTATACAACTAAAAGAGTCTGTATCTTTTGTGTCATCAGTATATGATACAGTATAAGAAACAACTTCATCTCTAGCGCAATACATTCTGCCATCGCTTGTATTGCCCCAATGTTGTGTGAGACCATTTATAATTCTATTAATACCTCCATGAAAATATGGTCCCTGCATCCAACCGTAAAGATTTAGATTTTGAACAATAATATTAGCGCCGGACATAAACATAGCAGCTTGAGGTCTTTTATTATTGTGTGGACCTTCCATTTGTAAGTCAACAAATCTAGGATCAGTTATCCAAACATTAGAATCTCCTTTTTTGCTTTGAGTAACACCTTCCCACGGGTAATTATTTTCAGCTAATTGGGGACCATGCCTTATACCAACTTGAGCACCACCATGAGAAAGTATTTTACAATTACGAATGGATAGTCTATCTTGATCTTCAGATAAATAAATAGGAATTCCTTTCATCATGGGGCAAATAATTACTTCTTCGATTGTTTGCTCAAACGGTTTCATAATCATTGTTCCACCGTCAGGCATTTTGGTATGGGTTTTACCTTCTACATAAATACATACTGGAGAGTCCCATTTGTAACCGTAACCAGTATCATCTTTTAGCACTTTATCTCCAAATGTATAAAATCTTAAAACAGAAGACCATCTACTATTTGACGATAAGCAAAATCTCCCCGGTAGCCTAACTGTATTTTTAAATAAATATTCTGGCTCTTCACAAATAATTTTTATTACGGGAGACATCGCAGATCCATGCCAGCCTTCATACATTTTAACTTTTTTATTCCAAGTTTCTTCGGCTTTTTTCCAATACTCGTATTGAATTTCTTGGCCTTTTTTAATTATATCGTTCCAAGAAGCGTCTGAAAATCCTTCGCTATCTTTTTCTAATATAAATTCAAATTTAGGGGTTGCAGAAGTTGAGGGGGTAGATATATTATTAGAAGATTGAACTGTTGTAATTTGATGTTTTAAATTATTTATCTCTTCTTGTATATTTTTAATTGATGAATCATTTTTACACTGCTGTTCTACTTCTTTTATTTTGTCATGAAGAGTATCTATCATATCTCCCATTGCAGAAAGATCTGAACTTGAAGTGCTTGTGCTTTGGGGTTGTTTTAAAGAATCTATTCTTTTGGAAAGATTATTTAATTGTTCTTGTATTTCTGAAGCGTCTACCGATATTTCTTCTGTTTTAGTTGCGAAAAGTTTCATGATAAAATCTAATATAAATTTAAAAACATTCATTATGATTTTTTTAAAATACAAACAGCTTCGTCAGCTTCGAGATTTTCCATGCAGTCTTGTAAGCTTACAACCGCATGTTCTATATTATCCCAAAAATCTTCTTCCACTGTTTCAGTTTGAAACCCGCCAAAAGATTCTATATCACCTTTTAATATGTCTAACGAATCTATTATAAAATTTATTTTTTGCGCACAGTCTTGATATTGACCCCTAGTCATCATATAACTATACCCTATTGTTATAAATTAGTCAATCTTTTTTCTCTTGCAAAGCTAAAACCCATATCCATATCGCCGTTATTCCAAATACAGGTAAAACTCCTAATTCTAGTATAACTCCCATCCCCAAACTCAAGACAAACATAATAAATGCCTTTTCAGGATTTACACTTATTTTCATAATCAATATTACACACGGCAATAAAAATTACGAAATAAAAAAGAGGGACACACACATGTCCCTCTCACACACATTTTATTAGGTAACGCTTATATTTCTATTCTATTCTATTCTATATGTTTATATATTATTATCAGGGTTTACGCATTCATCACTCGATGGTGCGCAAATTATTTAGTTCAACCGAACAAATTTTTAAAAAATCCTAAAATGCCTTTTGGGGACTTTTTCTTTGCAGACGATTTATTTTCTTCCATCACCTCTAAATCTCCTTGTCCAAAATTATAAAGAGCTACGTTTTCCACAACGCCGTCAACAACGCGAACATTAAACTCAAAAGAATATCTGTTTCCGTCTGAATGTTTGATACTGTTGTAAACTAAAATGGTGTCCGTTAAAAATGTTGCATCTAACTTACCATCTCTTTTCTGTTTGTAAAGCTTCTTTCTGTTGATTCGATAAGTTCTTCCTTTGCAGTCAAGGCATTTCGTCTGAAAAAACTTGTCAGATCTTTCAGCGTATTTTAAAATGCTTAACTGTTCTTTACTTACGATTTCTTTAAAATAAGATAATGGAATTCTTACGTCGTCGAACTTGCTCATGTCTAATATATGTTACACGTTTTTAGTGTATTAATCAGTTATTCCTTTGGCTTTTATTTAAGATTGTGCTTAGCGCCAAACTCTGTAACTGTCTTCGTCTCTGTGAAAAGTACTGGTTTCAATTAACACAACATCTTCTTCCTCTGCAATCAATTTGTGAGGACGAATCCTATCAATTTCTAAAGTTTCTCCTTTGGGGACTCTAACTGTTGTTACTTCGCAAGTCAATGTATTTAAAAGATCAACTCTTAAAGTGCCTTCTTGAACGTAAAAAGTTTCATGTTTTAGCGCATGAAAATGCATCGAAGTGTTTTTGCCAGCTTCGATGTGTAGAATTTTGGAGCAGTAATCTTCTTTTTCATTGTTGACAAGCCAGACTTCTTTGCCCCAAGTTTTATTTACTGTTAATGGTTTTCCTGTTATCATAAAATAAAATGACTAATGCGATGACGTTTTGAAATATATCTTGTATATTAACGTTGTGAATCACATTAGTCAAGTTAAAAGTTTAGATTGAATTGTAATGAGACTTTGAAATACGTCTGGCGTATTGATCCCTTGAATTACACATCCAATCTATAAATTATTTAATAGACCGTATAATGAAGGGATGAATTATGTCAAGCATAATAACTTTTTGAATTATATCAAGTCTATTGTAAAATTAAAAATAAGAAACTAAATTATAATGACAGTCTAAAATATATCTTGTATATTGATGTTTTGAATTATATATCTAGTTTCTTGTAAAAATTGTAAATCTATATTGAGTAAATGAAATATATCTTGTATATTGAACCTCTGAAATATAAATTTACTTAAAATAATAACTATAGTGATACCTTGAAATATTTTTAAATATTGATATTCTGAACTATAGTCTTTAGAAATTTAAAAGATGCGCCGCTGTAATGACTTCCTGAAATATTTTAAAATATTGAAAGGGTGAATTACAACGACGCATTAAACTAGCTTTTAGAAATCATGTCTCTCATCGCATTGAAGACTTCCTTAATAGCGCTAGTGTAAGTTTTTCTGTAATGGCGAAAAATTACATCTTGTTCTAAAGAAAACTCACCTCTGTTTTTACTTCTGAGATTCTCATTGTATTTTTCTTTCACTTGTTTTATAATCCAGTTTCTTTTACCATGATAATAAAGATTGCTTCTAGCTACTCCTCCTTTTTGGTGAAAAGGGCTAAAACAAAACAAATGTTTTTTTGCGAAAGTCCAACTTGGTAAATCGCCAGTAGAATTTCTAATAACTTTGTTAGGTAAAATATCAAGACTTTCTTCGTCGATTTCTCCTTGCATAGAAGCTAGAATAGAGTATAGTTGGGGAATACTGATTTGATTTATTCTTAAATCACCAGCTTCAAAACCTTTTTTCTTGCTGCTGACTTTATATCGACAAGTTGATTCATCTAAATTAAAGCACTTTTTGGCGTCTTCAGAAAGCCTAGAAATCAATTCTTCCATGTGGTCTTTAAGCCAAGCTGCATTTTCATCACTATAATCACCATAACGAGCGTAATTTAAAACTTTATTTAGTTTATTTTTCATGCGATACCCCTCTTTCTGCGCTTGAGTCGATTCAAAAAATGTTTTAGGGGTTTTAAGCTTGATTTCTTCAAAATCTAATACTAATTTGTATATAGATTTAGGGTCGTCTAAATCAGATTTTTTTAATTTAGAATATAATTTAGCTCTTGGTGTTGACTTTTGTGGAAATAGTCTCAAGATGACATCATTTTCCCTGCAAAGTTCATACAAACCTTGAAGCTGTGGCGCTGTAAACGGTTGAGCTAGGGATTTATTTGTCCTTGGGACTCCGAAATGAGCGTCCTCACCTACAAAAGCGTAGCCGGGATACTTGATTGGAAGCTCTAACAACTCTTGATGGGAGATAATGAAAACTTTTTCGCCATCAAAATAAGTTGCGGAATTTTTACCACAATCTAATGTGATAAATTTGTAGTTATTTACTCGAACTCTAAAGTTCGACCTCTTGCTTAAGTTAAAAGTAGTCATGGTAAAAATATGTAATAAATTTTTGTGAGCGACTGAAACATTCTATTCTTTATAGGGTTTGCAATTCCCTCCGAACGATGTTGATGTTTTAAACAAAATTTTTATTACTGCTATATGATAAAATTCGTCAACAAGTTTTCTACAAAAAAAATCAAAAAAAAATCACCACCGGGTTTCGGTGATGATTTCAAACTAAAATGATGACGTGAAATGTATCTAGTACATTAACAATGTGAATTTTAGTTTATTTATAATATTGTAATGATAGAGTGAAATATTTCTAGAATATTGATATCCTGAATTACAATTATTATTTATTAGTGAGCCAGCTACTACTTTGAATTTTATCTCCAAGTCCGTAAACTGATTCTATGCCTAACTCAAGACACAAAGCGTGTTCCGGTGTATTTTCGCCGGAAGTTCTGTCTCCTCCGTTACAAAACATAAGCTTTTCATAAGGTTGCCCTGCGATAAGCGTTCTGCAGGAAGCTAACCCTCTTAAAGTTTCACAGACGGTTTGATCTTTGTCAATACATTTTACAGCCATATCAACATAACGAATATTTTCTACAATTTTTTTTCTTTCTTCAAAAGGCATAAATGGTTTGCCTTTTTTTCTTGTTAAAAAATCATCATCATTTACAATAACAATTAACGCATCAGCTAAACATCTAGCTTTCTGCATCAGTTCAACGTGACCGACGTGTAGCGGATCGAAGCCGCCGCTTACTATTGCTATTTTCATATAGAAATACTCTTTTTTATATTTTCTATTTCTTTTAGAGCTTTTCTATATTCTTTTGCGATTTCTTCATTATATTGAAAACTCATTATCGCTTCACAAGATGGGCATTGACAAACTGGGTTATCTATGATAAACCCCAAGTCGATACCAAGAGGAGTTCTGCAGGAAGGACAAACAAAACCGCCGCCGATCATTTTTTAATCTGTTGTATTTTTTGTATCAACTCGTCATTCAAACGATTGACTGCTTCAGGAGTTCCATTGTTTTCCATTTTTATTTTAACATGCATCTTGCGTTTTTTTTCTGTGTGATGTAAATCAATATGAATGTTGTCCTGATCTGTTTCTATGTTCTCAGTGTCAGCAAGCGATACAGCAAACTCTAATTCTATTTCTTTTAAAGAAAGTGATTGGTGGTTGGCTAAACAAAACAAGGGAACCCTCATTACCTCATCTCCAACTTGGAAATCAGAAGTAACGGGGTTCCCGTCTTTGTCGAAGTACTTGAGTAAATTATTTACATGTTGTTTTTCTAAAAAATCTACTGAATTAGATACAGCATGATTTAATGAAGCTATTAGCTTTTGTAATTTTAATTTACTCGCCATATATTATTTAATCTTTACTGCTGCTGTCATTAAGAACAACAGGATCTAGCATCATGTTTAATGCATCAGAAAGCTTCAGCATACCTTCTGTAGGAGGTAACTGCTCAGCATGTACCTTGACATCATACTTGGCGCTATTGTCAGTGCTGCGTGTGTTTGTGGACTTAGAGGCTACCTTACCGCTAACGCTTGCGCTAACCTTCAATCCCCAAAAGGATTTGTAGCTAACATTAGCACTGGTTGAAGCTTCTGAAGAGCTTTCGTCTTCGCTCTTATCAGACTGCTGAACCTCCATCGTGAATTCGATGTCAGCAGTTTTGATTGCTAAAGCAGGAAGAGGTACTAATGGAAGCATCGGGACTTTCGCTTTTAAAGTTTGAGCCTCTGGTGTTCCGCCATCTGATGGTTTAACATAACGAAGGATGTTAACGTCGATTGCATTCGTGTTTCCTTTTTCATCGAATGCCACTTCTTTGATATACTTCCAAGTGATATCATTAAGCTTTGCTTGTCCTTTCGCCATACCAACAAGAGGGGAAACAATCAAATCTTCTATTGGTAGGCCCTTAAAATTATCAGCGATATTAGCCATATAAAAATTGTTACACTAGTTTTATGGTGCTCCCGGCACGACTCGAACGTGCGACCCACTGCTTAGAAGGCAGTTGCTCTGTCCAACTGAGCTACGAGAGCGGTCATAAACTATTATAACTTAGCTAAACTGTTTCTCAACAACTTTAACTCCATCATATGTGATCTTTCTCAGGCCTTCAATTGTAATGAAACCTTTACGAAGAAGAAACATTTCATGATCCCTCTGGATACTACTTCTAGATAATCCAGTTTTAGCTGCAATAGAAGCTAGTGAGCAAGACCCATGCTTCTTGAGAATATTTAATATCTGCCACTCAATACGATTTAACCCTTGAGGCAAAATGCCAAGAATACCAAACAGCTTTACAGTGTGTTTTTTGTTGATGTGATTGATTTTATAAGCTTCACAGTAATCTTTGATTTCTTTGGCTCTTAATATACAAGACCTAGCATTGCCTCTTGACGTTTCTGCAATCACTTGTAACGCATCTTCACTGAAGGTGTATTCTGGGAGATATGATTTAAAAATACCTTTCAGATCATCAGTGCTATAGTCAGAGAACTCTACTACAGTTAGCCTATCTTTAAGTGGAGGGAAGAGATCATGGCTTTCAGTAGTAGCAAATAAGAAATGATGCTTGCTGAAATCAAACTCATAAATCTCATCTCCAGCTCTGTAACTTCGTTTGGGACTCTTCTCTGTATTCAATACAGTAAGAAGAGTGTAGACCAAACTATCAGGCAAAGCATGACACTCATCAAAAAGGACTGTGACTTCTTTATCTTGGATGTGAGGCACGAAGACTTGCTCAAGAAATTGAGCAACAGACTTTATGGTAGAACTGTTGATCTCGATGAATTTTTTCTCTGTCCCGTTTTTATTTTTGAGATTCTTGGCGAACTCTCTAGCGTAGGCGGTTTTACCTAAACCTCTAGCACCAATAAAATTAAGAAAAGGTACGACACCTGTTTTCTTATGAACATCAATGTAGAAGTTGAGTTTACTTTTGATTTGCTCTTGTCCAACTAGTTTTTCAAATGGCATAATATTTATTCCTTACAATGATCAATCTAATATTTATTCAATGAGAAGTCAAGAAAAAAGTGGGGGAGATTGCTCTCCCCCATTGAATTAGCTGATTGTGAACTCAATCTTTGGTTCAGCTTCAACTTGCTTCGTTGGTTCTGACTCTGGCTTTGGCTCTGGCTTAAGTCCAGCTGGAGTACGATTGGCAAGCCAAACGCGACCAACAGGCACAGTAGCCTTCATGTCGCCATCCAACTCTTTCAGTAGATCTTCAAGAGTCATATCAACGGTACTGGTAGAGCCTTTAGGTCTGCCTCTACCTCTTTTCTGCTTTTCTGTCATACACTGGCAATTTAAATTAGGGAAAGGTGAATGTCAAATTTTTTTTATTCGGAAGTAGAGAAAAAAGACCCCTTCAAAAAACACTTGGAATTTTTTGATGCGCTACGGGGTCTTACTGGATTTCACTTAGCGAAAATGAACATCCAGTGTTGTTGCGCTAATACATATTACACACAAAATCAATTTTATTCAACATAATAATCATCATCATCATCAATTAAATAATCTTCTTGATTATAAGTTTCGGAGACATACTCATCTTCATAGCAAAAAACACAAATATACTTTCTTCCTATCTTCTCAAAATCATCATTGTCGTGTATTTCATCTCCACAATATAAACATTTTTTCATACTTGAATGTACATGGCAATTATAAATATGTGAAATTATTTATTTCTTCAGATATTTATTATATATAACTTTTCCTAGATTAGCTGCAAACTTCCGGGCTTTCCATTCCGGTAAATCAAAGAAGTAAGCATGAAAAACTTCTTCTATTAGAACATTTAATTGACGACGAGGTTTTAATGTCGGATCTACGATAATAAGAGGTCTTTTATATTTATCAGGATCATCACAAAGACCTTCCGCATTATATTGTGGCGGAACTTTTGTATAAATAATTTCTACTTCTTTGTCATCGAAATTTTTAATATTCATTACAGCTTCTCTCTTAATATTAATGATGCGGTAGACTTAATATCGTTGCCTTGCAAATTAGAAAAAGTATATTTCTTTTTTCCTTTTTCGTAAGTGTATACGTCCGGGCCTTGGCAGATATCTGTTATACCATATTTACGGTAATACTTTTCAGCGATCTGAGCTAAAGCTAAACCTTCTTCTAATAATTTTTTTACATATAATGCTTGTTGATAAGTCATAAGTTCACCATTTATGTATTATATTGGCAACAATAAAAAAACAAGTAATTAAATTAACTAAAATAATAAAACTGCGCAGAATCAAACTGACCTGCGCTTGTTTTAAAGATAAAATTGGAATATTCGGTTCGTCGTCGTTCGTCTTACCGATTCTATGATCAACAGTTCTGCACCAAATTAACCATAAATTTTTTAACATGTTTTATTCTTCTTCATCTTCATCGACCCACTCTTCAAACTCATATGTTTTCATGGTAGTTAGAAAATGATTCATGATTTCATCATAATCTTTACTACGATCTTCACATCTTAGATCATGATCCCCTCTCCACCATGCTCGGCTTTCCCATTCTTCAGCATTAGAAAATACTTGACAACCTGCATCGCTTGCTTCATCAAATTGATATTGATTTTCTTCGATCTGTAGATAAGCATCTTCGCTTACATCCCACCACTCGCCACTTTTATCGTCAGCATCGTTAAATTCAATGTTTCCATCGTTATCTTCTAAATACTGTTTGATCTTTTCATCGTCCCAATCTGCCATTTCTCGAAACGATTTACGAAGATTATCGGTATCGTATTTTAGCAATTTGCAATTTGTGGTTGACCACACTTCCCATTTTTCTACATATATATTAGCCATTGTTTTCTATACTTTCTAAATATTCTTTAGCTTCTTCAAGAGAGTCGTATTCTTGACTTTCGTCCCAATCAATATACCATTTACCTTCATGAAAATTCGGCACACCAACATCGAATCGACCACCGTCAGCAATACATTCTGTGATCGTATACCCGTCTACCTCTTCTTCTTCGCCCCACTCAGGAAGATCCCATTGCTCTTTGACTTCAATCATTCCATCTTTAATAACATAAACTTGACCAAAGCCCTGTTCTTCTTCCCATTCCACCTCTATAAGTTCCTCTGGATGTTTTTTACTTAAAGTTTCTATGAAAGCTTCTGGGTGACTCCAAGCTGTAGAAAAAGAAACATAATGTTCTGCATCTTCCCAAGTTTCATCAGAAGAAGCGTCCCATTTACAACCCCAGTATTCTACTGACCAATCATACCAATTATCAACACCATAATTATGCATCATTTTATCGTGTTCTTCTTGGGTTACACCGACTCCATGAGGGTAGCCTAAATCATGTTGCAACTTACCTTCGGCTTTTTGTTCCTCATACTCTTTCCATTGTTGATCAATTTGATCCTGAGTCATAATTTGAAGATGCGTACCTCGCTTCTTCATTTCTTGTGGCATAGGAGAAACTTTCTCAAAAGTAATTTCTCCTTTCTCGTTGATTATATCTTCGAGAACTTTTTTATTTGCGCTAACTGTAACGTGAACCCAATTTGGCATAATTTATTTTTCTAATGTTTTAATCCAATTATTAAAATTACCTTTATATTCTTTCCAGCCCCAATGACCCAGACTTATATCATTTCTTGCATAGACTTTTCCGCCCATGTTTCTCCATAAAGTGCAAAAACCCCAATCTTCACTTTCATAAATTTTAGTGTTAGGATTTATATGCACCCTGAAAAAATCATGCATTACTTTACCCGGACCATATCCATCAATATCATTAACATATTCTATTTCAGGATACTTGTCAATGAGATTTTCAAATACGTTTCTTTTTATTAAAAGAAATCCTGTTGCAACACTCTGTATCTCATATTCTTTTTCAGAGACTTTCCTCATGGAACCAGATACAGCAAAATCGACAGGCTCAAACGGACGCCCGTCGTTAGGATTATCTTTGATGTATTTTTTAGGGTAAGGTGAGCATATAACGTCTTTATTGCTTTGAATCAGTTTGAGTACATCTTCTGGATCAAAAGAAATATCTGCATCAATAAATAATAAGTGCGTGGCATCGCTGCTTAAAAATTCAGCTGCTGCAGCGTTTCTTGCTCTGCTTATCAAGCTATCCCAAAAAATAGGATAAAAAGTAGCGTCTAGTTTTTGTTGCGCACAATAATGAACGAATCGAAATACAGACCACATATAATCTGTATGACATGTCCTATTATAACATATTAGCGGAACAAACAACTTCATGAAAAAAATATCGCTATAATAAAATAAATAACTATAATGAGGTTCTGAAATACATCTAGTGTATTAACCTTGTGAATTATATATTACTTATACTTTACTATAGCGATTAAATTAAGATGCTACGCGAAACACTTCTTCTTCAGTTTTTTCATCTTCATTAACAAGATAAACAACTCCATTAACAGATTTAGCGCACTGAACAGCCCAATCATAAGCTTTTTGTTTGCCTAACTTTAAATTGTAAGCTGACTGATAATGTCCTCTGCGATCTTTTACAATATATTTAACGTTCATATTAAGAGTTTTCAATAAGAGTGTCGTGAATTAGATGGCGAGTCTTATAATCAAGGATTCTGCCACTATCATCTTTAGGAAGCTCTGTTACAACTTTTTCAAAACTAAGTCCTAGAACGGAGGCCATGCACTTAACTTTTCGGTAAATGCCAATTTCCTTGTATTTAAGAATTGCCCACAAAGTGTCAATTTCTTCAGGTTTCGCGCTGCCGATAGCGGATAGCAATGCAGCGGATGTGTTAGTTCTTACCACTTGAGTGTTTAAATGAGACATATCATTAATTAATTAATTGGTTTCAATCTTAATAAGGCTTTTCCTCCGTTACCATCTTTATCTGTAACATAGCAATGAAGAAAAATAAAACTATCTATAAATCTTGTGTCTATTAGCTGTACTGTATGTATTTTTTCGTCTGCAGTTCTTATTTCAGCTAAAGGCGGAGAATTGACTTGTATGTTTTTATATATGCTTTGTATCAAGATTTCTTGACCTTCGTAATCTTGAAAAAATTCTGCACCTTTATTGGTTCCTTCTAAATATAACGAAGCTTTCATTCTTTGTCAACATATTCTTCAGATGTTTCTAAGATGTCTTTCATTAGGTTTACAATTAACCTGTCTTCTTTACATCTTGGCTCAAAATCTGGTTCATAAGAAAAGATTTGCTTTAACGTTTCAAACTCTTCGTCTGTTATAATTAACTCGCATTTTTTCATCTAAATATAATATATTACATCAATTGAATTTCAAACTTTTATTAAGCAAATGTTGAAATCCTTTGTCTTTTCCTTTGACTTCTACTTCCCAAGTGATATCAAAACCGAAATCTTCAGGAGCTTTAGTTAGATTGCGAGCATGATTACGAACCGTTCCCTCTGCAGCTTCTGACCAATGAAATGTTGGCTCGACACCCCAAGTATGATAAAATTTCATAACCCAAGTAATAATATCAATTTTACTACCATTTTCATCAAGGCTGGGATTAGCTTCGTCATGAAGGTTATCAAAAGTTAAAGGAAACGCAAAACCAAACGTATGTTTAGTATAATTATGAAAATATTCGTAAAGGTTGGCGCAATTCCAAAAACCTTTATCTTCGTTTTCAAATACAAGCCTAGCTCTAACGCCGGGATCGCACTGGAAAAAATTATTCATGAGCTTGTTCATGAAGCCTTCAACAGAATCAAATTTAGAAAGACTAGGATGAATATTAATTGGGCATGTGTAATCTCTAGGCATACCGCACATGTCTAGTACCCATGCATGAAAATTTAACTCTACGATTGATTTGGCGCAAACATCATCTGAGTTAGAGCCAAGCACAACAAATTGATCAGGATGGATTGACAAACTAATTTGAAGTTGCTGGGCAATTCGACCTATTTCTCTCAACAAATTTAGAATGTCGTCGTAATTAGGAAAATGTTCAACCTGTAAATTAAGTGTGGGATCTGTGATCAGAGGAAATAACTTGCAAGAAAGCCTGTAGTGTTTAATGCCAACTTCTTTGCAGTGTTTAATAGTCTCTATTGTAACTCTGAGGTTATGAGCTACGCGACCAGAAAGTATTTGAATAGATTCTTCTCTGTCTTTCTTGTTAAACTGAGCCCGAGTCATTGTTTGAAACTTGAGCTCTGGAGATTTATCTCGCAGCAATTCTGATATACAAACTAATCCTAATTTCATTAACGATCAAAGTAACATTAATTCAGATTAAGTCAAGTAAAAATAGCAGTGTAAATGATATACCCGTTGACTGAGTTATCATTTTCCTCCCTTAAAAAGAGACTGTTAAAATGTTTTTTGTAAACTTTTTTCACAGAATTTTTAGATAAAAAATTAGATTTACTCACAAAGAATTTAAATTCAGGTGTTATTTTTTTTAACACATTAACTAACTCAGTTCTGCATTTTCTTCCTGCTCCTTTTTCTGCGTAATCGAAAATCAAGAAAAATTCGTCTTCTGTTTTTTCGTACATGCAAAACCCAACCGTTTCATTATTTTTTTTATAAATAAAAATGCTTTTGTTAAAAACACAACTTTTTTTGTAGGAATCAAACAGTTGGCGTTTTTGCTCTGATTCTTTTTTGATTTTATCAAGCGCTTTCAAATACATCGATTCAAAAGTGCTTAAGTCTTTAACTGGTTTGAAATTTTCTACGGAAAACATAAAAAGCCCCTACGTATTGTAGGGGCTTTTCTTGGGTTTTTCTAATGTCACAAAGAAGGAATACTATCTTCTTCCATGTGTTGCTTTTCGGTAGAAGCTGATTTAGGTACATCTTTTTGAAAAGATGGGCTAGCTTCATTCGAAACTTCATTAGAAGTATAAATAATAAAATCAGGCGATTTCTCGTTTGACTTATTTTTATTAGCGAACATAATTACACGTTGCTTGACTTTGCTTCCAAGTTCGTCAGAAACAATGTAGCCAGTGCAATAATTAGCTTTGTTTCCGCTGCTAACTTTTTTCCAAAGAGCTCCAACTTCTCGCTCTTTCCAATCTGATTGATTATTAGTAGACATAATTTAATAGTTCTCCCATTTATTCGCAACAAACAGTGAAGCGATAATGAATAACACAATACACAATAATGAGCTCATATGTTTTTGTCAAGTTTTTTCTTCAGAATTGTCGTTGTAAAAGAAATACGGTTTATTGCCGTACGTTCTGTCAATATACTCTGAACTCATCTGGTCTGTCAAGAGTTTTATTTTAGGAATGTTATCTTTAGGATAGGGGACAATAAAATCAGGGTTGTGCCATCTCAGGAGATTGTTTGGAGGTATCATAAAATTACCATCATCCATCTGAAGAAAATGATAACATTTACTGTCCTGATCATTTGAATAACCAATATTTAATTCATTTAAATCACCTTCGTAATCATCTATGGTAAATAAATATTTACCACTTCTCCATTTGTGGTCCCGGCATAATACATCTACTTTTTTATTTTGAAGAAAACCAAACGTGGTTACTGCAATATTATTTGACTGACAATCCCAAGTCTGAAGCAATGATAGCCTTGTTTGTTCGTCATCAGAAAGTTTGTCATAATCTTTTCCATCGCAAAAAGCAGAAATTGGCATCATCCAGAAAATAGCACCGAACTCACATTGAAAGTGAAAATGCATTGGTCGATTTATCATCGACTTACAGCCAAATATATAACCTTCGGTTAAACCTTCATCTTCCGGTCCAAAGATGTATTTATTTCTAATATAACATTGTATGTATGGTGTATTTGCGTTTAATTGGCCCATTATTTTCCTTCGATTAAATTGTTTTTTATTTTCACTAGATCTTCTATAAATTCTTCGCACAAACTAATTGCTACGGCATCTTCATCGTCCATCGGCGGGTGTTTGCTCTCAATTATTTTTTTATATTTTTTAATTGAATCTGTAATAGATTTATAAGTTTCTCTAGGTTTAGTTCTTTCGAATTCGGATATGTTCATAAATTTTAGTTTGTGTGGTAATTTTTAGTTCCATCTTTAAATAAAAGATTGCCGTCAAAATCTGAATATTTTTCGTAGGAAAATTTAAAAATATCATCTATTTCAACTTGTACGGGAAAATCATTTTCTGTAAAATCTATTATATCATATTTATAACAGTTTATTGGAACATCAGAATGATTTATTTCAATCTCTTTATCTTTGAATTTTATTTTGTATTTAATGTTATTTATGATTTGAAATCCACGGTTCCAAGAAAAAATAGAAATTGTATTTTTGTCTAACTCATCGCTCCTGTATACCGGAGCCAGACAAGCTATGCCTCCCTCTTTAGATAATGTGGCGAAATTTAAATCGTTTTGTATAATATTAGAGCGACTATATGTGTCTCTAACATTTTCTTCAAACTCTTTAAACTCAGTTATTTTGCATTCATCTAAAACGTTTTTGAATGAAGCGTATAGAACTTTTTCCGCTTGAGTGGCATTAGGTATATCATGTTTTTCTTTTAACCAATGCAGCAGTTTTTCTTCAGACTCCACATTGACAAAATGTTTTTCCCAAAAATCTATTTCAGAAAACCAAAAGTAAAACATTAAATCATCAGAAGTGCCGTCTCTATATTCTTCAGATTTATAAAAAAAAGCTTTTTTATTAGATGATATAGTAGACTCAACTTTATTTTTTAGTATTTCTATCATTTCATCTGAAGGAAAAAAATCCCATTCGAAATGAATAAAATTTTTAAAACCAAGTTGTTTGACAAAACTAACAGTTGTATTTAAATTTTTTAATACCGATAATCCATGTGGTTGAGTGAAGTGTTCTTTTTTTTCGAACATAAAATCACTATTTTCTGTCCACCAAAAAATTTCTTGATGGGGTATGTCTATCGTGTATTTTAAATCGTTTTTATCGAAAAAATAATAATCTAATAACTCTTGAGTTTCTGAATCTATACCTGAGTTAGAAATTAAAAATATAGGAAGATTAAATTTTTTGAACTGCTTTATGCAGTCTCTAAGCATAGAATTTTTATACTCGCCGTTTGCGAAGGCGTCTATAGTTATTATCGTATCGTTCATAGCCTTTTGTATATAAAAAATTTATTCCACTCTTTTCTGATTTTTACTGTTTTATCTGGTAAGACTGGTAACGGAAGCGGGGCTGTTTTGATCTCTGTGTTTTTTACGCTCATAAACGGGTAAATATCTTTCTTTTTTTGATTGCAATATTTACATGATAACGTAACATTGTCTATTTCTCTAATTCCGCCTTTAGATTTGGGGTAAATATGTTCTATAGTTAATTCATTTCTATCATATTTTTCGAAACAAATCTGACAAGTATTATTAAATAATAAAGCTAATCTTTTTAAGCTGATAGTTCTGGGTTTATTTATTTTTAAATTAAAGAATGTTCTCTTTTTTAATACTGCTATGGTTGGGATGAACCAAATTCTCTCTTTTGACCTTAAAAATGGCTGATCTTTGTAGAAATTTATACCTTCATTCTTAAACCATTCGTAATTATTATCAATTAAATTGTCTTTTGCGTCAAAACAACGCACAGAATCCTTCAAAAGATGCAAAAAAGCTGTTTTACCTGTGATAAAACAGTGGGGGAGAAACGCCGCGTCTAATAATAAAGTTGTTATTTTATCTGCATTTTTATGCATTTCCTTATTAATTTACATTGGTTTTACTTAGCTTGCAAGAAAAAAGTTGAATCATTTTAGATTTAGTGTAAAATACAGAACATATGAATAAGTTTATTCTATCATTACTAAGTATTGTTGTTTCAGCTAATATTATGGCTGAAGGTGAATCTAAGCTTAAGGCAAGCGTAAATGCTGGGTACACATCTAACTATATCGTTAATGGTTTGGCAAAGACTGGATCTCAGAGCTTTGTCGGAGTTGACGTTGGAACTCAGTATTACGGCATCGACACTTATGTTGGAGCTGTTACGCTAAATGCTGGAGAAGGACTTGGCGAATTACATGGCAATGTAGGAATTGGAAAGGCTATTGATCTTTTTGATGGTTTTTCTTTAAGGGGAGATGCTCAAGTGTTTCAGCATCAGGTTGCCTTGGGAGCTAATTCTACAGAAGGAAGAATTACGCTTTCTTTAAATAACAAGTATATCACCCCTTACGTTATCGGAACTCATGATTTAAATGTATCTGATCAAGGTTTCGCGCAAAGAGGTTATATTGTTGGCTTGAAGAAGTCTTTCGATATCGACGGTTTTTTCACTCTTACCCCATCTGTTGAATACGGACAACTAACTGATTATGATACAGTTAATGCAAAAGTTGACGTTTCCAGAACTTTATGGGAAAAATTGGAACTTTTTGGCCAAGTCGGTTGGTTTGACAACAGCTTTGATGTCGCTAACTATAACTTTGCTACAGAAGAATTTGGCGGAGACATTGTTACCACCGCTGGATTACGCTGGAATTTCTAATTAGAAAGAAGTAATAATAAAGTCTTACAGCGGTCATCGTAAAACGGTGACCGTTTTTTTATATTATGATTTTTGACTTAAAAAATGTAGAGGTTGACATTCTAAAAACGTTTGATGGCGAATTTAATTATTTCAATCCATCTTGTTTGGGTGATTTTATTATTTTTAGAAGAGAATTTAAATACGAAAATTCTGTTCTTATTAGTGATATCATCGATGGCAATGAAAATATTCTACTAAAACATAAATTGTCTGATGAATATTTAATATCGTGCGAAGATGCAAGGGTTATCGATAGTGAAAATATTAGTTTTGCATCGTGCAAAAGGTATAAAAGTGATTTTTCTAAAATCAAAAACATAGAATTCAAAAAGTATAATAAAACCTCTGAGAAAATAATTCATTTCCAGACTCAAAAATCTCATTTTGAAAAAAATTGGCAATGCGTGAACTGGAATCAAATCATTTATCACATAGATCCATATACAATAATAGATGAAAAAGAGAATGTGGTGATAGAAAAACAACTAAACTTTAAATATTGGAGAAAACAGTATGGGAAACCAAAGTTAAGCACTAATATTTTTACCGTTAATAATAAAAAATATGCCTTGTTTCATAGCAATGTAGTTCTTGGTTTTCTTCATATGAAATATTACATAGGTTTACTTAGGTTAGATGCAGAAAATAACCCTATAGGGTATTATGTAAATCCATTTTTTGAATCAAGTAGAGAATATAGTGATCCTGATTTGTTAACGGCACTATGGGAATGGAGAAGAGTTGGGAGTTTTAATAATCTATTTTTTCAATATGAAGTTATATTTCCAATGAACGTTGTCGTTGATGAAGAAAATATAAATATCTATAGTGGATTAAATGATTGCAGTGCGGTAAATATTAAAATACAAATAAAAGAATTTGAAAAAACTTTAGAAGATGAGCACTTAATTTTATTTTACTGATCTTCTTCCTCTTCTTTATACTCTAATCTTTTAACACCTCTCCAGTGTGGAAACTCTTGTCTGCCAAAATTAGGACCAAACACTGTCCACATATGTACTGTAGCGCCATGCTTAACGACTACCGGCCCCCAATCCTCAAATTTTATTCCCGCTACAGAAGTTTCTTTTACATACTGACAAACATGATCTGATATTAAAATATGATCATTATCTCCTGCGTCCATACAACGTTGAGCCATATTTATTCCTGTACCAGACACATTTGGATTATCATTGATATCTTTAACGGGTACTACAGGCCCAGTATAAACGCCGTGACGTAAACCTATCTGAGCGTGTTTGTAAGTCCTCATGCCTACATCTATAGCGCATTTAAATGCAGTATGAATAGAATCAAAGAAAACTAAAGCCATGCCGTCTCCAGTAGGTAAAATAATTAATTTACCTTTTTTATCTGCTTTTTGAAAACTTTCAGTTCCTTTAACAATGCGAACTAACTCGTCTGAAACTTGTTTTTGTTCTGTTGTACTTTTTTTAGAATAGCCAACTATATCCATAAAATAAGTGTGTGCCTCACATTGTTGATCATAAGTTATTGACTGACCTTTTAATTTAAAAGGATCTACGCCTCCGGCCCACTTTATAACTTGCTGTTCTTTTCTTTTTCTTTCTTGTTCTTCTTGTTTTTCTTTTTTTTCTTGTTCCGCTTTTAATCTTTCTTTTTCAGCAAGAGCTTCTAAAGCTAATCTTTTTTCTTTATCATGTTTATTTTCAAACAGTTTACCAAGAAACCCTTCGGGAGCTTTAGGGGCTTTTTTGAAAGAAGCTTCTCTTTCTCTGAGCTTTTCTCTAACTGCTGACATATTTAAGTCAGATTTTGAAGTGTTATATAATTTAGTTTGACTTTTTAATGAAGCTCTTTGATTTTGCTGTATGCCGGGGTGACGCTTAGCCCCTTTGGATTCTAAATACTTAAGCATTACCTCGTCATTTTTAAGGTTAGCTATCTCCCAAGCATTGAAATGCATTGTAGCGTCTTTTGCGTAGGTAGAGCCGTTGACATTAGCTTTATGAGCTATTAAAACCTTAAGCATCTCCATATTTCCAAGGTCTACAGCATAATGAATTGCCATCCAGCCTCTGTTATCTCTAGCGTTAATCCTTAAGCTTTCATCTTCTAGTAGCCCCTGAACTTCATCCATATCATCTAACTGTACAGCTTGATGCAAAGTAATTTCATCACCAAAAAAAGTTGCTCCATACATCAGCAAAGTTTTAAATACAGTGGTTCGAGAAGGTCCGTCTGCAACATCAAGAGGATAAACAACGGGATCGACGTTGCCTTCGTCTAACTCCATAGCTAAATTCCAAGAATTTTGTTTGTATTTTGGAGGAGGAACACTTGGAATATTTGGGTCTACTCCGGCTTCTAAAATAGCTTCTACAATTTTAGTTTTGCTTTTATTTGCTGCGTAGTGAAGCGGTGACCAGCCCATTTCTTCATCAATAGCAAGAAAAGCGTCTTTATCTTTAGAAAGCGCTTTCTTTATAACATTTAAATTACCATTACTGGCTATGGTATGCAGTTCCCCCATGCCTAACTTTACACGCCGGTAGCGATTTTGCCGGTTTTATTTAATTTTTTTTGCAATATTGACATTTACCGCTGCCTTTGTTACCGGCATATTTAACGCCCATAATAGTGCCAACTATGCTGAAGCTATTAGTTAAGAGAATGCTGAACATGTTGCTCCAAGAAGATTCCACGGTTTTGTTTTCTAAACCCGTGAATAAAGTAAGAGCGAAAAGAATTGAAGTTATTGTCCCAACCCCGCATATAATCCATAGTGCAACTTTCACAATCGAACCAACTAATTCGTTTTGCGTTTTTTTTTGCAATACGTCTAAATCATTTTCTGCAAGTTGTTTAGCTTTTTCAGACTCTGCTAAAGCTAATTGAAGTTCTTTATTCAATTCTTCGTTGTGGGATTTCCATTCCATTAGAGCTTTATTTTGCTCTTGAATGGTTTTTGTAATTTCGAGACGTTTTTTTCTGTTTTCTCTGTCTCTATTTATTGCTGACTGAATGTAGGAGTGAAACTCTGCGTGACCGTCTGTATCGATAATTTTAGTGATATTACCCTCCAGAAAAATTTCTTTTTCGGCGGCTAATTGTATTAATTCTTTTTTTAAGTCATCACTAAAACGTATCATTTATAAACCTTAAAAGGAGCTGTTCTCGATTTATACCCATCGAAATCTTTAGTGAAATCTTCTAGTCGAGGTTCGATTTCATCTGATTTGATAATCCAGAATTGAGCACCAGCTTTTAAGGCTTTGGCTTGTTCTTGCTCGTCATCAGAGCTAGATATAATGCCAATTACGACCCCATCCCCGTGTTCGAAGTTAATTCTTCTTACTAGTTCTATGCCGTCAAAACTAGACCCAATAATGTTTAAGTCAACAAATATACAATCCGGTTTAATTTTATTTTCTTTAACAAGATTAGCAAAATAATCTTCAGCATGATCTGCGCTACTTAAAGCTTTTAAATTCAAAGTTATATCTAAGAGACTGCAAGCGTCTTCAAAAACCAAATGAAATAAATTTTCGTCATCTACTAATAAAATCGAATCTATCATCTTAAACCTTTTTATTTATTACACTTTAAATTTTATATTCTGAAATTTTTCCTAGATCTATTTTAAATCTTGTGCCTGTATAAGGTGCCGGAAGCTTTTCGCATGAAACTTTAAAATTGTGTTGTTCTAAGATAGCTATACATATATTTAATCCTAAACCAGAACCGGATTCTTTTTGATCAGCTTTTCTGGTATAAGGTTTCATTAAGAATTCTAAATCTTTCTGAGTTAAACCTCTACCGTTGTCTTCTATGAAAAGATCGTGAGTACTTTTACTATAGAATATTTCTACTTTCTTAGTGTCAGAATCGTTGTATTTTAAGCCATTTCGAATTAAATTATCTATTGCAGTACAAAATAAAGCTTCATTCACTGGCATTGTGGGTAGGTCGTTAATCAAAACTTGATCAGCATAAGACGTGCTAGATAAATAATCTAAAAGTATAGCCTTTAAATCTACTTTTTCTTTGTTTAGTTCATTATCTTGTCTAACTAAATTACTAAATTCATAAACGCCTTTATAGACTTTTTGAGTGTGAGTTAGTCCTTCTTGTATTAGTTTTAATGGCGCTTCTAATTTAAGCTCTTTGATAGCTTCGTCAGTTAACCTTCTTTTTAAAGAAGAAACACCTCTTGGAATGTAAGTGTTTATACCGCTATGCATGTCGTGGCGAAGAATTTTGGCGGCATGTTCTAAGTAAGTATTTTTTTCAGAAATTTCTTTTTGTTGATTTATTAAACTTGTGATGTCGTGCCTAATACTTATAAAACCTTTTAATTTACCTGATAAATCAAATTCACCTTGAATCCACGATTTAACATAATAAAGTTTGCCATCTTTAGATTTATTAACAACACATGGATGATGCCAAATCTTTTTTTCTTTAACAACAGTTTTGTACATGTCTACCCATACTTCTTTTGGGTGATGACCTGAGTTAACAATATTGTGGTCTTGGCCAATACATTCTTCTAAAGTGTACCCAGTAACTTTTAAAAACTTATCATTTGCATAAGTAATTCTACCTTTAGCATCAGCTTTACTAATAAGACTTGTTTCTTCAAGAAGTTTATCTTTTAATATTAATTCGTTTAATGTCTGCTGTTGTTTGGCTTTTTCAACCTGCAGTTGTTTGCGGTAACAAGCTGAAAATGTGAATTTAAAATAGTGCCAAAGACTTTTTGCTCCAGTTATTCTTAATATATCCATTTTATACTATATGTTTCCACCTTAAGAATTGAAATATCATAAAACTACCTGCGCTAGAAAATAAAGTCCACTTTGTGAATGCTTGTGGTGATAAGACTTGCTTTTCTGGATTAGGTTTTTCATCAGCAGATCTTATAAACCTATTTTGAGCTTCAGCTCTTTTGGGAATTAATACTCGTTCATCATTTTTTTTAAAGCCTCTGACTGTAGAACAAGAACAAATAAAAATTAGCGTTAACGTTAAAAAAATATACTTGATCATGATTTTACTACTGAACTACCGAAATAAAAGCCTACTATAGCCGTTAAAGTTTGCCTGACCTCTGGAATCATTAAATATCCATCAACTCTTACAAAATAATTATCAGTTCCGCCACCAAATAAGCCAAACAAATATGATCTTTTTGTTTCTGCTATTTGTACGTATAATGGTTCATTTAATAATGCGAGAAAAAATGGAGCAATAATTACCCCGAATAAAGTTGAAACGACTATCAGTCGCCTAACCCACTTACCGCCATCGACTGATACGCGTTGAACAGCAGCGTTATGAGCGTCCTCATTCGCTTGTTGTGTTTTAAGAGCCATTTTAAGCATCTCAGCTTTCTCTTTAGCTCTTTGAGCCATAAACTTAAATATGAAGCCAGAAAGGCTTCCAAAGGCCATAGAAATTAATTCTGGAGGTACCATCAATATTATTTACACTTATAAACACAAAAAAGAAAGCCACCCCCTTAAAAAGAGGGTGGCTTCATGCTGCTTGGGTTACCTGAGTGGGGTTAAAGTTTAAAAGCTTTTATTGTGTGTTCAAAAGGGTTACCTTCAATATTTTTAACAAGCTCAAGCATTTCAAAAGCTATATCTCTAATTTCTTTCTGGGCATCAGGTTTGTTTCTTAAATTTAAGAAATGATAAAAAGATCTCCAGTTAAACATAACATCCGCACAAATTTGTGAGTTGTATGTTTTAAAAAATCTAGCTGACTCTTTTACTCGTTTTCTTCCAAGTGATTCTTCAAGATCTTTGATGACTTCGTGATATAATTCATTTCCTTTATTTGAATAGTCTCGCAATTTTTCTTGCCACTTTGTGGGCCAATCTTCGGGGATAATATATTTGTCTTCCTTGATTTCTTTATACCTTGCGCTTTCTCCATTAATAGAGACACCAATGCGATGCTTAAGCAAGTGGATGTGACTAGCAATGTCAGTATCCACAAGAAAATGAAGAGAAGACTTTTCAAAAGGAGTATGATGACCGTTGCTAGCAAGCATATCAAGGAGCTTGCCCACTCTTTTAATTTTATCTTCATTTAAATCCCTGCTTGTTGATGTCCAAGCTGAGCAAGCATGAACAAGATCATCTCCGTAGTAACCAATTAATTCAACTTTGTTGTTCATTATCTATTTTTTTATCATCTACAATAATTGCGTTCAAAATACAATCCCAATGGTCTGGTCCAGACAATTCACTTTTTAGTTCTTTGGAAGTATCTTCACCGCAATATTGACAAGTCCAGTATTCTGTTAATAACTTATTCAAATTTTGCTCCGATTTTTTCTTATATTTTTCAAGTATTTTATCTAAAGACATATCCGCAACTTCCGCAAGCTTTGAAGTTAAACCTTACTGCATTATTGCACTGAGGGCAAGTTTTATTTTCTAGAATTTTAAAGTTTTTATCTTTTTTAAATTCAATACTGCTGTTTGAATTTTTATTCTGCTGTTCTCCCCAGTTAATTTCATCGTAGTTATTTTTAAACGAAGAGCTAAAACAATTACGAGGTTTGTCTCCTTTACCTGCGCTCATTTTAAATATTTGTTGAGAATGTCTGGCCACTCGTCAATTGCGTGACCGTTCAGGCAGTAATTAAAAAATGCGTATTTATGTTCATAAGACACATTTAATTTATTACACATTTCCTCAAATAGTTGACGACGAGCATTTTTATATTGATCAAGAAATGACAAAACTTCTTCAAAATATTTGGCCTTATTTGCTTGTAAGTCGCTCATTATTTCAAGTCTTTCCTCTTCTGTATATCGGGGCCAATTTAAAAGATGTTCTTTTGTTCTCCAACACACTGTGCAAACATCATTTTCGAATTTGCAAAAACCAGTGCAAGGAGAAGATATTTTCATTTCTGTTTCTTAACTTTTAGACCATAATTCATATTGATCCAAGCAGCTTGAATGTGGGCTCTATCATTAGTCATTTTTAAATTATCTTTGATGTACTTCTTCATCCAAGTGACCCACTTTTTATTTTCTTCTTCAGTGCATGTGTATTTCTTATACCAGTTTGGTATTTTGTTTTCGCACACATCCTCGAACTTCAAATCAACTTTAGCAATTTTAAACTGTTTGTCGATAATTTTCCTAAGATGTTGTTCTTTCATCATTTACTAACTCCTGTTGATCCGAATCCTCCATCTGACCTAACTGAATCTTCAAGCTCAGAAACTTCTTGCCATTCAACCTTATGACATTTTTCGATAATTAACTGAGCGATTCTATCTCCTTTTTGGAATTCGAAATCTTTTACATCTGTATTATATAAAATAACTCCAATATCTCCACGATAATCTGCATCAATTACACCGGCCATCACGTCAATACCACTCTTATATGCGAGACCAGAACGAGGAGCGATTCTTCCATAATAACCATCAGGAATAGAAACAGAAATGTTAGTCTTAATCAAAAGTCTGCATTCAGAGGGAACAACGCCTTGTTCAGCTGCGTATAAATCATAACCAGCAGCGTATTCAGAGCCTTGAGTAGGAAGTGTGGCGTTTTCAGAAAGTTTTTTAATCTCGATTTTCATATTAGCTTTTCTTTAAAAGTACCATCAGTTTTCTTGAGTCTGAAGCGGGGATGTCAAAGTAACCACCCCAAGTTTTGACATCTTCATTTTGATATTTTTCTGATTTCCACATATCTCTCAAGAAGCTTTTAAATTCATCAAATGTATCATACCCTTTTTTTCTTGCAGCTTTTTCAAGTGTTTTCTGAGCGGAAGGTAAGGTAGCTTCAGTAATTTCTTCAATTAATTCTGAGCTATCTTTTGAGGAAGAATCAATTTCATCCCACCCAACAATATGGACATTAAGAAAGTTTCTAACGCATCTTACGAAAGCTCTATTTGCAGCTATAGTTTCTAAAAATTTCAATGCGAAATCATTTGTATTATGTGCTGTTGCGTTAGCAATATCTTCAAAATATACAGGTTTTCCTTCTGACTCATAATTACCTATCCATGTAATTCCGCATTTGACAGCAACGTGGTTAAGCTCACATTTAATTACTTCATATTTAACTTCAGTGAATCCTCTCAGTTTAGCGAGCTCTTTGATTCCTGAAAGCTTAATTAGTAATTGGTTGTCATCTAAACCTTCAGCAGATTTAGGAAATGGCTTGTTGAATTTCTGAAACCATCCTTTATTTGGGTACAAATGTTCAAGAGCTACCATAGCTCTCCAGTTGACGGACCCATCATCGTTCTGCTCGTAGTTTACATTTTCAAGCAGACCAAACTCATTTCTTGACTGAAGTTTTATTTTTTGCATGATTGTTTACATTGAATATTTTGAAAAATTCAATTTCTTTTTCGAATTCTTTATCCAATATAACATCATTTCCGTTCATGTCAAGAGTTTTTCCAGCCAGAAAAGCAGCTTTACATGTATATCTTTTGCCTTTAGATAAAATAATTTTAGAGCTATGGTATTTTGAGGATTCTGAAAATTTTTCTAAAGTAGGAATTATTTCTTCGTCTGAAAAATCTTGTTCAACTTCCCAGTCTAGAAATTTAAATTTATATTCTTTAAACTTTTCTTTGTCGTCGCAATAAAGATTTATTTTCACTCCTACAGATTTACAAAGTTTAATAAAATTAGTTGTGATGTTATCTGAGGCCATTGCCGTGACAGCCACAATATTTTCTCTATAAGATTTCAGTAGATCGATATTTAAATCTTTGTTAGTTATTATATTTACTTTTCTGTTTTTTAACCAGTAAAGTAAAACTTTAGCGTCCAAATCATCTACATAATCCAATCTTAAATTTATAGACTGATTTTTTAGAAAATTTTCATCAGACATAAAATCTGGAATTATTTCAACGATTTTTTGGTTATAATCTCTGCCTAGAAAAACTAAATCATATTTATCTAAATCATTTTTAATTTTCAAGCTATCTAAAATATTTTTAGCTACTTCATATGGATCAATTAGATTAACAGCTTTAGGATTTTCTGATAAAGTATTATAAGATGGTTTGTTGCCAAATCTATCAGACTCTAAAACTACTTGATTGTTTTTATTCCAAATAGGAGCTCTGCTGCTTGGGTTGAATACAGAATAAAGACCAATTGATTTTTTGTTTAGAGCCGAAGCTGTGTACAAAGTGTAGTTTTCATTAGATACAACTAACTGTGATTTATCTATGATGTAGTTTTCTTGTTTTTTATTGATTTTAATAAAGCATTTTTTAGACTTTATTCTAATAGAAGAGTCGTCTGCAAATTGATATATTTCTATGTTGTTCTCACTTAAATAAGGTTCTACTAGCTGTACGACATCTTTGTAATAGTCATACACACCTTCTTTAAAAGTGCTTCGAGAATCAATCACTATATATTTTTCATCAATAACAGGATAGAAAAATTTATCTACGAAAGGTTTGTTTAATTTAACGCCGCAATCTAAAGCTATTTTTTCACTCAGATTCATAAGTTGTATAATCTAGTTTATCTTTGTTATTTCTGGTATAATTATTTTTAATTGACAAATGAGGAGCATACACTACATCGAAACACCCTTTTTTGTCGCCTTTACCCTCCAAGAATAACGGGTCGTTTATTTTGGGTATGTAATTTAAAGTTCTTTTAATGTCTGGATGAGCGTCAACCAGCCCCATGTTTTCTGTTTTGGTGAAAAAATAAATAGAATGTTCAGGGTAAAGTTTTTTTATTGAAGAAATCACTGAAGTTGCTATGATAACTTCTTCGCTTCCTAATGGTTCTATGTAAGCTATTCTTTTTTCTTCTGGAGTATTCTCCATTTCTTGTAAAAATTCTTCAAAATCATTTAAGTATTTTTCTTTTAGCGCCACCTTAGTAAAATAATCAATAACTTTAGATCTTGATAAATCAGTTTTTAACCTGTGGATCCAGTGTTTAGTTCCTTGTGGATCGCTTTTACCTAATATATTTTCATATAAAGACTCAACCCATTCTTTATCTGGAAGTGAATTGTCTGGTTCAAAATGGATATTTCTTATTTCTTGTTCTTTTTTGTAATCAAACTCTACATCTGAAAACGAGTCTATTAAATCTTCAAATTGTTTACCTATTTTTTCTATGCTGTAATTTTCTAAAACAAATTGTCTGGATTTTTTTTCTTTGCTACGTTTTTCTTCTTCGGGCATTTTGTAGACTTTTTCAATTTGGCTGCTAATACTTATAGGGGATGTGGTAGCTTTTATAAATTGAGTTCCGGGCTCTCTGTATTCAGTCCAGTCCAAAGGTAAGCCTCCGCTTTCATCTGTACAACAATCTTCTCCGCAGCTATAATTAGTTACTAAAGTTACTAGTTCTGTTAATTTAGCTTCTTGAATCGGTAGTTCTTGACCACCGGAAGTAAAGGGATGGCAATAAACATCCATCAAATTATAAATTTCATTCAACTGTCTTTCATCTACTCCGTTTTTCACATTAGTTGTTTCGCTTGAATTATTTTGATGGCAAAATTTACATTTAATTTTTTGGCCTTCAAATGATTTAATATCATACCTATTGCAGCTGGAGCAAAAATATGTTGTTAAAATGTCAGTTCTTTCTATATTCTTTTCTTTTAAAAGTTTTAAAATATCCCACCCCTCAGACCAATGAGTGTGGAGTAGAAGTTTGGCTTTAGCGTCCGGGTTATTTTGTGTGAAGATTTTAAATCCATCTAAAAGATTTGGAACAGATTTTCTCAATTGATTTCTAAACACAAACCCTATGATGAAATTGTCTTGGGTACCGAAAAAATTTCTCAACTTGTTTCTATCTTGATTGTCGAATCTAAAGAAATTTTGAGTTTCAATGCTACCTCTTATAGTTTTTACATGGTTGTGTCCGATCTTATTTAAAGCTTTTTCAGCAAAAGAAGCCCAAACGTAATAATTTTTGATTTTGTCTGCAGCTTCTACGGCGTCTGGTAAAATTGGCAAACTGTCTAATGTGGTGTGAATAATGCAGTGAACTTTGTTCCACCATGGCTTATCGAAAAAACCTCTAAAAGCCCAGATATCTTCTATCCCTAAATACACGTCAGGTTTGAGTTCATATATAGCTTTATCAATCATTTCTGAACCATAAGAAGCACCATGTTTTCTTGATTCATCAGAAGCAATTTCTTTTTGAGTTTCTAGATCATCTGGCAAAGAGCCATAAGATTCCCATGGTGTAGATTTAACTTTAGGGGAACTCCAAGGAGATCCGTTGCTAAGTTCAATTAACTCATATTTACCTGTTTTATATAAATACTTTAATAGGTTTTTTTTGTGTTTACCAAAACCAGTAAACATTTTGCAAAAATTACTATGGATTAATATTTTTTTCTTTCTCATGAAAAATAATTGCGCTGCTTAATATTGAGAGAGTGAAATACGTCTAGCGTATTGATCCTTTGAAATATTCTTGCAGAACAAAATTAATTAAAATTCATCTTCTTCGGCGGCGATAGGTTGTTTCGGCGCTTCTTTTTTCTTAGGAGTGAATTTTTGCTTATTAGATTGATATTGTTTTTGATTCTCTTTAGCTTTTTGGTCTCTAAAGGTGTCTAAAACATTAAAATAATGATTAATAAAAGAAACTAATCTAACTCCTTCGCCCGGATCTACTGGGACTTTAAAAGTATCAGAACCATTTCTGACGATAGTGAACCCAAAAGCTGTGACTTGAACTGCGAAATCTCCGCTTCCTCTAGTTTTTTCGTAAGGAGTTAGCCTGATTTGAGTCTTGGTAGACTCATTGCTATGAAAGGTTGAATAAGCGGTTTTATTATTAAAGCTGCTAATAATTTCGCCCAACTCAAATTCATTAAATTTTAAAGCGATAGTCTTGGAGGGGTCGTTTCTACTTTCGGAAAAAGATCCCGTTTTGTTTTGGTTATTCCACGAATGTTGTAAAATGCAATTAGCAAAAAACTGTGGCTCTTGATCTGGCTTTTGAGAGATTTGGAAACTCATGGCGCAGCCAGTATTTTTAGGGTTTGGCTTGTATAATTGTAAACTCATATTGCATGATTATAAAAATAAAATGCAATATTTCCACAAAAAAAAGAGCCTCTTTTGAGGCTCTTTGAGTTAATCTGCTATGTAATAAAATATCGTTTTTTCTGTAGCCCCTGTTATGTCAGTGCTTATTTTTAAAGGCACTGAAAAACTAATGGGAGCGGAAATCGTTAACGATTCACTTTCAGCTGTAAATCCAGCGTTAGCAGCAATAACGTAAATATTTTTATTAGATGGACAACTAATGGTCGTTCCTGTGTTAAAAGTACAAAATGGTAATATTAAATCTTTCATTTTTATGTTTTACACTTATTGAGACGATTTAAGAAGTGATTCCAGCTTATCTTCTGGAGTAGATATGCCTCCAATTGCCGTAAATAAAGACAAGCCTTTTTTAGCTCCTTTATAAATACCTTGATGTACTGTGCTATTCGTTTTTAAAGTTCTATTTAGTTGATTAAAAGCTCCATCTATATATTCCTGTGGAATGTTATCAAGAGTTTCTTCGTCACCTATAGCAACAGATGCCGCTACAACGCCTGTAGATAGGTCTAATTCTCCGCATAAAACGTTTCTTTTAAGGTTATCTCTAACAGCTTTAGAAATTGCGGATTCACTACCTGTGTCGTTAATATTTGTCGCTCCAAAAACCATAATGCCAGAATCTAAAACGGTTCTGAAATCATTAGTGTCAAAAGTGCTATACTGACTATTTTTTGTAATAATATTATTGAATAAATGAAACAGCGAACAAATGTTGGCATTTGCTACTTGCCAGAACTTATTTATCGATAATTTAGGGTAAAGAGTATTAATTTTTTCGTTGTCTAAAATAATTAAAGGTGAAACTATTTTTTTATCTACCAAGTCACACGCTTCTTTTAAAGTTTCATAAGCATTTAAGCTAACTTTTTTGCCCTCAGATAGTTTGGGTAAAGCTAAAATTAAACCTACATATGGAGATGAAGCTTTTACTGTTTGTTGATATTCATGAACAGTTTTAACTAACTCAGAGGAAACGCCAGCACCAGTACCACCTCCAGCTCCAATTGTTACAAAAATTCTATCAATATCTGTACCGATAGAATCTTTAATGAAGTCAACAACATCTTCTTTATTTTCAGCAAAAGCTTGCTTGGCAATACCTCTATTTTTGCCAGCTCCTTGTTGTTCTCCAAATTTTAATTTGTTTTTAACATTCAACGTGGCCAGATCTTGGTCAGCTGTGTTAATTACTCCAACTCTTGCGTAGCCTATTTTAGAAAAAGTTTCGGCTAATTTACCCCCGCCTTGGCCAGCGCCAATAAAGCCAAACTTAAAACCTACTGCATCTTTATCTTTTAGTTCGACTTTTTCTTCTTGAGTTGGCTCTGGAATGTCAGGCATTGCAAAGTCAAAAGTGTCATTGTTACCTGCATCAGGCTCATTATCTGCACCGACATCATAGATTGGATTAAAATCACTCATAATTTATATTAAATTTAAACTCTCGCTGAGAGCAACGGTATTAAGGAGCATATTTGCAACACGAATCTTGAGAGATCCCACTGTATCTGTATTTTCTTCTTGTGACATGTCGTTATATTAATTAAGTAATATAACTATTATGAATCAATAAAATAAAATTTCAAGTATTTTTTTCTAAAGATTACGGTTAGTTTTCGTTTGAAACCAATGCTATATCAAAGTCAGCGTTAAGTGTGCCTCCTCCTCCGTTTGAATCAACTGCGCATATGATAATATCAGTTTTAGGGCTTAAAAAGTTAGGAAAAGGAAGTATTTGGCTAACATTATGAGTAGTGCCTACGGAAGTAACCTCTTGGACACGAAAGACTTTTCCGTATTCTCTTGTTTTGATTTGAACTGTATAATCTATCGAGGCAGAACTTCCGGGGTTGCTGGCGCTCATGTGGTATTCGGTCAAATATCCAGTAAAATTAGCAGGAACTGTATAAATTGCCATCATTGTTTGTTCATTACCTGCTAAAACTTGAGCGTAGCTTGTTGAATCATCTCCGCTAGCATGAATATTTATATCGCCAGATATATATGTAGTATCGTTATTAAATGCTCTAAAAACCCTTGACCAAGTTCCACCTATATTAACTTCTGTTTGACCATTTAAATTACCTGTCCAATTTTGTTCTAGAAAATTTTCATCAAGTCCTTGAACAACAAATTCTTGATTATCATTTGTTTGTGAAGATTTAATTTGTATACCTGTTCCTGAATCAGGAGGAAAAACATACTCTGTAGAACCGTCCCAAACAGTTTCTGGAGCAATCTTACTGATAGAGTTGGAAACGTTAGGATTACTTCCAAATTTGTGAATAAAATCGTCAGCTTTTCCTAAAATTGCGTCTCTTGAAATAGCGCTGGTTCTTTCAGGGGTCCAATAATCATTAACTTCATCCCATACGTAATTAAAATTAACTGTATGAGTTCTACTGGGGGAAATTGCGAATGCATCGTGAATGTTAGGTGGGGTTTGCATATTATAATAATCCTAATATATTTCCTTTACGGACATCATCCCAGCTAGCTTCACCTTTGGATTTTTGAATATTTTGAAACTGAGTTAAACAAACTGCAACACGCTGTTTTTGCTCTTTGTACTCACTAGTCATCATATCGTCACTCATACATCTGCTGACGAATTCTTGTCGAGATTCTCTTTTCCTTGGTTTAGGTAAAGGCATATACTTATATTACACATATTTTATTGTTTTTGACACACATTTTTAATTCAGAAGTTTTTGGATTATCTAGTATTTTTTCAGCAACTAAAGTTTGAATTTCTCTCTGCACTGTTTTTAAAACTTGCCTAGCTCCAAAATTATTGAATTGTATTTTTTTATAAACATAATCAAGAATTTTACTAGAGTAATTTAAAGAAAGATTTTTGTTTTTCATTTCAGTTTTAAATTTATCTAAGTTCTTGATTATAATACTCTTAATATGATCTTCTTTTAGGGGGCTAAAGGGTATTACTTCGTCTATTCTGTTTAATAGATCTGCTGGAAAATGTTTTTTGACAGAGTTTACGATATCGTTAGATATATTAGAGTTTTCTTTGTTGAAACCAATAACAGAGGAATTAGCTATATCTGATCCTATGTTTGTTGTCATCACTACTATGGAATTGGAAAAATCAACTTCTTTACCTAAAGAATCTGATATCTTTCCCTCTTCAAGTATTTGAAGCAGTAAATATAATACATCTTTGTGAGCTTTTTGGATTTCGTCGAAAAGAATTAAAGAGTATGGGTTTCTAGAAACTTTTTCAGTTAGTATGCCTCCTTTGCCGTAGCCGATATAACCCGGGCTAGATCCAATTAATTTATTGACGGCTGTTTGGTCTGTGTATTCTGTTAAATCTAAAAATATAAAGTTGTTTTTATTCGGGAATAAGCTGTTGGCAATAATTTTTGCAGTCATGGTTTTGCCGACACCTGTCGGACCAGCTAAAAGTAATGATGATACTGGTTTTTTATCGTTCCTAAAGCCAGCTTTTGCCCTTAGTAAACATTTGTATATTTGATCTATTTGATCTGTTTGACCTAAAACTTCAGTCTTCAATGAATCTCTAAGGTCTTTTATTTTTTTAGAGTCTTGTTTTTTTAAGTCTGAAATTGGAATGTTAGTTTTATCTGATACAACTTCTAAGATATCTGCCTGTTTAATTCTGTATCTAGAATCTTTCCATTTGTTAAAAAGTTTTTCAGTTATAGTTTGATATTTTTTTATCAAAGAATTCATTCTTTTAAGGAATGTGTTTTTAGCTAGCTTATCTTGCTTTGATGAAAGATCTTTTATTTTTTCTTCAATAGAAATCATTTCTGGAGTTTTTGTAAAATTTTTAAGTTTTGTTTTAGCTCCAACTTGATCTATGATATCTAAGGCTTTATCTGGGAATCTGCCTTCTAGATATTTATCAGCTACGTCGATTGTGAATTTTATTGTTTCATCTGAGAAATTCATTAAATGAAAATCTTCATAAGAATTTTTAATATTTTTAATTAACTGAAAAACTTCTTTTTTCGTAGGTTCTTCCATCTTTATCATTTGAAACCTTCTAGATAAAGCTGGGTCTCCCTCAATAGTGCGTTTATATTCGTCGAAAGTTGTCGCCCCTATGCAGCTAATTTCGCCTCTAGCTAAATAAGGTTTAAGAATGTTTGCGACATCCATGCCGTTTTCCGGGTTACCTGCTCCGATTATCGTATGAATTTCATCAATAAACAACACGATGAATGGATCGTTTACAATTTCTTTTAAAATATTTTTAATCTTTTCTTCAAACTCTCCTCTATATTTACAACCGGCGATAATCATCGGAACGTCTAAATTGTAAATATGTTTCATTACTAAGAAATCAGAACATTCTCCATCTACAATTGCTTGCGCTAAAGATTCTACTAATGCAGTTTTTCCTACGCCAGCTTCTCCAACAACTAATGGGTTATTTTTATTTTTTCTACAAAGAACTTCAGAAATCTTTTTTATTAGACTTTTGTTAATATGGAGAGAGGTTATTTTTCCTTGTATGACTTGAGAATTTAAATTAGTAGCATATTCATTTAAAAACTTATAATTCTTGGGATTAAATTGAGATTTTTTTTGATCCTGCTCTTCATCAGCTTCTTCTTCGTAAATTGAAGAAGGCAATAAATCACTTTCTTCTAGCTTTCTTTCGACATAATCAAATATAGCGTCGTAATTAATTTGCAAGTTAGCTATTACATCTCTTAAAAAGATGTCTGTTTCACCAAACAGCGACAAAAATATATGCTCTAATCCTATATATTTATGATCATACTTGTTTGATAATTGTTTAGCAGAAGAAAAAACTTTTCTAGTGATGGAAGACAGCTTGGATCTAGAAGCTGATTGGCTATTTCTAAGCTTGGGTTTATTTAAAGTAAAAAGACAAGCCTTCTCAACGAGATCATAGCTCACTTCGAATTGGTCAAAAGCGTCTAAAATTTGATTGTTTGGAATTTTTAAAAAAGCTAACAGCAAGTGAACATTATTTAATTGATAATACTCAAGATCTGTAGCTATTTTATGAGCTTCTTTAATTAATTTTTGAGCTCTAGGAGTTAAATTATAATTTTTCATTCCACATCTGATAACTTCATGTATATTTTATTTTCTAAAATATTTATGTTATCTACCCAAACTATATCATCTCCTTTTTTGCCTGTAAAGACTATAATGTCTTCTTTTTCTGGAATCTTATTACCTTTTTCTATGTAGTTAGTTAACCTCTTAACTTTAGGGCTATCCATGAACAAAGCGTTCGTGCGCCCTGATTCATCGCTAACTTGGAATTTATAAAAAGTAGAATTAGATTTTCTTGATTTACTTTTATAAACATCTTCTACTATGGCTACTATTTTAACAGAGTCTCCGTTAAATACTGAGTCTAATTGTAAGCAATCTGTAAAGTTACTCTGGCTTTCTTTAAATACTGATTTTAATTTAACTGAGGGGTTGTAGCCAAGTAGTTTATTTTCAAAATACCAATTAGCAAAATCTTCATTACCTTTATTTTGGGAATAGATTTTTTTATACTCATTGTATTTTTTCTTGAAAGTGGTTTTTCTTTTTTCAGTCATGAACGGTTTACCGTCACTTCTTTTAGCGTCAGGTTTATCTGGGTCGAACGCCGCTTGAAAAACGATTTGTAAAATATCAAAGTTATATTTTTCCGCAACACTCAAAGCGTAAGCTTTTTCTTTATCTGTTAATATATTGAAAACTTGCGCTTCCATAACCAGTCCAGATCTAGAACGATTTTCGGGAGATTCTAAAGTTCCAGCTTGAATTAAAGCAGATAAAAGCCCGATATTGATTTTAGCCTCTTTTGCTGCTAGAAACGTTTCAAACTTATTAGCTTTGTTGGAGCCTCTGAAGCTCTCTAAAGCCTGTAAGCTTTTCTCTGAGACGCCTTTAATGGCGTTTAAACCGAATCTTATGTTGTTTCCTTCTTTTGAAAAGTCTAAAGATGATTTGGACAAATCTGGAGAAAGCAATTGCATGTCAAAATGAACTAACTCTTGAGATATCTTGCTTATTTCGGCATGAGAATCTGGTTCGTATTTTGATAATTCTAATAATGCTAAATAAAAATCTTGAGGGTAATTAAACTTTAAATACGCCGTCCAAGCAGAAAGTGTGGCATAAGATATACTATGAGATTTATTAAAGCTGTAATTAGCTGAATCTTCTGCAACTTTCCATAAAACTTCACCTATTTTAGGATCCAAATTATTTTCTGAGATTTTTTTAGAAATTTTCTCCTTCCAAGCTGGCATTTGATCAACTTTTTTCTTACCCACTATTCTTCTAAGCTGCTCGGCTTCATCTAAAGTAAATCCAATTTTTACAGCCATCTTCATCAATTGCTCTTGATATAGCGGAATTCCAGCAGTGTAAGAAAGTTCCTCTTCAAAAAAATCATGAACTAGCCCAAATTGACCGCTGCTTGTGTATAAAGCATATTCATCTGTAAAATCTAAAGCTCCGGGTCTAGCTAAAGCTACTACGGCACTGAGTTCTTCAAGATTTCTTGGTCTTACTTTTTTGCAAACTCTGTAATTAGTGTCAGCTTCAATTTGAAACAAACCTTGAGGAGTTTTTAGGTCTTTGAAGTTTTTGTAAATATTTTTATCAGACACATCAATAGAGGTCATCTCAATGCCTAGAGATTTACAGACTCTATCTACTACAGTTAAAGTTCTTAAGCCTAAAACATCAAATTTAACCATCAACTCAGATACGTAATTCATATCATATCCAGTGACAAAATCTCCCTCACTAGTTTTTTGTAAAGGACAAATTTCTTGAATGTCATAATATGAAATTGCAATACCTGACGGATGAACTCCAGTATTTTTGTTTAAGCTTTCTATTTTTCTGGCTATAGCAAAAGTTTTCTTATTTAAATCAACCCACTCTTTAAATTTTTCATTTTCTTTGTACGAGTCAACCAGAGGCATAACTTTTCCAAAGATTTTCGGAATACAGTCACTTACTTCATTAACTTCAGACTCAGAATATTCGCCTACTATTTTTCCACATTCTTTTATGCATAATTTACTAGAAAGAGTATTAAGCGTTAAAATTTTAGCGGTTTTTCCGTAATGCTTTTTTTCGATATACTCGATGACCTCAGATCTTCTGTCGTAACTAATATCATTGTCAACGTCAGGGAGAAGGGATCCTTCTAGATAGGTAATGCCATCTTTTATGATTTTTTTAGCTCTAGATCTAGAAACAAATCTTTCGAAAAATAATCCGTACTTAATGGGGTCAACCTTAGTGACTCCAATTAGAAATAAAACCAATGATCCTGCGGCACTCCCTCTACCCGGACCAGTTGGAATTTTATTTTCGTGACAAAAATTAAGAATGTCCCAATTAAGTAAAACATAATCAACAAACTCAAGCTCTTTAAAAATATCAAGCTCCATTGAGAGGCGGCTTTGATATTCTTCAGATTGAAACTGTGCAGTTGTGATTTTAGAATAACATAAAGCTTTTAAAAAATTAAAATTATCGACATTACTATCGAGATTGAGCTTTTTGTAATACTTGTTTTCTATTTTGATGCTCGGCAATCTTACTCCGGGCATCATTGCGTTATCGTATTGCTTTATATCATCTAAAAAACTCATAAATCTATCTGTATTAATTGTTTGCGAAATATTTTCAAATTCATTTGAACATCATACAAGGAGTCATGCAATTTGTTTTCATCGAAATCTATTTTATACTGCTTAAGTTGAGCTTTTATGCTGGTTCTTAAGTTTCTTTCTCTGAAATCGTTGAGCCTATACTGCCATTGAATAAACTTATCTAAACTGCTGGGAGTTTTCATTCCTTTTTTAATAGCTTTAGCTACACAGTTAGTATCGTAAATTCTATTTATATAAGAAAAATCTGAATCTAATCCTAACAGTTTTCTATATATGTTGTGGATGTAAACATCAAAACCTAAAAGGTTTTGGCCGACTATAATGTAATCTTTGTCGTATAAATAAGATTCAAATTCTTCTAAAACTTTCTTAGGGTCTTGAGCTAGTCTATTGTATTTTTTATCATCAAATCTAGTAATTTTTCTAGCTTCTTCTGAAAGTTTTAAGTCAGGCCATTTTATATAGCAATCTTTTTCTTTTACGATCTTGTACCCTTGTGCGATTATATAGCTTAATTGCCAAGGTTTATTGTCTGGGCTAAGCAAGTTTAAATTACAAGTTTCAAAATCGAAACATATATATTTCTGTTTTTTATCGTCTTTAAGCATTTTGTTCTTTCCATGATTCGAAGCTAAATTCATTGCTGCAAAAATGCGCAAGCTCTGGTCTTGATAAGCTTCTAGCTTTACCAAATGATCTGTTGCATATTATTTTATAAGTCATTAGCGCTTCGGCGTCTTTTTTATTTTTATAATAAATTGATTTTACTTTTTCTGTAGAATAATTATTTTTGGTGGCGTATTCTACAACTTCATCTTTAAGTAATGAGTCAAAAGCTAAACCGTTAGACTCAATAAAAAAAGTAGGTTTTATTTTATTAAAGTTAGGTATTGAGTTAGTGCCATACTTTAACAAATTAGTGTACAAAAATGAATCGTAAAACGGAACTGCTAATTTTAAGTGAGCATCATCCCAAATCTTTTCAAGAGTTTCATAAGTTAAGTAGCCGTCAAATTCTGTGAAAGCTTTAGAATAAATTAGATTTAAGAGTTTGCACCCTTGGTTGTTTTTTGAAAAAATGATTATTTTATGTTCGCTTTCGGCATCAGCTTCTTCTTTAGAGTTTCGCATAGAAAGTCTAAGGCCGAAAACTAATTTTATGTTATGTTCTATGCATCTTTTATAAGCTTCAGAAAAACCTATCAAAGAATCTTCTACCAAAATTACCTCTGATAAATTATTTTCTAAAGCTATTTGAAAAACACTATCAGATCCGCCATCTTTTACTTTAGACGGATCATTAAGAGTTAAAATTGATTTTCCTATAGAGTAATGGCTTTTAAACAAAGCTAGCATGTTAAATACATTACATCAATATCAAAATTTGTCAAGGTCAAATTCATCGTCTATTTCGGAAGACCATTCGAATGGAGGAGGTGTGGCTGGCTTGTTAAATGAGGGGCATCCAGTGTACTGAAGTTTTAATATCTTGTCTTTTTTTTGTTTATATTCAATAGCTTCTTTTTCCGTAAAGAAAGATCTTTTAGTTTGATTTTTTTCGTCAATAACTGAGTAATAATCAAATGGAAATTTATAAGAACAATACCACTTTGGTGAACCATCTTTTTTAAGTTCATTTGGTTTTTTGGCAAACCCGCACAAAAGGCGACCACTAAAACTTCCATCTTTTGGCATACCTTGTTCAGAAGCTAAACTAGAGGTGGCTGTTTCCTGAGTAAAATTTTCAGCATAAGACTGAAAGTCAGTTAATTCATATTCAAAACCTTTAAGTTCATCTTCGGTTTTCGATCTCATTGTTAACACAGAATCAGATGAACCAACTATCTGCCACTTTCCTGAAGAAGACTGTGAGCTCTGCATTGCTTTAAGGAATACGAACTCCATTTTAACATCTTTATATTTAGGGTAAAGTTTTTTTACAGCTAGAGTATAAATGTAATCTTGCAAATTATCTGTGACTTCTTTTCCTTCATATACTTTTTTATTAGTTTTAAAATCTCTAATTAAAGCTATACCTTTGCTTTTGTACATGAACAATCTGTCAATAAAGCCTTTAACTTTATACCTCACATCATCTTCTTCAATTTCTAGTTCAAATTCTTTTTCTGAAATGGTTTCGGTGGGTCTGCCTATCTTTTTGCCAAAAAAATCGTAAACTACACCTCTAAAAGCCATGTCATATATGTCTTCTAAATTAGATGGATTTTCTAATAAATTAGAAGATTTGGCGTGTTTATAAATTAACCTCTCTACGGCACTAGATCCACAAACAGTTCCTTCTTTTAATATTAAATCATAATGTTTTTTATGCCTGTCTTTACCAAGGCATTCTAAAACTAAATGCACAATACTGCCCTTTAAAGCTCCATCATTAGTTTTATCTGGAAGTTTGAGATGATATTTACACCAGTACAACCAAGAGCAGGAAGTCATGGTTTTGATTTTACTAGCCGATAGTGTCTGATTCAAAACTTAACTTTTCTAAATAATCTTCTAATATTTTTACACATTTTTTATCTTTTATGTTTCTTTTATTCTCTAAGATTTTAGATACCTGTTTGAGTGGATTAATTTTCCTTTGAACCCACTTGTGTATTTCAACTTGTTGTTCAAGCATCTCTCCAAAATCCTTCAACAAAGGCAACTTTATTTGAACTTTTTGCGGATCAAAATACTTAATTAATTTAACAAGTATTTTTATTGCTGCGTCCCTGCCAGCGTTTTTGCTTTTGTCATAATCATTATTAGTAGCGATAGTGATTTTTTCTAAATCTAATGATAAAAGATGTGATATCTGTTTAGAGCTCAAGTCTAAACCAAAGATGACCATATGATTATGAAAACCTTGCTCTGTAAGGGCTAAACTGTCACCTATACCTTCGACAAGTATGACTTCTTTTGTTTCATTAATTTTTTTATAAAACAAATCGCTATAATCGGGAATATTAAATGGGTAAACCCATCTTGTTTTGCGACCTAAGTGTTTCCATTTAGGCATAGAAGAGTTTTTGTCCCAAAGTAAATGTCTACCACTTAAGCCTATGACTTTTTCATTCGGGTCATATACGGGAAAAACAAACCTGCCATTCATTTTGCCGGACATAGAAAATCCTGCACGATAAATTTTAAGAGTTTTGTCTGTTATGGATTTTTTATTGTAAAAATCATAATGAGGCAAAAGCACTCCTATTTCGTCGTGAGTAAAAAACTGATCTGTTTCCATTTTTGGCGCTTTGTGTACAGGTATGAAAGAATTAGTATCCGACTTTAAAGATGTTATTATATTTTCTACTTTACTGTCATCTTTACAACTAAGCTCTAGTAGCTTTTTAAAGGGCATGTAAGAAGTTCCTTGGACAAAATCTTTCCAAATACCAGTGTTTTTCCAGATTTGTAAAGCTGTTCTGTTGTCGCCATCTCTATACGCTGCAGTGCTTTGCCAATACCTACCTCTATCAGAAAGTTCGTAACCTAAATCAAGAAGTATTTCTTCTATTTTGTCAGACTGATCTTCAGTCCAATTCAGGTATGTCTTCGGTTCCATTGTTTCTATTTTCTACTGTTGAGTTTGCATCTTGAGAATTGACAATATCTCGTAAATCGCCCTTTTCAGTTATATGGAAATTATTACACTCTAAATTAACGAAATTTTTTCTAGCTGTTCCATCATTCATTGTAACTAAGTTTACTGCTCCAGCTATATCTCTGCCTAGGTGTCTAGCTTTTACGTTTATTAGTTTATGGGTTCCAAAACCTCTTTCAGATTGAAGCTCATCTGCTGTTTTATTTCTCAAGATAAACATGTGAGATGAAAACTGAGTAATTCTATCTGAAAGCGAAACGATACTCTCATCATCTACAATATTTGTTGCATTTCGGTTTGTGGTGATTCCAGATCTATTTGATTGAACTGAAGTGATCATAGATACGCAAGGCCCTGAATCACCCATAATATCTCTTTGAATACATTTTTTATATTTATCAACCATTTCTCCAACTACTTGCCATTCATTCTTGTTGGAAGAATTTTCATTAGTTGTTTTTATATAATCAAAGCTAAATATTAAAGGATTGTTTCTTCCGACTTTAGCATAATAAAATCTTTTTAAAATGCTTATTTGGGAATCCACATTAAATCCTCCTATGTTGTAATAATAAAAATGTTTATATTTTTTGGCTATAGTTTTCCAAACTGATCTAACTTTACTGACTATTTCTTTGCCGCTATTTCTCCAATTACCGCTTTCAAGAAGCCAAACAGGAACTCCTGACATTGATGCGCACTGCCTAAACATCAGTTCTTCCTTACTCATTTCTCCATTATCAAAATGAAGAATCGGAACTTGGTATTTTTCGGAGGTCTTTGTTACAAAATCTATGCAGAACTGAGTTTTACCGACACCTGACCTTGCAACAATAACAGTGATGTTACCGGGCCTGAGGAGAGATCCGTACATATCTTGCAATTTTGGATGAGGACCGGAAAATCCAAACTCATCTATAGGATTTTCTCCTCTTTCTTCGATCAATTCTTCCATTGAATCGAAAATATTTTCAGGTTGGTCCGTGCCTGTCTCGTATAAATTTATCTGATTGTTATAAATTTCATCAGACTTTTCTATAATCTCATTAAACGAGGCATTATGCAACGCCCTCATTTTGTTGCTTATATCAACACCGCATTGAGCTATTTCTCTTCGGACGGTATATTTTTTAAGCTCTGAAGCTATGCTTACAACTGAGTCTGCTGAAACTTTTCTTAAAGATAAAGATTCAATATGGTCATAAGGATTTAAGGAATCGTCAAAAGATATGCCAAATTCTTTAACTCTTTGCGCTATAACTACTTCATCGATTTCATCTCCGTTTTCAATAGCTTGTTTGAGTACGGAAAAAATAGTTCTATTTATTTTAGAAGACTCCGACCAAAAGTCTTTCTCCGTTATGTGAGAAGCTATATCTGCATACCTATCTGGGTATTTTATTAGACCTGCAAGAAGTTGAGTTTCGAGGTCATAAGAGTATATCATAAATACAACGTACTACTCTTCAGAGCCGATGTCAAGTGGATCTTCTGAGTTATTCATATCATCAATGTAATTTTCTAAAGCTTTAATAAGGCCCATCTGCACGATGGGGCTAGCTATTTTAGCATAAATCAAGGGGCATCCCTCTTGATTTACATAAGCGACTATAAAACCTTTAGAAGTTTCATCAGGTGAACCAGTGAATTCAAAAAGCTTGTTAAAGTAATTTTCTGGTATTTTAAAACTTTTAAATTCCTCTGAGTTAACGCCCTTTTTCATTGTCATTATAATATTACACCTTGAGACTCAAAAAGGTGCTTATCTATTATATCCTTTTGGAAAATTGTCACAAGTGTAATTTCATTTATTTCACAAAATTTTTCTTTATTTTGATCTCTTTTTAACTGATCTAAATATTTAAATCTATTCTGATGAAAAAATTCAACATATTTTACATGTTGTTGCCCTTGGACTTCTATAGCTACTTTTTTATTAGCATTGTAGAAATCCAAGGACAACCTTGACCCTACTACTGGAAACTCTTCAAACACTACATCTTGATCCCAGTATAATTTAATAAACTTTTTTACTGTAGTTTGAAATTTACTTCTGCTACTAGCTTCCCAGTCTATTAAATATTTTCTAAGGTTTTTATACCTCTTCTTCTTCCCGTATATCGTCAGTAGTTCCATCTATATCTTCATTTAAAAATGACAACAAATTCTGTTTTATGTAGCCTACAAAGAATTTTTTAACGTTTTCATTTTCTGATATAAGCGCTTCTAGCTTAGGCACTCCTTGTATTTGGCTAGAAAGATCTACTCCAAACTTTTTCGCAGTTTCTACAACATCTTCTTCAAAAGATAGCCAAGCGCCTTTTTTGGTCACCATGCCCCAACCTTGAATAAAATCACTGATTTCTTTTTCTATCCAGTTTGATGTACCGTTTTTCCTGCCATATCTAATAGGATATCGTATCACAGAATTTGTTCTCTCATTTGGAGATTTTTTGACTGTAACTTTTACTTGGTGACCTATGTATGGATTTTTTTGAACATCTGGAATAGCTTTTTCATCTTGAAGAATTAAATCAGACTTATTTCTAGCTTCAAACTGAAGAATCCAATTAGCAAAATGCAAAAGAGCATTGCCTCCTGTGGCGGAAGTTTGTCTGACTGGCGCTTTGCTATAAGGATCTAATTTAATATCATCTCTAACTTGAGAAATAAATATTGCAATATGACCTCTTTTTTGAAGAGCGGCTGCACATTTTTTCATGAATGTACCTGCGACAACTGCGCCGCCAGCGACTTTTTGAGATTCTTCGAATGTTTTATCTAAATCATCTTTTCTTAATAAGCCATCTACAGAATCAATAATAAAAAAGTATCTATTATTTTCTTGATTTTTGCCAACTAGCTGTCTCATAGCGTCAACAGCTGTTTCATATATATTTGTTTCAAACACAAAACAGGTTCCCTCCTCCCATTCGTCAGTATTCGTTACAAATTTAACTCCTGACCGCTCAGAGATCTCTTCCCCTAGTCTACCTTCAGCTTTAATGTAAAAGCCTTTTCTGTTTTCGTTTTTGACTTCTAAAAAGTTTTTTAGAAACTGAAGTGCGCAGCTAGTCTTGCCTCCTTCGTTCATGCCTACAAATCTATGTAGCCCAGTTCCCAAACCTCCATCTAAATAATAATCAAGAGTCATACTTCCGCTTGGAACTCTATAATTAATAGTTTGCTCAAAGTTAAAATGTGAATCTTTGTTTTGTTTCAAAAAGCTATTTAACTGTTCTTGAGAAGTTAAAATGCTATTACCATCATTCTTTTTACTTGTCTTTTTCATCGTTTTCTATAAACTTTCTTATTGTATTTATTCTCTTTTTTATTTTTCTTGTTCTGCCCTCTTTATTTCCAATTTTTATTTCAGGGTTTATGTATTCAGGTATATGCTTATTATAGTGATAATCAACATATCTGAAGAAATTATCGTTCAAGAGACACTTTATTGACGGAGGTTTTTCTCTTATGTCAAATTTTGTCCAAAATGACATATCAGGATATTTTTCCAAAACTTTTTTCAACAGCTTATATTCTCTAGACCAAAAAGAAGCAGTTTGCTTCTCTGGCACAGAAATAAGCTTCTTAAGAAGATCCTTCTTATTCATCAACAACAATTCTAAGCTAAAAAGCCTAGAATGTCAAAAGAAAAAACCGCCGATGTCGGCGGTTTAGGTGTTACTCATTAGTGGGAGTGAAAGTTGGGCTTTGTAAACCCGGATTTTTTAGAGCTTCTTCTACATTTTTCTTTTTAAGCTCTTCATCTATCTTTAATCCTTCTTCTGCAAGTTTAGGAGTGATTTCTCCAGTATCTGGAGCAGGTTCGTCCACAAATACTGCTGTGGGTTCTGCTTTCATTTCCATCATTCCAGCTAAACTTTCTAACTGTTTTTTTCCTTCTTCTGACAATGTGCCAGCTTTTTCGTATCTCTTTAAAATTCCTATTTTTAAATTATTTGGTAGACCTTTTTGCTCGTCGGTGAGTTCTCCAGCGCCTTCCATTAGCATTGCTCTATTTTTATTATAAGACATACCGCACATGTATTTAGCATCTGCTGAAGACATACCGGCTGTATCAACAAACATAGCTTCATCCATCATACATTCACTCATGTATGCGGTGTACATAGCTTTTTCTTCTTCTTCCATCACATTTGAGATGGAAACTTCTGTAACTAAATTTTTAGGGTCTACTTTAAAATTCGATTTCATTTTATTATTTATATTCTCCGCCTCTTTTTTGGCGGTCACAGTATTGTTTTTGGCTAAAACCTTTTGGGTCGGAACAGTCTATGGATTTTTTATACCGTAGACTCCATCTTGTTTTCATTCCTTCTCTAGGTGCATTTGCAATAGCTTCTAAAGCTTGTAATTGATCAATTGTTTTCTTTAAAATATCACCCTTTTTGTAAGTTGGGCCATCGTTTATAACTTCATAAGCGACAATTTTGCCCATATTGTCTGGTAAATTTAAAATCTGCTTGACAATACCTTCACTACCGTAATGTTTGCAGTCAGCGTTAACATTCATAACGCGCATTCCTTCTTTTAAGCCAGTTTCATCTTCTACTTCAAAACCTTTTTCATCGCTTGGGTAAACCATGTAACTATGTATGGAAGCTAAATAATCTTCAATAATAGTTATTTTGCTTTGAACCCATGGTTCAAGTTTATCGGCTAAAGCGGGGTTTTTTCTTAATCTTTCTAATAAATCTTTTGAATAATCTGAAACAAAAGCTAATTGACCTAAAGCCATAGAATAGCTTTCTTCTTTTAAATCGTCATTATCAGCTTCTATATCTTCTGTAATCTCTTCTGCTTGAGCTAAATAAGGAACTAATTTAATTAAATCTTCTTCAATCCAGTAAGTTAAACCGTCCCACTGATGGACAACTTCATCAACAAAACCCTTAGAAGTATAGTCTGTAACAGATTTTTTGCTTTCCCACATTTTGCAGCTCCAATAACGAGCTTTCCAACGTGGTCCGGGGTTTGTGTCACATTTATGACGAGCGCGAAAACTTTTTCTTCTAGCTGGATCATCACGCTTGATTTCCATGTTTGGGTCACCAAAGTTAACTTTTACAATATTGCCTTTATCGTTTTTAACATATACTGAAAACTTTTTAGGACCTTTTGAGGTTCTAAAAGGTTTATTTAGTACTTTTTTTTCTTTTGCAGCCTTAATTTGGCCGCTTAAGTTAACTGAAACATTCATTTTTTATTCTGTATCGTGATATTCCAAATCGAATTCACTATCATTTACACCAAATTCATTTAAATCAGAAGTAGCTTCTTTAAAATCTTCTTCAGTAAAATCATCAAAATAAAACATGTCTACTTCTATTTTTTCCATTTTAATCTCTAGCTATATCTTGATCAGCTCTTCTGTAAGCTTCTTTGACTTTTCCGCCTCTTCGCATTTTTAAAAACATATTTACTCTAGCCATAGCCCACTGAGCACGACTTTTTCCGGGTCTATGAGAAGAGCTAAAAGCTCCAAGCCCTCTTCTGTAAACTTTTTTGAGTTGACCTAACGTAACTTTTTTAGAGTATTTAGCGTTATGATCTTTGACTTTTTGTTTTAATGCGTTAGTTACTTTTTCGCTAAAAGTTATTTTAGCCTTAGAAACTAACTCTTTTTCGTCTTTCTTTTTTAAGTTTTTTTCGGCTTTTTCTTTCGCATCAGGAGAAGTTCCAGCAGAACCGGGTTCGTTTCTGCTGGAACCTTTTTTACGTTCATCTGGCTTAGCAGGAGTTTGAGCAGAACTTTTAGGTCCTTGTCTTTTTTTTGCTATAGCCTTTGAAAAATCTAAAGTAAATTCCATTACACAAAATTTTACACTAGATTTACGATAATTAGAATATAATTATCTAATGGGACACGCTCCACCTTCGCATTCAATTCCCTCTAAAGTATCTCCCGTGATATTTATATTAGAAAGAGGTTTTACTTTAGATTTGGCTTTATCATACTCTTTTTCATCAATTTCTTGATAAGGAGCTTGTTTGAAGCCATGCTCTTGTCGGAGTAGGAAGCTAACGCTCTTAATACTATTTTTATAATTATCTTTTAGCCAACCTTTTAACTCATCTAATTCTTCTGGAGAATAGTAAGCTGTAACGCTAACGGCGTTATCACTCCAGTTCTCTTGAAGTGTTTTAACCATTTCTAGTTGTTTAATCACTCCCATGTCTTTAGCTAAAATTGCTCCGTCTGGAGTTTCGCATGGAAAATAAACAACAACAGTATCGCGATTTTCAGAACCATCAAAGTTTAGCAAGAATTCTGTTTTGTAGCCTAGGTCTCTACAAATTTGCACTAGCTGATCACTGCTGCTCATTCTAACAGTTCTAAAATAATGTTTAGAATAAGCGGGGTGAACACCCGGGGTAGATCCAGCTAACAAGCTAAGAGTTCCAGAAGGCTTAACGGTTGTAAGCTTAATACTTTCAGGCCAACCTTTTTGTTTGCTCCATTGCTTATCAAACTTTCTTAACTCTTCATAACAATTATCAAGCCAGTCAATTTTATGCATAGACTGACAAATACCTGTAACACCTAACCCAAGGCGCATATTTTTATGCACAATCGCATTTGTCTCATCATGCAAGAAAGGTAAAGCGGCGATAGCTTTTTGAGCTTTGTAAAGTAATTTAGCACATTCGTTTAACTCTTTCTGGCTTTCTATATTATTTAAATATAGCTCACATAGGTTACAACACTCATAGTCAGAAAGACTGATTTCACCACAAGGATTAGTTCCTACAACATTATCAACTCTAGTAGGGTAAATCTCTGCGTTCTTCATTAGCCCGTCTTTCAAGCGGCCATATTTTCTTGACAATGGTAAATTGAAAAATCCATATGGTTCACCATTTGCAAAACCTGTAGATTTATTTATCTCATAACCATTTTTCCAGAATTCATCCATTAAATGAGAGTAATCATCAACGTATAAAGTGTTGTTGCTCATTGCTCTCCAATTAGGAACGTTACCTGAACCCCAGTTCTTTGCTCGAAGATAAAGAACATCATCAGGATCTCCTAAAGCAATTTCTGCAGATCTGCGAACATTACCGGCGACAACAACACTGCCAATAATATTACAAATATCTAAAACATCTAAAGACCTAAGTTTTTTACCTTCTCTGTCTTTAAATACTTTGCAGATTTTTTCAATTCCTTCTACAAGGATTGCTGGGCCGCTAGCCTTACCTCCGAAACCTTCAATTTTTTCACCAGCACCTCTAATTAAAATTGTGCTGTAAGAAAAACTTTTACCAGTTTCAAAAAAAGCATTGAGAACATGCTCTAGCAATTTAACCCAACCCTCTCTGGAGTCTGGAACAATAAAGTCAGCATCTTTTTTCGGCTTATGAACAATTTCTACATCTTTTTTAATTCTAGGTAACTCATGAACATCTTCTCTGCGAATACTGTAGCCAACTCCACCCCCAAGCATCAAATTTTCAAAAAGAAATAAAAACGCTTTAGGCTCTTTCATGCTAGCAAACCAACAATTAAGCAGAGAATTTGCGCCGAACCTGTCAACGGTTGAGGTGCCTAACTGCCAGAGCATACGTCCGGCAAAATTACATTTTAAATTAAAAACATAATCATAAATTTTTTCTGCTTCTTTTTTAGTGTATCCAGCTCCAAGCTTTTGTGCGCCTTCTACACATCTGGCAACAGTTTCGTGCCATTCTTCTGTTGTATTATCTTCTTTTAATCTAGCGTAAGTGCGCTTATAAACAATATACCCGAGACCATTAAAGCCCCAATTTGGTTGTTTATTTTTGTATTTATCGAGAAAATCCTGAGAGAGTATGCCTTCGTTTTGTGCCATCGTATTCCTATTTATACACTAATTTTCGTAATTATCTATGTCAAACTTTACCATCTTAGACACCAGTTTGTCAAATGAAATTTCAGGTTTCCACCCCAATTTTTCTCTAGCTAGAGATGAATCGCCCAAAAGAAGCTCAACTTCAGCTGGGCGATAAAATTTTTCATTTATCTTCACAAGAACAGAAGATTTTGCCTCACGTTCTTCCATGATATAATTAGGTAAACAATACTCTTCTGATAAACCTTTACCGTGCCAAACGCCTTCTATTCCAGCCTCACGAAAAGCCTTTTCTACAAATTCTCTAATTGAGTGCGTTTCATCACTAGATAAAATATAATCATTTGGCTCTTCTTGATTTAACATTTGCCATACGCCTTTCACAAAATCTTCGCTATCACTCCAGTCTCTTTTTGAGTCCAGATTACCAAGCTCTAAAGGTCGAAATGGTTGTTTATTGTTTATCGCATGGTGGATTCTGGATACATTTTTAGTGATTTTTCTAGTAACAAATTCTGGACCTCTTTTTGTGCCTTCATGATTGAATAAAATACTATGGATAGCGAAAATATTGTAAGACTCTCTATAAACCTTAACAATATGCCTAGCAGAAGCTTTGCTGGCTCCGTATGGGCTTCTTGGTTTAAGCGGATGCTTTAAATCCTGTGGGCTATAATCTACATTGCCCCACTCTTCGCTTGATCCAGCTGAATAAAATTTACAGCTTGGTTTTATATTTTTTATAGCCTCTAAACATCTCAAAACTCCTATTGTGTTAACGTCGAAAATTTGCTCTGGCATTTGCCAGCTGCACCCCACATAACTATTAGCAGCAAAATTTATAAAATAATCTGGCATGACTTTTGATACTAATTGATTTATGCTTTGGCTATCTGATAAATCTCCGTATTCAAAAGTGAATCTTTTATTATCTTTAATTTTTTTGCAGTTGACATAATTAATATTAGAACTTCTTCTAATCATGCCAACAACTTTGTAATCTGTATTTTCTAACAGGTACTCAGCCATGTTAGCTCCATCTTGACCTGTTACTCCTGTTATTAAAACTGTTTTCATGTTATAGATTATTTATTGCTGAAGCTAATTTTTCTATTTGTTTTTCTTTTACTTGACTGTGAAGCCCAACATAAATTCCATTATTGTTTACGAATTCACTGTTGTAAAAATTTTTATAATCATCAAACTTTTCAAGACAAGTTTGTCTTAATAAATTTCCAGAAACGATTGGGCGAGACTCAATTCCATTGAGATCGCAATATTTTTGAATAATTCTTTTGTTTTCTGGAGTGTGAAAAAGTAAGGGTAAGCAAAAAGGAATATCAAGGCTCTTTTTTGTTTTGACGGGTAAAATAATCTTTGTTCTATTTACAGAAGATTTAAATAAATTATAAAGATTCAATCGTTTTGATTTATATTTATTAATTCTTTCGAAATCTAATGACCCTATAAATGCATTGATATTACTGTTTCTTGAATTGTTGCCTAAAAGAAAAAAATCAAATTTGGGATCTACTTTCGGGTTTGAGTAGTCGTTCATATTGCGAACACTTCTGGTTAACCCATGATTTCTGTACATTGAAAAATAATCTTTTTCTTCTTTATTGTTGGTAAAGATAAATCCTCCTTCGACGCTTTGAAGTTGATGCCCAAAATACGTGCTTGTTGTGCTAGTGAAATAACTCGAAGCGTTCTTCATGTCGTACTGGCTAAAAGTGTTTTCGCAATTATCCACCATGATTTTAACTTCATATTTTTCTTCTATTAATTTTAGCCTTTCGAAGTCTGGGTTAAATCCTAGCAAACTTGTAATAAACACGCATCTAACATATTTTTGATTATCATCTAAATAAGTTTCCAACTTATCTAAATCAATTGCATAATTAGTTAAGGAAATATCTATGAACTTAGGTTCAAAACCTTCTCTAATAAATGGGCTTACTGAGGTGATCCAAGTTGTGGATGGAAATACCACAATATTTTTTTCGTTAGGTTCATAAAATTCATCTTTTAAATATGAAGCTAAAATACTGTTGGCGGTCGAGCCGCTAGATACAAATAAAGAATATTTACAATCTGTGAAATTAGCCATTTGGCTTTCAAATTTCAAGACTTTATCGCTCATAGTCCAGAAATTATTATGAGAAAGAAAAAAGCTGCATATTTTTAACCTGTCTGCAAAAGTAAAATTATTTTCGTTTAATTTCCAATTATTCATTTTTTATATTGTTATAAGTTTCTTTTATGCCTTGATGTAGCGGTTTTGGGTTGAAATTAGGTATAAATTTTTTAAGTTTATTGATGCAGACATCTTTTCTATATTGGCCGTTAGGCTTGCTTGTGTCAAAATTTACTTTCAAATGGGTTGCGCCACATGCGTCTAATGCTATTTCTGCTATCTCTTTTATAGAATAAACTTCTTCAGCTGCCACATTAAAGCTTGAAGTGATATTTTTTTTAATAATCTCATTGATGACTAAAGCAAAATCTTCAGCGTGAAGAAATTGTCTAAGAGGGGATCCGTCTCCAAATAATGTTATCTCTTTATCATTGTTTTTTACTGCTTCGTGTATTTTAGTTATAAGAGCTGTAACAAAGTGGCTTTTTGATGGATCATTTTTATCTCCATCTCCGTATAAGTTACATGGAATTAAGTAATTATAATTTGTTCCGTATTGTTCATTGCAAGCATCAATTTGTACTGCCATAACTCTTTTAGCGTAACCGTAGCTAAAATTTGTTTTTGTAGGCTCACCTTTATGTAAACAATCTTCTTTCAGCGGGTAGGAATCCATTACGTCTGGATAAATGCAAGTACTTAATATGCCTAAAAATTTTTTCACATTATTAATTCGGGCGTATTTAAGAAGTAGTGTGTTCATTAACACGTTTTCTTCAAAATAATTACATGGATTTTGTATATTATCAACTATGCCTCCAACTCTGGCAGCTAAATGAATAACTGTGTCTGGGTTATGCTTTTCATACATTTCAACCACAGACTTTTCAGAAGTTAAATCAAAGTCTTTTGAAGATAAGAATGTATATTTTGGACTAGTTTTTTGCAACCATCTACCAACTAATCCTGATCCACCTGTAATTAAAACTTTTTCACTCATTATTTTCTTGATAACCTTTATAAATTTTAGGGTTTTCTATAATTGGTTTAGTTTTTCCTGAACATAAGTTAAAGATCATTTTATCTAACGACTTAACAAGCATGGGTCTTTTTTCTTTAAATGTAACATCTGCTTTTCTTTTTAATTCAGTAACTTTTATCGGATCGGTTTCGATGTTTATAGCATCTTCTAGGTACCAGAGCCTTATATGCACAACTATGAGTTTATCTATTAATTCAGAAAATGTATCACTATATACATCATCGTAATCTGGAAATTTGTTTTCATTTAAAATGTTTTTTACTTTTGATTGTATATATTTATCTATTTCTGAGCTCATAATTGTGTTATTGTTGTTGATAAATTTTCAGGTGTAGGAAGATGGTTTTTAATAAAATTTATTTTTACTTTTGTGAAATTGATGCATGGATCGAAATAAGAACAATCATGCCCATGTATATCCGTTAGTCCTAGATTGTCAACCATAGTCAAAGTAGTTTTATTGTTAGTATTTCCAAATTGTTGGACATAATGGCAAGGACCAGAAATAGTGCTTACAACATGTCTGCAATTGCTGTGGTGTATATAGCTGCAATAATCTTGAAGTGTGTCCACGTATTTGACCCTCAAGCCATCATCTAAATTCTCATTACCTTTTCCGAAAACTATTATTTTATCGAACTTATCTTTTGCGCTTGAAATAAAATCTGCCCAATATTCTTTACTTAAATTTCTTCTAGTGTCTGAAACTTTTAATCTGGGTACGCAAACTAAAAAATCTCCGATATCTTCGGATAAAATTTCTTTGTTATAAGTTATTTTATGTATGATTTCTTTATCTCTTTCATAATGGGGATAAAAAGGTTTATATTTTATTTTATTCCATACATCGCAATCCACAATATTGTAATCATAATTATCAATTGTGGGGTCATAATTTATTACGTTGTCGAAAATATTTTCATATAAAAACTTTCTTTCTGGGAGAGTTACAATTGTGTGTTGCTTGGTTATTTGTTTTGTTTGCAGCAAATGAATTAAAAATAATCTATTATATATCAACTCTGTTGCCGCTTCGGTCTGATCTTGTGGGGTTCCACGGTCATAGCTGGCTTTTCCTCCGTTAACGTCAAAAGATCCTCTTGCGCAAAGAACATATTTTTTCTCTTTCATTTAGGTGAATAATATTCCGTTACTGTAAACTTGATCTAGCTCAGTATTGTCCATTACATAAAATGCATCTGCATAAGAAGATAATATAGGCAACCCTTTTATGTTAAATGAAGTGTTAAGTATAATAGGTGTTTCACCGATATTTTCCATTTCAGTTAAAATATTATAAAATAATTCATGGTCTTTTTTCGTTACGGTTTGAAGTCTGGCTGTTCCGTCTTGATGAGTAATAGCTGGTAATTTTGTGTTGTAAGGAGCTTTAACTTTTGGTGCATAACTCATATATTTTGATTCAAAACAATTTTCAAAAAATATATCTTTATCTTGTTCGCGGCAAACTGGAGCAAAAGGTCTGTACCATTCTCTAAATTTAACTTTAGCATTAAGTATGTCTTTCATGTTTTCAATTGACGGATTACATATAATACTTCTATTTCCTAAAGCTCTTGGTCCTATTTCTGATTTTCCTTCAATAATGCCTATTATTTTACCAGTTTTTAAACTTTTCGCTATTTCTTCAGCAGAAGCTCTTATATGAGATCTTTGTTTCTTGTAATAATCAAACTTATTTGCGTCTAATATATCAAGCCCACCATAAACAAAATTTTCTGATATTTTTAATTTAAGAAAATTTAAAAACATACCCATGGATAATCCAGAGTCGTTAGGGTTAGGGCTTATGTAAAGTTTTTTATTAATTGTTTTTAACCGTTCTGCAAGTTTTTGGTTTAATAGCACGTTTAAAGCACAGCCTCCGGTTAGAATTACATCTGTGTTTAGCTTAACTATTTCATCCCAAAAATAATCAAAAAATATTTTTTCGAAAACAAATTGAGATGTTGCTGCTAAATCGTAGGAGTCTTGCCCTTTCAGGCTGTTAAAATAAATATCTAACCCTATATCTTTTGATAACTTTTTGTTGTTTGAGCCATCATACATTCTTGATTTGTAAAAATCTTCTATTGGTTTAATCCATGTTTCTCTAATTTTTCCATAAGCACAAATCCCCATAACTTTTCCAGCGTATGCTAAAGAATTTTCCTTAGAATCTATGCCGGGATTTATTTCAGAAATAGGGCAACCTACATATCCATAAGGGCCTCCTAGGTTTATTTGTAAAGAATCAAGATCGTTTAATGTTTCTTTTTCGCCTAAGAATGTTTTTGTGAAAACAACTTGGTTATTTTCTATACCTCCTCCATCAATTGAGATAATAAAAGCTTTTTCAAAACCACTAGTAAAAAAGGAGCTTGCTGCGTGAGCTGTATGATGATTACATAAAACAAAATCGGCGTTAGGAAAAAAAGATTTTATTAGATTCTTATCCAAATCAGATAAGTGTAAAAATAAAACAATTTTAATTTCTTCTGGGTTTATATTTGTGCAAACATGTTTTAGAAATTCGATTCTTGTGTTTTCATTTGATCCGAGCTCCCAGTTGTCATAATCGCTCGAATACATAGCATATCTTTTTCTGACAAATCTTTCATATTCTAAAACTCTTAATTTTTGATGTTTATCTATAAAAGTAACAGAAGCATCATGAGATCCGTAAAAACTTAAAACTTGTCTTTTTTTAAAATACATTTTATTTTCTAAATTTTTGGATTAATTGCTTTATGCTTTCCATTGAAAAAATCTTCTGAATTAAAATTTTTATCGTCGATAAACATATCGTACACAGGTTTGCCAAATCTTAATTCATGATGCTTAACATTAAATTTAATAAATTGCTTTTTAGTTATATCAATCCAATTTTTGCCTGATTCGGTCCCTCTAGCTGTCCAGTAAATTATAGTATGACCGCTATCATAAAGATTATTAATAATATTAATTCTTTCTAACATAGGCATACTGTTTTCATAGTTTAACCCATTTGTTTTAAATATAGTATTATCAATATCTACAAATATAATCATATTAGCCTCTTAAGCTTTTAAGTTTATTATATTCTCCTTCGGTAATAATCCGCTCTTTACTTGATCCGAGAGATAACTCTACATCATTTATGCCTTTACACATTTTAATTAAACCACCGGGTTCGAGGGAAGACATGTGATCAGAACCCCATAAGGTTCGATCCATAGTAACATGACGCTCTACCCATTCACAACCCAGCGACACCGCTACAAATGTAGGTACAAGACCGTATTCATGACCGCTGTAACCTATAGATTTATCAGGATATTTATTTTTCAAATGTTTTATATAATTAAGGTTTAAATCCTTTACTGGGCACGGATAAGTCGAGTTTGTGTGAAAAATAACATCAGGATTGCTTTGGTTAACAGCATTTTCTATCTGGCTCTCAGTGCTCATGCCAGTAGAAACTAAAAAAGTTTCAAATTTACTTCTTGTGTATTTACATAATTCTATATTTGTGATAAGAGCAGATGGTATTTTAGAGATGTTTGTGTAATTAGAAATAAATTCTGCAGAAGGTTTATCCCACACACTGGCAAACCATTTGATTCCTTTCTCTTTGCAATAACTATCTATTTCATCATACTCTTTTTTTCCAAACTCAATTTTATTTTTATATTCTATATATGAAATTTTACCCCAAGGTGTCTCTCTAATTTTATTTTTTTGATCCTCTGGCACACATAACTCAGGGGTTCGCTTTTGAAACTTAACATACTTACAACCTGCAACAGAAGAAATATCTATTAATTTTTTTGCTAAATTAATATCTCCGTTATGGTTTATTCCGATTTCTGCTATAATATGCATGAATTATCTTAACTGTTTTTAATGGCATAAATATTCTTTATTTATATCACATATGCCGTCTATATAATAAACAAATAATTGTATTTTATTTTTCTTGAATTTCAAGTTGATTTGCAAAAAATCGATTGCTCAGCTGTGAGGCTTTATTTTTAATTTATACATTATTTCACAAACTTCTAAATCTTCATAGCTGTCTATTTCGAAAGCTTTCCATTTTTCTAAAACAAAAAAGCTTTTTTTACCGAAGATTCTATTCTGTTTTTTTAAAAATCCAGATTTCTCAAAAATATAAATTGACCCGTTTTCTGTGTATTGGCTTGTTAGTTCCTGCCTCATTTTTCTGTGTTTATAGTCATAATTTATGCTTTTTATGCCTTCTGGTTTTTCTTGCCAAATGAAGCAATTTTCTGTTTTACAGACAGAAAAAATAGAGTCTAATTTCTTATCATGAAAACATCTAAGACCTTTTTCTATGTCATCTGGGGTTCTAATCGGAGATGTAGCTTGTAAAAAAACTACAGAGTCAAAATTTTCTTTTACTTTTAAAATTGCATGAATTAAAGCTTCTTCGCTAGAAGAGATGTCTGAAGATATTTCTGGGGGTCTAAGTATTGTTTTTGCTCCATAATTTTGAGATACTTCCAAAATGTTTTCGCAATCAGATGTAACATAAACTGAAGATATGCTGTCACATGCCAACGCTTGATTAATTGAATAACTTATTAGAGGTTGTCCATTAAAATCTATTATATTTTTTTTAGGTATGCCTTTACTTCCTCCTCTTGCCGGTATTATACAGATAGTTTTCATTTTAAACAAAAGGTTTAAATTCTACGTATTTGTTTATTTTTGATTCTGGGGTGCATGAATAAATGTTCACCCCTATTTTTTTAGCAGCCATATTAATTATTTTAAAATCTTCTACTATTTCTTCTAAATACGGATTAAAGGAATCGTGGTTAATCGTTATGCCGTCGTAATATCCTTTTGAGTAGTCCAAATCAATTCCAAATATATAAATTTCTTTGCAGCCTGATAAAATACAAAAAGCTAACATATGAAGAGAAACAGTAGATCCGGTTCCGTATATGAATTCAGAATTTGTGTACTTAGCTAATTCTTCTTGAATCGTTAATCTGTTTGGATCTATATGTTCGCAACATTTTCTTTTTTCAGAACATCCGTATAATTCTTGACAAGTTTTATGGTTAAAGTGTCTCTGATCGTATTGTAAATAATCTATTTTAAGTATTTTTTCTACAAGTCTTTTATCGGTTGTATCTACGGTATCAGCTGTTAACAATGCGGTTTCAGGTTTTTCATTATATTCTTTATATAGTCTATCAATTGTAATAACGCTGTTTGCTAAAACTCTGTAGTCAGCTTGTAAGTCAATCATTCTATGAAAAGTATTGACAGAAAAACAACAATAATCATTTTTGTTTTTCGCACAATTAACAACTTCTTTATCATAAAGTCTCAAGCTGGGGCCTAATCCAACGCAAAGTCCGATCTTGTTTTTGTGTTTATTGATTATATCATTGTAAGAAAGTTTCATATTAAAAATATTTGCTTACTGATTTTTCGGCTAACAGGTATTGTTTTGCTTTGGCAAAATTTTCTTCTATAGCGTCTTTTTTTGAATTGTATAGATTTGAGTTTAACTTATCTATGTTTAATTTTAGTTCATGTAAGGTGTTGAAAGTAATAAAGCCTTCTGGGTTAAAAAACTCATGAATTGATGGGCATCCGTAATAAATAGGAATACAGCCTGTAACTAAACAATCGATAAGTTTCTCTGTGAACCAAAAATCTTTTTTAACGTTTTCCACAACAATATGAAACATGTAATCTTTAAGTCCTTGTATTTTATTTTTGATTGGATTATATCCATTTCCAAAAACTGAAATTGAATCTTTAAGGTTATGTATTATTTCATGTCTTAATCTATGGCCGGGAAGTTCTTTTTTTCCAGAAGCTATAATTGAAACAAGTTTATTTTTAGGATAAATTAAATGTTCTTCTTTAGCGACCCAACATCCGCCATAGGGTATAAGTATGGAGTTTTCTAATGAAAGTAAATTCTTGTCGCTAGTAAATATTTTATTAAATTTAAAATAATTTTCTTTTACATACCTGTACATTTCTGGTTGAAGAAATTCAGGCTCTATTAGCCAAGCTATATTTTTGTTTTTATTGTCTCTAGCAAAAGGTATGTTTCTGTCGGTATAAACAACAAAATCGTCTTCGGTAAAATTTTTCGATCTATCCCATTCAATATCTTCGCTAAATTGTATCGGGGGAAGCGGGTTGTTGCTGTATATGCAATGCGAAAAGCATGTATCTTGAAGAAAAATTTTTTTCATATTTTTATCCAGCTTTCTGGGATTAAATCTTTAGTGTCGAAATGAGAATTAGATGGGCCAAACCATCTTTCGGGAGCTATTATTTTTTTGTTTTTATTTTTATTTAGCCAAGCGCCCCACCAGCTATACGTGCTATTAGCTATTATGTTATTATGGCATAAAGACATTAAATACAGATCCAGTAAATCATCTTCACTGTAATGGAAAAAATATTTTTTGTCAATAAAGTTTTTTCTACAGTATTCTATATCGTCACTAAAAACTAAAACTTTTGTGTGATTTATTAGACTTAAAGCTTTTTCGTAATAATCTAAGTCTAGGTTGGTGTGATGATCTTTCAGATTTAAATAACTACCTCGCCTGACATGCAATGAAACAACCATGTCTTCGTGGTTGAAAAAAGAATTGAATTTATTATTAGCTAATTCAAACCTCTCAGAATCAGAAAGAATTAAAGAATTTACTTTGTTTCTGTTTTTTGAAAAATATTTTTCTGATTGATAGTATCCAGATAAAAAAACATTTAGTCCTTCATATGTTGGTATTTCATTAAAAGTAAAAGACTTTTCTTCATGTACTACAACAGATGGTATTTGAGATAGTGTTTCAAAATTTTTAAATATTGAATCTAGATAATGTTTAGGGTGTGTATGTAAATATCCAGAGTGGCCGTTATTAGTTTTAAAATCGCAATTGTTATCAATTGAATATGAATATGCGGCTGCAGCTGGGAAAAGTATATTCCCTAACCCTCCCATTATATTAAATGAAATAAAGTTTTTATTCATTTAAAATTTTTGATTTGTATTGGTTGAAATTATGATTCATCCAGTGCGAGTAATCGTAAGTTGTATTTTCTATGTCAGATTGACTGACTCTTTGGTAGCATAATAAATCTGAAGAAATAAAAGAATTACTATTTGGTAAAAATTCTTTGGCTAAAAACACATCTATGCACTCATAATTTTCTATTAATTTTTGATGCCATTCTAAATTATTGTCGAATAATTTAACTATCTTTCTAAGGCCTTGGTAAGAGAATGCGATAGAATGAGTTGTATGAGCGCAATTTAATTTAAAAAGATTAGGTGAATATTTTTCTATAGGTTCTTTTCCGTAAAAATTTCCTATTGTTCCACCGAAATATAATGAATCCCAATTATCTGGTAGCTCTTTTATGGTTGCGTTGATTCTTTTATGTAAGTCTTCTTTCTGTAATGCAAACTCAAAATCATCTTCTAAAATAAGAACATTTTTTAAATTTTCATTTATCGCTTTGTTTATACACATAGCATAAGATAGAGAGCAGCCTATTTGTCCTTTTCTTTTCGGGTGAATGTCCGCATTTATTTTTACAGCATCTAAACGAGTGCAATTCTTGATGCCGAATTTTTCAAAATTATCTAAACATTCTTTCCATCTATCAGTTCTTTCTTTTAGATTGACGCAATATATTTTATCGAAATATTCAAATGGATTTTTCATATTTTACTCCAGAAGATTGATGGTGCTTCATTACACTGTCTTTTAAATTCTTCCATTCCAAATTTAGCAATTTCGCTAAGACATCCTATCTGTTTGTGAGATTGTTCGTTTCCGAGTATTTTCGTGCCGCAAAGAACAGCTTCAGCGACAGATCTACAAAATGGTTCTTTAACTAAAGGATTATAAAACATTGTATTATATTTATTGTAGATTTTTGGCATGTCTTCGTATTCTACTTGCCCTAAAAATTCTATGTTTGGAATATTCTTGCATAATATCATATATATGCGATCAGAGGACCATCCAGAAACTACAAACTCTTTATCTGGATTTTGCAAAACGTACTCAAAAAATAAATCAGATCCTTTGCCTTTGTGCATATATCCAGAATATAGTATTTTATCTTCTCTATCATTGTTGTAGTTATAAAACTTAGAAATATCTATGGGGTCTGCTACTATTTCTGTATTTTTGAAAATATCCCCAAAAGTTTCTTTGAAAAATTTAAGATGATAATCAGAAAGAAAAAATGTTTTCTTGCAGTTATCAAATAACTTGATCATTTGTTCTTGTGATAAATAGCCGTTAGCGTCGTGCTCCAACCTGACATGAAATGGGTGGACACTTAATTCGTCTACGGTACCGGGATAAAAATGATTTATCCTTGCTAAATTTGAAGATATTACAACATCGAAATCAAAAATTCTTTTAGGATCTTTTAAGGTTTGCCAATTAAGTTTTAAAATATTCAAACCTAAAAGCTTGCCTTTGTCTATTAGGATTTTATCGCTTCTTTGAGCACCGCCCGGAGCATTTTCTAACTCATTATCTGCAAGCCATAATATTTTTTTATTGACACAATACATAAAAACTGTTAAATATATTTTATGTTTAGAGACATAGAAAGTCAAGATTTTTTTTATTTAGTAGGTTTGGCGAACCATGAAACTGTGGTATTAGCAGAAAACATAAATGAAGCAGCGTCGATAGGTGTCAAAAAAATACTAAAGAAACATGGAAATGAAACTAATGTTTCGATGGCTGTGGTTGTCACTAAAATCAAAGAAAACACTGATAGCTGCGAAGTTTTCTCTTTTTCAGAGGTGCTTGGAGATATAGGTCTTTTTTCTCTTGCTAAAGAAATGTCAAACATAAGTGATTTTTTGCTTGACACAGGCAAAAAAGGCACTTAATATCTGAGTGCAACGAAGATATTAATTACTTTAAGATACTTTGACAGATTACATAAGCAACCTTAAAAATGCCACAGGTAAACCTTAACATATACTTAAGGTCTTAGGAAACCTATGATTACTCATATTTTAAAAACACAAAGAAGAACCAAAATAGTTTACAAAGAGATACCTTTAATTTTCGGAATATCTGGTCTAGCTAGGTGTGGTAAAGACACTTTCGCTAAATACTTATCTCTAAAACTAAAAAAACACCAATATCCCGTGTCTACTGTGTCTTTTGCGTCTGCCGTGAAAAAAGATCTTGACAACTTCACTAAAGAAAATTTAAATATATCTTCTTTTACTGAAAATAAAAAAGAAAAAGAAATAATAAGACCGTTGTTAGTTTCGTATGCAACTGATGTTTGCAGAAATAAAATAGACAAAGATTTCTGGATAAAAAAAGTTTCCAAAAGAATAGAAAATTCCGTAGAAAATAAGATAATAGTTCTGATACCTGATGTCAGGTATGAAAATGAAGCTAAATGGATCAAAAAAATGGGCGGGTACGTTATTCACATTCATAGAATAAACAACAAACCAGCTAATTTCGAAGAAAAAGCTAATGACCCAATAGTTAAAAACATGGCCGATTTTAAGATAAAATGGAAAGATTTCAACGACGAAAAGCAAACTTGCCACAACCATATTGCCAAGCTGTTCAAAGAAAACGGATGGTCACTATATGGAGAATTTAAGTGATATAGAATTAATAAATAATATTAAAAACAATATTGAAACAGAAAACAGCTTAGAAGAGCTTATCTCCAGACATTCTGGAATATATTTAGACATTGTTAACTCTTATATGCGTAACACTTACGGCAACGCTTTAAAGCAAGACATCATAAATGATAAAGATTTAACAATTTACAATTCCGCATTAAAATACAACGAAGAAAAAGGCGCTAAGTTTTCAACATTCCTAGGCAATGAAGCTAAATGGAAATGTTTAAACGCTTCTAATAAAAATAAAAAAAACAATAAATTCATAGAAATAGAAGATAGCACTTTTAATAGCGAAAAAGAAAAAATAGTTTTCATAGAATCGCCCACAAAAAGAGAAGAAGAAATACTAAGCTCTTTCAGCGAAGAAATAGAAAAAGAAAAAGACAAAAGAATTAAAAAAATTTTTAAGCTTAGATATAAAGGAAATAGGAAACTTACTCCGTGGAGAAAAGTTAGCCAACAAATGAATTTAAGCATACAAGGCTGCATAAATATACATAATTCAGCTTTAAATAAAATATCAAAAACAATAAAACAAAAATATGAAACTATTACTTAATGCCCCTATCAATTCTTTATCTTTTGGAAATGTTTCAGTTAATCTTCTTAAAGAAATTTATAAAAAAAACCATGAATTAACTTTTTTTCCAATAGGAGATAAAGTTCAAATAGAAGCTTTTGATAAAAGCAGTCAAGGATTCATATCTTTCTTAAACGATTGTACACAAAAAAGATATCACACTATAAATAAAGATCTTCCAACCTTGAAATTATGGCATATTTTCGGAAGCGAAAAAAGACTAACTAAAAATCAATCTCTTCTTACTTTTCATGAAGTTTCTAAATTAACAGAAATAGAAACAAATCTTTTAAAACTTCAAGATAATATTTTTGTTACATCTAACTACACTAAAGACATTTTCGAGCTTAACGGCATTGAAAATGTGCATTTTGTTCCGCTTGGCTTCGATGAAGATTTCTCAGAAACAAATAAACAATACTTACCTGATAAAATTCATTTTGGATTAATGGGTAAATTCGAAAAACGAAAAAATACAGCAAGAATAATTAAAACTTGGTTGAAAATTTTCGGAAATGATTCTAAATATCAACTCAGTTGCGCAATAACAAACCCTTTTATAGAAGCTAGCTCTTTACAAACAGAAATTCTAAAGATCACTGAAGGTAAACATTATAATAATATCAACTTTGTTCCTTATATGCAAACAAATTCAGAGGTCAATGAGTTTTTAAATAGTATAGATATTGATCTTGGAGGCTTAAGTGGCGGAGAAGGTTGGAATCTTCCATCTTTCAATGCTACAGCTTTAGGTAAATGGAGTGTTGTAATGAACGCTACAGCTCATAAAGAATGGGCCAATAAAGAGAACAGCATATTGGTAGAACCATCCAGCCTTAAATCTTGTCACGATGGAGTATTTTTCAAGCCGGAATCTAATTTCAATCAAGGTGAATTTTTTGACATCACAGATGAAGAAATGGAATCCGCAATTCTTAAAAGCGTCGAATATGCTAAAAAAGAAAACACAGAAGGCAAAAAACTCAAAACAGATTTCACTTACGCAAAAACTCTTGAGACTATATGTGACACAATTAACGCATCATGAGACAAAACGACTCTAAAAAAGTGTTTTTAATACCAAAAACCACGGAAAAACTTGGCACGTCATCTGCTATAAAGAATGTAACTATGTGGTACAATCATAAGACAATCAGATATACGTACGAACCTTCAGATAAGGAAATCGTTTTCAACTTTGAACTTCCCGGCAAAGCTAAGGAGGATGTGAAAGTTTTCTGCAAAAACAATTCATTAAATATTAAAGTAAAAAATAAAGACACTTTTAATATTGACTTAGATGAATATTCACATTACTACAGTGAAGAAGAATACGATTTCAATAATACTAAAGCCAAGATGCTAAACGGGATGCTCACAGTAAATATCCCCAAAAAGCAAGAACAGCAAAAGTTAATTGAAATAACTTGATGTCAGTTAAATTGTAAGTTGAAGCGCAGGGCAACCTGCGCTTTAATTTTTTTATAGTAAGTGTATAATAAATATATGATTTACAGTTTTAGAAATACCAAAACTAATGAGATAAAAGAAGTTGAAATGCCCATGAAAGACTATAAACCTTACAAAGGCGAAAATGGTAAAGAAGATTTCTGGGAACGAATTTACGATCTGCCTCAAGTTAATATAGGTAACTCTAAAGTTGTAGATCCGTTTGACAAAAACTCTTTCATACATAAAACTGGAAGCATGAAAGGGTCTTATGGAGATATGTTAGATTACTCTTCTGAGCTGTCAGAAAAAAGAGCCGCTTTGCACGGCGGTGAAGATCCGATCAAGCGTAAACATTTTGATAACTATGAGAAGAAAACTGGTAAAAAACATTTAAAAGATCGACCTAAAAAAATTGAAACAAAAAACGCCACAATAGAATTTTAAGAGAACCTACAAGTTCCATCTATTGCAAAATTACCAGACTCTGTTATAGGAAAAGCGAAAGCTCCCTGAAAAACAAAACTTTCACCTATTTGTGTAGCCATTTGTTGAGACACTAACTTAGCTCCTGTTATAGAGTAAGTAAGTTTATCTGTTGTGTAATCATCGCAATCTCTTAATTTTATTTTAAAATTATAATCTTGATTTTGAAAAATAACTCCAGTTTGATTGCCTGTATTAAATCCATCAAATATAACATTCATCGATAATTCTCCAACAGATGGATACATTAACTGTCGCTCAAAAGGATAATCACTCCCAAAGCCTACTAAATCTCTTCTTTGAAAAGGTATGTTTATTTGATAGTTTTGTATCTTTCCAGAAGAAACAAATCTGACTCCACCATTTCTTTCTGTAGAATCTTCTAACTCTAATGTTATATCTCCCGGCCTAATAAAATTTTCTTCATTAGCAAAATTAGTTATGTAATTTTCTTTTCTAAAATTATCACTTGCTAATGTGTATGTGTAATTTGTTATATTCCCGCTTTCTAAAGATGGAATTATGTTTGATCCATTATAATCTTGAAATATCACATTTGAACCCGCAAAAGAAACACTCGCAGAAGGTAAAGCTCCCACAGCCGCAGAACAAGAGTAATTTGTTATATAAGCATTTCCTAAAGCTAAAACCTGAACCCCATTAAAACTTGATAAACCTGTTATATCTCTTACTGCAGTTCCAGTATCAAATAAGAAAAATAAATTTTTATCAGTTCCGGTGACATTTAAACCACTATAAATCCCAACACCACTAGCATTTAAACCTAAAACTAATTCATTTGAGTTATTTTGACTTATATAAGTAATGTCACAAGTGACTGTAGGAGGCATATAGTTTGTGTTATAAAGGAAATCATCATAACCTATATGTTTTTTGTTTGCTATGTTATTAGAAATAGTAATAGAAGACTGCTGTACTCTGTCTATTCGTTTAAGAGAATATGTATCTGTATGCGCTTGCGCAGCTGGGCTGTCTGAAATCAAAACATCAGTACTAGCATATATTATTCTGTTAGCTCTGGTAGCCATTTATATATATTACACTTTTAATTAACGCTTCCCACCAAAATATTCAACAGCATGACCTTCCATAACTAACATATCATTCGCGCAACTTTGCATTTCTAAATCAAATATCTGACCTAATATACGACCAAATTTACCTTTTTTATCAATTTCTGTTTTTATAATAAATTTTTTACCAAATTCTTTTAGTATTTCTTTTAATCTAGCTTTCGCCGCCAACCCTTTTTCTTTCTCTTTTAAATCTCTTGTTCTGCATTCTGGAGTATTAATACCATATAAACGAACCCTTTCTTTTCTAAAAGTAGAAAAACCAACATCTATTAAAACATCAATAGTGTCGCCATCTACTACTTTTATTAGTTCACATTTATATTCGTACATAATTATAATCCATATCTAGTTTTATGGGCGTTGTAATTTTGTAATAACTCACTAGAGCTTAAATGCCTATTATAATAGGCAAAAGAGCCTATTTTACCCCATTCTTGACTGAAGACTGTAGTACTTGAGCTGGCATTATGATAAGCTCCTACACTAGCAAAACCATTATTAAACGTCGCGTTGGCATTTGTTATTGTACCTGAAGCGCTAGATGTATTGTCATCATAATAAAATTGATAGTAAGGAGAAGAAGTACTTAGCTTCCAAGCCATAAAATGAAACTGTGTCGTATGGTTAGACATTGTATTCATATTGAAGCCAGAATCAATAAATTGACCTCCACCATTATCGTACATACCTAAATCTATACCATTAGCATAACTAACTATAACTTGATGATCTCCACTAGCGCCTCTAACTAAAGTTTTCCAATTTCCGTCATCTGCTTTTACAGTAGACCAAATACATATTGTAGCATTAGCATAATTTGGTACGTTAGTTAACGTTCCACCGGGTAAATATTTTGCAATACCACCTTCAAAATTCATATAGTAAGCTCCATTTGATGCTTGAGTATATAAATTTGCATTACTTAAAGTGAAGTCGTAATTATGGCACAAATCATACCATGTAGTTCCAGTGCCGGGGTAAGATGCTTTAGCATTAGCATCTAAACACAACACTAAACCATCAGTGACTATTCTTGGATTATTATGATATGCCATTAACTAAATCTTTCTTTTGTTGCGTTATAATTACTTAATACTTCTGCTTGCGTCAACGCTTTATTGTAAACTTGATATAATGCTATTTTACCATTTAATGCGTAAGTACCACCGTTCCATGAACCTAAGCTTCTACCTGAAAAGCTGTAACTTGAAGTGCCAGTGCTACCTGTTGACTGAGTGCCTACTTGAACCCCGTCAACGTAGGATCTTTTGGTGTAATCAGAAGTAGACCAAGTAAACCCAACGTAATGCCAAGTTCCTGTTCCTATTGCACTACCGTCATTTGATACGTATCTTGTACCATTAACCTCAATCCCATTTCTTAAATAATTTCCACCCTGATTAACTGACAATTCTAAAGGAGTAGTTGCACATATAATATGATATCCACCCAAAACACCTGTATTCGTGTCTCTTTTAAACCAAGCAAAAACACTAACAGCATCAGTGTAACCTATATCGTTAGGTAAAGTAATACAATCGTTAGTCCCATCAAAATCAAAATAACTATTAGCAACAGGCATTATCACTTGACCGTCTCTATAGTGAGATGTTCCAGTTCCTGCCATATTGACTAATGTACCGTGATTACTATTACCTGATCTATCTACCCAACCGTTAGTAGCTGAACGAGAAGATAAAACAAATGGAGTTACATGTTCCGCTTGCACTACCTGCATCCCACCCCAAGCAAAAAAACCAGAAAAAGACCCATCCGTAACTCCTGTATGACCCGGATAAATAAGAAATCTTACACTAGTATCAGCTGTTGCATGTCTTGACAATAATTGCCATGTACCCTTTTTGGTAAAATCATAACCATTGGGATATCCAGTCCATGCACCGTAGTTACTAGTAGCTCCTTCTATGCTCGCAAACATGTAATCTATATCACAATCTGGACTAAGATAAACCCAACAAGTTAAAGTGTACATCAAACCAGATGTAGTAGATATATCTTTATGCATATAACCGTAAGAATTACCAGACCAAGAAGATGTTAATGCACCGCTTGTATGTTTATAAACTCTACCTACAGGCTCTGGACACATTGGCATATCTGATGGCCAAGTTCCTCCTGTATTATATTCCGTTCTATTTCCTCTGAGACTGGAAGAAGTAGACATGTCTCCATACAAATTTGTAACAGGTTCTCCAGCATACGACTTAGCATCATGTGCATCAAGACATAATACTAACCCATCTGTAACTACTCTTGGTCCTCCTTTAATCATCTTCGTTGTTTATAGGTGCAATTAATAACTCTCCATCATCATACTCTTCTACATGATGCATGACACCGTCTATTTCTTCGTCAAATTCGTTTATCTTTTCTGGCATAATTAACCTGTTGTTGGAAAAATATCTCTATAATCTCTACCACCGTGACACTCTGTAAATAATATATTAGCTAAAGACCACTCATGGTCTTGTACAGATTCAGTTCTTCTGTTATAATTTCTTAAACATAAGAATCTTATAAACTTAGTAGCATATCTGAAAGGTGTACCGCTATTTTTATTTTCTCCTGTGAACGGAGCTGTAGCATATCTAGTCCATACATTCAAAGGATAGTTAGGCGCTCCTAATGCATAGTTATAAGTACCTCCTGCTACGCCTCTACTAACTGGAGTACCCGCAGGTAAGCTATAACCATAATCCGGTAACGTTGCAGCGGTGTATGTATTAGTCTGACTACTAGTATTTGATTCTAGATATACTGCCCAATCTCCTTGAGCAGTTTGTTCCATACGATAATAGGATCTATTGTTGAATCTAGTGTATTGGTGAGCTGTGCCATAATCAGGATGAGTAGATGGAAAGAATAATATCTGTCTAAAATATGCTCTATTATTAGTTACATCAGACCCTGTATACCAGCCGCTACTACCAGTAAAATAGATAACAGAGTCTCCAGGTGAGGCTGCTCTACTGAGAGTTGTATTACCTGTATCCCCACAATTTCTCAAATCAATAAATGATTTATTTTTATCATAACAAGCAAAGCCTATATGGCCACCGGCTGTATTACCGCTTGTACCGACAGCTCTAGTTTTAGCGTAACACAATAACTGATAAGTTTTGCTAGTATCGATGGGTATATAACTAGCAGTAATATAACCACTACCATTACCACCAGTCATTCTAATACTACCTTTGCGGTGGGCTTTCTGAAAGCTTAGACCTTCTTCATTATATGTACCCAAAGTAAACTCTCCTCGAGTTCCATCTCTGAAACCACCACCGTCAAATAAACCTAATTTTGGATTTCCGTATACTTGTGCCATATTATATTCCTATTGCTTGTTCTAGTTTAGTTATTCTATCTATTAATGTATTATTTGTTTCTTCTAATTGTTCTATCTTCTCTATAGATTTTCTTAAAGCTGACCACAAAGTAGGTACTAAGCCTGAATATACTACCTCCTGGTAAACAGGATCGCCTTTCTTATCAACTGCATCCTTTTCTCCTATAACAGCATTAGGTAAAACCTCTTGTAGTTCATGAGCAATTAGACCAGTCTCTTCTTTTTGCTCTTCATCATCTATAAGAACATACTTATAAGCTTCAACTCCTTTAACTATATCATATGCATCAACATATGATTCAACGCATGTCTTCATTCTATAATCAGAAAGACAAGAGTTAGTTATTGTTATCTGACCGGAGTTAGGAGTAGAAACACTAATGCCTGTTCCGGCACCAATAGTAACATACAATTGAGTACTAGACCCAAAGTCAGTATAAAGTCTATTCAAATACGCAAAGAATCCAATATAATCTTGAGTCATTTGTGTTACGTGACCATAACCATCAACGCACACACTCTTCATGAAACATCTATTAGGATTACCCGGACTACAACTAGACTGTGAAGATGTATCAGCATGCGATATTGTTACCGATCCTGAAGTTCCGCCTCCTGTCATACATGTACCGGCTGTGACAGCTGTAATATCTCCTGTACATGATGTCGATCCTGTAGCGCCTGTAGTAATAGAAGTAACTCTTCCCTGAGCATCAACAGTTATATTATCAATTTTTGTACCATTAGATGTACTACCATACGTACCTGCTGTTATACAACAAGGTAACGATAAAGTGACACCACCAGATGTACCACCACCGGTTAAACCTGTACCAGCAGTAACACCTGTAATGTCTCCTATACAGGTTGTGTAACCAGAATCGTTTGTCCATTGACTAATATTACCACTTTTATTTGTAAATGTTTGAGTATTACTAGGAGTAGTTGTACCTGTACAAGTTGTGTAGCCAGCGCCATTAGTTAACTGATTATTGTTAGTAGGTATTGTTGAGTTACCAGTGTGATATACAGTACAACAACCATTACCATTATAAAAACATAGATCTGTATTGATTACAATACCTCTATTATCTTCTTGGTTCCATATTTTAAATACTCCTTGGGTTCCATTCCACTGTATATAAGCTTTATCAGTTGTACCTTCCTCAAATCTAATGTAAGGATCAGTTGCGCCTGACATGTTAATTTTTTCAGATCCACTACCTGTAATTTGCAAGCCAGGGCTACTAGTTCCTTGATTTATACATGCGCCAGATCCTGTGGTGTAAATTCTTCCTGTTCCATTGTGATATAGAGCAGCTGTTCCATTGTGAGAGGCACAAAATAACCATTCATTATCAACGTCATTATATATACCAGTAGATGTACCGTTATTATGCATGAACACTGCTCGACCACCAATACTAAAACCTTCCCAGCCATTAGTACCACCTCCATCAACTTCTATAGATCCATAGGAACCTGTGACTTGTCTTATAAGTCCACTACCATTAGCGTAATAACCATTTTGAGACCAAACATAGCCAGCGGTTGTAATACATGCTCGCTTTGTCCAGTTATCACTACTCACACCACAACCAGCAACTGTAGAGTAAAAATTTAAATGACCTGTACTTTCTGAGTGTAATAAAAATGTACTACCAGAACATAAAGTATTTCTAAGAGCTAATGAAGGGTAAGAACCTTGAATTGTAAGCTGCTCTGGTTCGGTTCCTGAGAACCAATCAGATGATATTAATAAACTAGTATTGAAAGAAGATTGAGTTTGACCTATACAAGCTCTTTGAGTACCACCTGTATCATAGAATAGAGTATCACTATCATTTCTATGTTTGATTGCCCAAGATCCTCCAGCATCAAGTATACCAATGTTACCATTATTTTCAGCGTAAAAGTGACCGTTTGTTACCCCGGCTGGTTTCATTTCTAGATATGCTGTACCAGAACCACATAGAGCTATACCACTAACACTTGTACCACAAAAACGGGCTCCCTGATAAAAGTGCGTTTCATTAATATAATGAATATTAGCATTACACATATTAAGGCTCTTACTATTATAGAACCTCATGTAATCGACATCTGTCTGATAGATACCACCAAAGTATGTATCACTATACCAGCCTCGTTGTCCAGTAGTACGGAGCCAACCATCACATGCTTTAATATCTCCAACTACTAACAACTTGCAGGAACCTGCAGATGTTGTACCTATAGCAACATTACAGTTTGAATCTATAGTAATAACATTTGTACCGTTATGATCTATATGGAAGGCTAGATTACCCCCAGCATGTTTAAGCTCTGTGTAAGTAGCCACACCAGGTGTACCGGTATTGTTGTGGCCTCTTAAACGCAAGCTAGCTTGTGTGTCATTACCAATATTAGCAATTTCTAAACCTTTAGCAGTATTACCACTTACGGCAGCAAAAGTAGGAGCTGATGTACCAAAACCAATATTACCACCACTAGCAATATAAAAGTCACTACAACTATATCTACCAGCGCATACTGAACTATCAGCAAATACTTCTAACACTGGTAGACCAGCAGCATCATTAACTGACATTAAGCTATCACTTAAATCATCTTCTACTG